CACCCTGCCAGCCCTGACCGCCCTGCTGGCCTTGCTGGCCCTGCTGTCCTTGTCTACCCTGTTGACCCTGCTGGCCCTGCGTACCGGCATCACCCTGCCAGCCCTGACCGCCCTGCTGGCCTTGCTGGCCCTGCTGTCCTTGTCTACCCTGTTGACCCTGCTGGCCCTGCGTACCGGCATCACCCTGCCAGCCCTGACCGCCCTGCTGGCCTTGCTGACCCTGCCAGCCTTGCTGACCCTGAACGCCCTGAAGGCCGGGTTCACCAAAGCCCTGCCAGCCCTGCTGACCCTGCTGGCCCTGCTGACCTTGCTGGCCCTGATAACCCTGGATACCCTGGAGACCAGGGGCACCTTCTCCCTGCCAACCCTGCGAGCCCTGACCGCCCTGGAGCCCTTCTCCGCCCTGGGGGCCTTGATAGCCGGCACCGATGGGTCCCTGGGTCCCCTGCACGCCGTCGACGCCGATGTTTCCAACGCCCTGCCAGCCCTGCCAACCTTGTCCGCCTTGCTGGCCTTCTACACTCTGATATCCCTGAAGGCCTTGAATCCCTTCTGTTGACGGGCCCTGCCAGCCCTGCCTACCCTGCGAGCCATCCCTGCCGACATAGCCTTGGCCCTGATATCCCTGCCCGCCCTGGTGACCGATCGGGGTATTCGGGATAACCTGTCGGATCTTAGTCTTCGCGTCGTCGATGATACTCGGAGGATAAAGTACGAAACTAAAGCTTTGGATCCCCTTGCACGTCTCCGGCGTCGGATCGATAATCTGATCAGCAGACCACTGCAGCCTGAATGGACAGGGTGATGCAGAGATGACGCTTAGGGCCTGGATGCCAATAGAGTGGTCGAACGTTGTAATTCGGTAGATGTAGCCCTGCGGAAGGACCTTCGTAGTGGTAGAAAACTTCGATGCTAGTCTAAGCTGAATAGACGTAAATCCGTCATTCGTTACGACGATACAGAGTGCCGGGCCAGAGAGGAGGTTTGGCGACTCCGTTGATGTTGAAGTTCCGGAGAAAGTGTGTATCATCAGATCTCATCAAATATGAAACCTCCTGTATATTTGTCTTGGACAATTAGAAACCAGTGGGGGGAGGTGAGGGGAGAGATCTGATATGCGAGGACTACCTGCGCTTCAGGATCTTGTCAGCCTCGAGCACTTCCTGCTTCGACCTGGCAAGCTGCTTCTGGGCGTCGATATACGTCTCCCGGAAGCCTTCAGTTATAGGTAGGATCTTGGGAATGATCGCAAAGCCGCGCTGTTCTATTACGATGCGTCGAATGAGCGTATCTGCCTCAAGAAGCGTTGACGTGATGCCTCCTACAAAAGGACCCTTAAACTCTATAGACTTCTTCCTCTTTATGTTGGACAGCTTCATATACATTACGAGATATTCTGTGTCGCTCATTTGGTTTTCTCAGTCGAGCTTCCGAAACCAGTGGCTCCCCTCTCCGTCTCTGGTAACTTATCGGCCTGAACGATCTTTATCTGATCACGGCCAGACATGCCCGGAGCGAAGTATTTCGGTATGATAATAAGCTGTGCAAGCTTGTCGAACTCATGGACTCTCACAGTGTAGCTATTCGGATTTTCAACCAGAACAAAGAGCGGCCCTGTGTAGCCAGAGTCGATGCACCCCTCGAAGACGACGAGCCGCTTCTTCCAACCGGTACTCGACCGCGGCTTTATGTTGCCCCATGCATCATCCGGTACCTTCACAGACATTCCGCAAGGGATCTCTGCTACGCCAATGGGTGGGATGTCGAACCATTTTTCCTTCAGATTGATGTAATAATCCTGATGTGGCAAGATCTTCAACTTCTCGCTCATGACCACCGGTAAATCCAATCCTATGTCGCCAGCTTTTGCAAACTTCAACTCAAACTTGTGGTCTACTAAGACCTTGTCGTATTTCACGTGTAGATAACCGAATGGATGATAAACCTTGATAGGGGCAGAATCGGCCATGACCGAATCTTTCAAGTGGAGTTACAGAGCAGCTAAGGTCATCCGAAAGGATGGCAAAGACACGCTGTCCAGCACCGTAGTAACCGGATCCCTGAACGCTGAATCCGGTGAAATGGCAATTTTCAAGTTATTGCAGCAGGGTCTTTACCCGCTCGAAGTCACCAAATCCAGCAGCGCGGACCTGTCGATCTTCAAGGGAATCCTTGACTTCTTCAGATTCCGCACACGTCCTTGATCATCCCGTGAATCTCAGCTGCGCTAGCAGTCGCGTCAATCCTCACGACCTTAGAAGCGAACTGCGCCACGAACGTTAGATACCCGCTCGTGTCGAACATCTTGGAATAGGCACCGTACACCGCGCTCATGTACTCGTCACCGCGCTGTTCTATCTTGCACGTCTCGCTTCTGGCCGCAGATCTTTTCTTTGCTTCCTCCCACGGAATGTCCATGATAAACAAGAAATCCAGCTTGAACGACGGGGTCAGCGAATAGAGCTGGCGGAGGTAATCCACGCTGAGGCCAGCCTGCGATCCGTAAGCCACGGCAGATACTGGATTCCACCTGTCGAAGACGATGAGGTCAATTTGAAGCTCCGGCGTCACTGAGCAGGTGGACAGGCTCTTGATGAGGGTACTGTGTTCCGCGGCGAAGAGAAGTTGCTCGGTTTGCCAGTCGATCTTGATCGGCGAGAATTTGATAAGCTCCCTGATCTTGTCACCAAGCGGCGTACCACCGGGCCTCTTAAAGGAGAGAGCGTTCTTCGACTTCGCTTTCAGTTCCTTTAACAAGAGATCAACCTGCGTCGACTTACCAGAGAAGTCGATACCTTCAAGGGCTAGGGTGATCATTGGGCTTCTTCATTAACAGCCGCGGATTCGGGCGGCTGTTCTTTGTCTTGACAAGGACGATACCACCGCCGACGAGTTCCAGCTCCAGATACTTGTTCTTGCCCTTCGTCTTCTGCAGCAGGTTGGCGAACTTACGAGCCTTTGCAGCTGCCTGCCACAGATCCGCTTCCAATCTCTTCGCCTTTACGACCGCCTCTCCGCTAGTCATGAAATACGTCATTGGGTCGATGTGCGGCACAGAGCCGTACACATCGATTCGCCACACTTCTTTCGGCTGATGCGGCAACGGCTGCTGGCCGAGTGCCGCATGACGGACCGGCTCCTCGTACGGTGCTACTTTCTCTGGCATGGTTTCCTCCGTGGCTATTGCTACAACTATATACTCTAATAGCCACTTCTTCGTTAACTTGTATAAACCCTCGCGCGCCGCATGAGATATGTCTTTGCCTGGGGTTTCCTTTCCGTCGGCGGTTGTGGGCCGCCGGAGGCATACTGCTGATCCGTCGGAGTGAGGATGTTCTTGCTTTCCTTCTTTCTCTTGGGCCTCCGAAAGAATGGCATAGGCCTTATGGCGATGCACTGCGTACCCACTGTCTCGTACAGGCTACTGAGTCGCATTGGTACCTTTCGGACGAATGGAATCAAGCCGCGTACGATTCAGCTTAATGACCCCGGGCTGCGCAGCGACCCTGAACGCGAAGCCGCGCCGGATGAGTTCCTCCATGGCTTCAGAAGCTTCCTGAGACTCCAACCCAGGAACTTCATCATCAACGTTAAATAAGCTCTCACCGTCCCTAAAGTACCTGTCCACTAGGAACTTAAATAGCTTCCTGCTGCCTATCGATGCCTTCCCAAGCTCCATCTTTATGTCCAGGGTGACCTTCATATAGCCTCCAGCTATATTTTCGACGGGAGGCTCGCTCGGTAGGTTAGCCGATCTCTGACTTTATAGCTTCTTCAACACTGCCGTACTCGGTCTCATGCTGACCACCATCGTACATGAGCATCGCGTAAGCGCGGTCGTGAGCCGGTGCCTCACGCCACGTCGCCTCGTCCTTACCTATGATGGCCGCGATGGCAGGGCTGAAGCCGTCCAGATCATTGATTGGATAAGCGGATGACCTCGCAAGCGCGCCATCTCCGACATCCGAAATTTCCAGGACACTGACGCTCTTGCCATCGCTCTTCGAGTAAACCATCGTCGAAGAGCTTTTCCTGATTTCCGACCATTTGCGCGGGTCATCCCCGGGGTCATCTTCGTCGATGGGAGGTCCGAACGGTGGAGTCCCGAACGTTGGGCGTCCGTCGGCGTGTCGTTGGGATGTCCGCTCCCTGTATCCCATCGGCATTTCGTAGTTGTCGTTGTACGACTCGGCGAAATCAGGACCACCACCCGTAAAGTCGGCAACCGCACCCGCGGACACTGTCTCAAAGAGCGGATTGGCTTCGGCGTCCTCGAGTATAGGTCTGGCCTGGGCATCTTCGTGTGCCAGAACCGCATCTTCCCCGTCGAGAATGACCCTGTAGCGCCGCCTGCCCATATCAACGGCACCATACCAACGTCCGTCTGGAGATAGTCCGCGACTTGATTCGAATACACCGCAGACAGCATGGTACCCAATACCGGGTAGGAATTGCGTAAGTTGTAATACTCTAGATCTCATATTTTATTTTTGCTCCATGAACTGCTTTTAGTAGTATAATTATCTACAGAATCTAAATACTAATTATGGGCGACTCTGTAGGCCTTCGTCTCATACATCTGCGGAGTGAGCTTGGGTATGACATCAACGAACTTTGGTAGGAGATATTCAATATAAGCTGTGTCGTCGATGGTCAGGATATTGACGCCGATCATCTTGCCCGTAAATTCCCTGACGAGCCGTTCCAGTTCTTCCTTATTGTTATTCTGTATGATGACCTTATGCGGAAACGTGAGCATTTCAGGCCTATAGAATCTGAATACATTGTGCTTGTTTAGTTTGACGTTTCTGGACTGCAGCGGAATGGGTAGTACGGGAGCCGTGTTCTGTCTCGTCTGGCGAGTCGGAACTGGCGGGAGCTCTTCCCTCACGATGAGATTCGGATATCGCATCATGACGAACTGCTCAAACTTCTCCCCGAGGCTTCTCTTGTAGAGGCTGTCGCGGATGAACATCATCCTCTCTCGATTCGCCTTGCATCCGCGGCCCATCTTGTGGAACGTTCTCAGATCCTCATATAGATCCAGTGCGTTATCCTTCAGCCAGAGAAGCCAATCGGCTGCGCGGCTAAGGCCGCAGAATTGTGATTCCTTGAGCTTGAGCATAACATATCTACTGTCGAATTTCCTCACTAGAACTCAATAGTAGTAATCACCAATCCACTGGTTCTCGTCCCTGAGCTCTTTTATGGCGAGCTTAATGATTTCCACATCTTTTGGATCCTTTCTGCGTAGTTTCATCCAATCATCGTATTCTAACGTATGGAAGCCCAAATACCTATTCGTAATCTCCTGCTGCTCTGTGAACGCCATCCCGTCCCTGACCAAGACATGCTTTATTCCCTGGACCATCCAAGTAGGCATGGTAACAATGAAAACTCCGTCGGAATACTCAGCGATCTCTATGGTATTATACGATGGAGATGCTTTAATCGTGGTGTCTATGAACCTGCTTGCCGGTATCTCGTCCCATCGGATGGGATACGGATTGGGTTTTATCTCCTCGTGAAGCGTATGTAGTCGCACGTCTCCCCCCTAGAACATCTTCGGGAACAGGATGAAGGTATGCTCTGAGAGGTCGCCGATGGACATGATAACCTGCCCCGCCTGGATCTTGCTCATGAATGTGGATTCCAACTCCGCATCCTCAACGAAGTGGACTTCTCCGGACGTCGGCATACCGATGCCTTCAAGGCTCGGAAGCGTAACGGGCCAAGCAATGCTCGGATGCCCGCGCCCGTCTATGAATCTACTGATGCATTCTGATCCGAGACTCTCGCCACCGCCGCACGTACCGTCAGGACCGATGGACCGCTTGATAACGGCCCAAGTCGTGCCGCTGACGTCGATGACGGCCGCGCAACAGGCTCCGATCCTGAGCCCGCGGATATACCAATCAAGTTGCGTTGCTGGCATGTAGCATCCGGGACCCGTCGGACTAAAGATGAAGGTCCTGTCCTTTAAGGCGGTGGAGATGCCGGGTGCCCCCGGCGGCAGGTCTGGGAGCTCGTTATCCGTATAGGAGGTCGCTGCGATGGTGGTGACCGTCCCTTCACTGCTCATGAACCTGACGCGCTGTAGGTTGCCGAGGTCAAGGAACTTGACCCTGACGTTCCAGTGCGCGTTCGTCTTGTCGAGGTAGCCGATGACGCCGCCATCCCCATGGACGACACCAAGCGTCCCAGGATAGGCGAATTCGCCCACGAAATTGTCAGGACCGCCACCGAACTCCCCCGGCTCATCTGAGACCATGATATTGACCGGAGCTGAATTCTCGTCGACGGACATCTGCATCTTGATGGTATGCTGGATGTCGCTCAGGTTCTTCTTGTTGATGACGAAGCAGAGAGACAGTCCATCAGATCCGTCGTAGAAGAAGAACCTGAGTTCATTCCGCATGAGAGGCGGGCCGAATGTCAGGTTCGGACCGTACTCGTCGCAGTCTACGTCCGTCGGGTCACAAGCAGACCCCGTATGCTTCTCGCCGTAGGAATAGTTCTGGACGGTGTTCATGGACCCGAGGAACGGCAAGCCCGCCCCGATGAGGTTGTTCGGCGACGTATCCGTATCGAAGACGTTGATGATATCCTCCAGCGTGTGGCCCGAAGTCAGATTGATAGGACCCTGTGGAGCCCTGTAGCAACTCGCCGGTCTGATGCAGATGACAATATTTCCGGAATTGTCCTGCAGGTAAGTGTCATCAAGCCAAGCCTTGATCTCCCCGCCATTATGGTTAAAACTGAGCGTCTGATTCTTGTACACAGATTCGGCCTGGTTGTTCGTCGAAAAATCGCCGAAATCAGGGAAATAGACCGTAACGTGCCTCGACGAATCGCCGAGAGGCTTAAACGGATCGAAGTTGTCGACTTGGCAGTCGTGAGAAGTGACGTATCCCAGCGCTGCCTTCCCCGTCCACTTGCCGGTGTTGCCAGCCTTGTTGATGCAGCAGGTCGTTATCTCTGCGACGTAGGCCCCGGCAGGAAGCTCGCCAGTCACAGCTGTCTGCGGCGATCCGTTCACCTTCCCGTCGATCGTCATTTCGAGCTGGCATGTCTTGCAGTCCGTCCCACCTGTCTTCGCCTGGCTGCCTCCCTTGCACGTCTTCTCCGGATCCATGTCCATCTGCTCGCGGTCGCCAGCCCCGTCGACGATGAGGCTGAAGTCGCCCATCGCGGCGGAAATCCTCTGGTCCTCGATGCGCTGTCTCGCGTTCGCGTTCCTCTGCCTCGACGTGTAGTTCTCAATAGCGCAGCAGAGGGCGGCCTTTTGCTTGTTGTAGACGGTCAGCATCGTAGTCAGCCACGACTTGACGACGTCTTCCTTCTGCTTCTTGAGCGCCAGAACGAGCTCAACGAACCTATTGTAGATCGCTTGGAGGATCGGATCGATATAGAGGTAATGCAAATTGACGCAGATGTGGCACGATACGGCGCAATCCGTGTTGACAGCTCTTTCCTTCGTGAAGATAGCCTTACTCGGGTTATCGTTCAGGATTAGCGCCCAGGGGCTCTTGGGTGGTTTTGGAATGATCTCCGACGGGCAGGCGAGCGGGTTGCCAACGTTAGCCCTCGTAATGACAATGCGGCCTTCCTTATTGTTCTCTTCCGTCGTGACGTCGACGATGGCGACGTTCTTCTCTCCGACCGTCTCCAGGCTCGTTGGCTCATCCGTCACGATGCCGCCAAACGGCGCGTTCGTGCCGTCCGCTCCGACGTCGCCTACCGGCCCCGTGTCGAGATTGTCAGAGCCGCTTATACCCTTATCCCCCTGGTCGCCGGTCTCGCCTGGCCTCATGCGGCGCGTGAGGTTCCCGCGATTTTCCACTTCTTTTAGTAACTCGGCAAGGTCAATGCCGAAGTCTATTCCCCAGACGTTTCCCACGATGTGCCAGGGCTCGTTGAGGATCTGACCCCCATGGGTCAGGTTCACGCTACCCTCAATGGTCACGAAGTCGTCCGCAGTCCTGAAGTCTATCGTGCCGGTATCGAGCCAGACCTCACAGTCTTCCGGCTTCAGCGCGATGATCGGCGGGGGAACGATGAGACCGATGAGCTTCTTATAGTCCACAGACTCCATAATACCGTCTTGTACCGGAGTCGCAGGACCGATGGTGTCATAACCGTCCAGCTTAATCCAGCAGTTCGTCCCCTTTTCGTACTGGTAATACACGCCGGGAAGGATCTCGAAGATCATCCCGTCGCTGGGGTTCGGCGGAAATTTTATCGGAATCAAGCTCATTATGCGTACTCGGAATAGAGTATCTCCATGGTCGTCGTAGTAAGATCGCCGAGGCCGCCTCCTTGCGGGTTGCTCAGGGAGATCGTGAACGACTTTATTCCGCCTTCGCCGTCTTCTGAGTGAGCTATCTGAATGGTGATGATCTTTACAAGTTCGCCTTCACCAAAGCTGAGCGTACCGTTCTGCGCGGTGTAATCGGTACCAGCAATGGCAGCCCCATCCTTCGTCGCGAAGTCGACCGTCATCATGCCAATAGACCCCGCTTTTCGCAGGACCTGGGCGATCATGGTGCTTGAATGCTCCGGATCAACCCCATACGTGGCGCTACCAAAGTACACATCGCCGGCGTCACAGGGTAGCACGCGATAAATATGCACGGCGATGACGCCAGAGGGATTGTCATAGGGGGCCGGCATCTTTGCTGCGAGGTTGATCTTAGGGACTGCAGTCAGGATCGCCCAGACAGATTTCTTACTGATATCAGCGTTGCGGTAGGCCGCCTCAACGCTGACGGGATCATTCCTGTCGCAGGATGTGATGTCTGGGATTATCTTGATACTACCACCAACACCGATGAAGCTAACTGTGAGGCCAAATCCGATATCGGGCCTACCAACGAAGTTACCGAGGTCCGGTCTCGAGGCGTCCTTCAACGTGCCACCCTCGTAGACCACGATATAACCCCCGACGGGAAGCTGCGTCGAGGACATGCCTCCGCTATTGGGGTACTTCACCTCGACGAGGGGTCTGGACTGACCCGCACCCGCAGGGACGTAATAAGTACCAAGATCTTCAGCCTTGGACGTCTCGCAGAATGATGGGCCGAATATGCTTCCCGCCAGCCTGAACGTAGCCTCTTTTGGATCATTCGAACCCTTGCAATCGCCGGGCGAAAGTCCAAGGCAGTTATGCACGACAACACTGTTGGCGATGTACGTGTTATCCTTTTCCACTTCCAGATTGTAGACGGATCCCTTATATCTCCTCTTCGTCACCTTTACCACGCGGTATGCGACGCCACCGTCTATAGCGAACGTGCCTGACGGAATGGATAGCTCAGTGCCCCCAACTTGCGGCCAGAGCTTGGCTGTTTCGTTGCGTGAAAGACTGATTCTGCTTTGGAAGCTTCTCTTGCTGCGGTTGCTAGGACCTCCTGGGAATGTGCCATACCATTTGGTAGAAACGATGCCGTTCGCGAGCAAGAGCCAATAAACTTGTTCAGCCATGCTCACGGATGCGGTTGCAAGTTGTGATCTAGGTGCGGTAGAAGAGAAAGTGACGCTACCATCTCCCTCAAAGAGTGCCCTGACGAAATATGCGAATTCAAGGCCTCGCAGCCCCATTATCTCCTTCGACAGTACCTTGCTCTTAGCACCCTTACCTATGTGCTGTACACAGATTTCACACATCCTCTTGCCATAAACGCACACCTGAATCGACGATCGCGTCCTATTGACACTAGTGCTAGTAGCGCCGAGCCTCAATCCGATGGTAGCTATCTTACTAGCAAGCCGCCCTTCATGTAGTCCCAGCCCGAACCTTACGCAGTAGTTTCTTGCATCACCTTCAGCTGCATAATAGCCTAGGAATTCGCAAAGATCGAGCGGCAAGCTAGTCGAGCGAATCACCGGATACGGCGAGAACAGGAGATCATTCTCCCTGAGAGATAATGCCGCAGACCAGTAGAAATCTTGCTTGCTAATGTCGTGCCGATAGGTTCTACGCCGACCATGGCCCTTCCTTCGTACTGCTTCAAACGGAGCCGTGAGGACAGGGTGTTCACCGGTCAGGGATAGAATCCTGCCGCCACCGCTGATCAAGATGTCTACTATGGGTTCATCGACCTGGCGGACCATTGACCTCTTCACCCGGTGAATCTTGCCATCCGAACAAAGAACCAATTCGCCCGCCTTAATGTCCTCTATTGGCTTTACTATAAAGTTGTCTACCGTTATCATCGTACCTGGCAGACAGCAGTAGTCTATCGGGAGGTTCCATTCAGCCTCAGAGAGCTGACAGGCGAGACTGTTGATGGCGTCGCGCGCCTTCGCGTCCTTGTCGACGATGAAGTCGTGAATTTCCTTCGTATAAGCCTCATCTATCTTAGCTAGGCGATTCTTGTAATCGTCGATGACGAGGCCCAGGAACGCGCTTAACCTTACGGCGTTCAGAGTCGTCTTGTTGGTACCATTCGGTTCGAACCCCTGCGGCAGGCCGACCATCGTGACATCGGGTCTGTTAATGGGGTCGTTCGGTGCCATCAAGATGGTGTAGTCGAATCCGCTGGAGAACTCGATGGACCTGTCTATCTGCGTCGAGATGGCCTGAGTCGCAGGTGTATCGTCCGCTGGGGCACGAACCTTCGACTTGGTGACGGCCAGCTTGCCACCTTCCTGATCCACTTCGACGGCAGTCACTGCCGTGTCGAACACGTCATCCGTATCGCGGATGTCTATTCCGGCGAATTTAAGCTGACCCGCAGCATTCTTTCCGCTGTCGCCGTCATCTCCTTGGGGACCATCGCCAGTTCCAGGCTTGCCGGGATCTCCCTGCCCACCCTTCTTGCCCGTCGGACCCGGAGCCGACACGAGCTCGATACACAGGGTCTTGAGGAACTCCTCCGACAGCTTGAACGTGATGGACGGCCGCTTTACCTCTTCACCGGAGCCTGGAGCGACGTCCGGCAAGAATCTACCACATTCGCCTATCAGGGGCTTGCCATCTACTCCGAGGCAGCTAATGTCCATCGAATCGCTGATGACATTGACCTTACCCGTTATGACGCCATCAGGATTCGTCGGAGACTTCAGTGACAGAAACGGCTTCACGACGATTCCGAAGCCGCCGCCCTTCTCCGGAATATTGTCCAACATCTGCTTGAAGACGGCGGACAGGAGACCGGTAGCGATGTCGCTAGCAAGCGGGACGTTCTCAACGGGACCGACGTGCCGCCAGGCTTGGATCGATGAATCGTAGCGCCACAGAGTTCTCGAGGCGTCTATAAATTCCTGCCCGTCGAACGGCAGCGTGATTTCAGACGTGTTATTCGCCATTATGTTATCTACAACATGATGTCGGTCGCGAGGTCATCCGCCTTTTTTGCGAGGAAAGACGCCTTCATTGACCACCCACGACGGCCATGGGCTATGGGACTGTCACCGGCCTTCTGAGCTTCCTGCCCCGCGACGCTAGAAGCCATTCTTAGCCGGCTTCCTATTTTCGTCACATCATAAGCTATGACAGCCTTTTCCATCGAGATATCTACATCGGATCGGATCTGAGGTGCCTGCGTCTGCAGCTCGTCTTCGTACAGCCTTTGTAACTTCATAGGCTACTCCCATACATGCTAAGATATTTTTACTTCGGCGGGGTGGGCGGGCTAGATCTTCAGCCTATCGACCTTCGGCTTTTGACCCTTGCGATGGATCTGGCTTGGGATGAGAGTATCTGTCGAGTAGCCTGGAGACCCGACGTCCACGATCTGACTCACGTCGCCCTTGGGCGGCGCTTTCACGCCAGGGCCCGAAGCTGTATGCTTCGGATAGACAGCGGCTTCCGTGGCAGAATACTCCTTGGAGCCGCCTGGGGTGAGATCTTTATCTTCGTGGAGCCTGCTCAGTTTCATAGTATCCTCACTACGGTAGATTTGCTACGGGCCGAATCCGAAAGTAACCTCTATGGTCCTCCGCACGTCGTCTATATCTACCATGGTGGGAGCTAGACCGGAGCCTTCCATAAACGTTATTTCAACTTTGTAATCCTGAACGTCCCAGGATATCGGCTCTCCTACTTTTCCTTCTTCCGTCTCAGTATCTCTGATGCCGGACAGGGCGGAAAGGGTGATGGTGATGTCCTTGAGGCCCCAGGGCCTTGGGTCGATCTCGAGGTTCCACCAGACATTAACCTTGCTGACGCTCGTCGCACCATGTCCGTGGTAAGATGCTTGGACATCCTTGGTTTGGAATTGCGTCGGGATAGACGCCATGGGGGCGTCTTCCTCTTTCAAGATCCTGCCGAGAATGTCTTCGAACTTCATAAGCGTATATTTGCAGCCGTCTTAGTCTCGCGACGACTGCGAGGATCGCTAATGCAAATACTTGACAGACTGACGCACATCTGTTAAAATGCGCCAGTCAGGCAAAAGTAGCGTCAGAGGATTCGTCAAGGAAGCGAGCCTACTGTGACTACCAGATCTACAATGTGGCGACTGAAACAAGCCTTAAGGGCACGGTTGCACTCATATATCGAGCAGCCGTGTTCGCCCCGCGTTGTCGAAGGTACGGCACTTAGCTTCGACAATAAGGGGCCATGAAAGCGGGGCACATAGAAGTAACACCAAGGCCCCGCGGAAGTTCGCGGGGCCTTGGTGTTATTTGGGGCCGTGGATGTCCGCCCTGTCCATATGGGCATGCGGCCAACCTGATCTCTGACAACCCGGGACGAGTAAGTAAGCAGCCAACAACGGGCGGGGGCCAAACGGTGGCCCCCGCCCTGCGTTTTGTGCATTTCGAAAGAGAATTGGCAAGAACTTGCGGCCGTCGTCCAACAGTAAGACGCCAGTTTTCCAAACTGGGAATGCCGGTGCGATTCCGGTCGGCCGCTCCAATCACTTCTCAGAGATGCCAGCGCCTGTGGAAGGATACTGCCCCTGGTTGAATTCGAGCCAATCCTGGGTGGAATTGATCTGAGGGTCTTCTAGCGTGAATGTCGCGCCGGCTAGGCCTCCAGCAGTCGGCATGTTCGGAGCGTCCTTGACAATAAACTTGACGCCTTTCTTCACGAGCGTATCGGCCTCATTTTTGCTAACCTTCTTTTCGTTCCCATCGACCTCAATGGTAAATTCCTTCTTTTCAACTTGCTGGATTGCTGGAGGCATAATCATCGGAGCTGTTGCTTTTCCGACGGGACCTTTCCCATAACCAGCGGCGGCTGCGAGACCCATCCCTGCGATTCCGAGATTCTGCTTCCAGCCCTCAGTCTGGATGCCGAGAGCCTCGTCAAGCCTCTGCTCGAACGCCATGGGTCTCTCCTTTATTTCAGTATCTTTGAGAATCAGAAACATTCGCACCATTCGTCTAAAAGTGGGACGCCACGTTCCCAACGTGGAGGAGCCGGAGCAATACCGGCATGGTGCTCGGGCTCGTAAGATAACAGCAGTCGGCTGGTTTCCAAAACCGGCAGCGGAGGAGCGTAACCTCCCGAGCCCGCCAAATTGAGGGCTGCAGAACGAGGTTACTTCGAATCATAATCGGGTGGTTGTGGGTTCGAGTCCCACCTGGGCCACTACGGCCCGGTAGCTCAATTGGTAGAGCACCAAACAGGAGCCTTGTTCGCCAATTGCCCTCACCTACATTCGGTTGAGCGCGGAGACGCGCTCCCACAAATATTGGGGCTGCTAGATCGAGGTTACTTCATTCTTTGGCAATGAACGGCCGAAAGGCCAGTCTCCTTGATCGCCAATTGCCCCATACTTGACCCCCTTTCTACGCAAAAATAAGCGTAGAAAGGGGGTCGATATGAAAGAATCCGCTATCCGACTCAGAGAAAATGGACGGCTGCCAACCAAGACAATCGCACGATTGCTTGGAGTGTCCAACGGTACAGCCATAAAGTGGCTGCGAAATCACCCGTTAACGAAGGAAGAACAGCTCAAAGCAGTCAAAGACGGCGGCACCGCTAGTGGTAAAAAGAACCACCCAAAGGATCGAGGAAATCGGTCCAAGTTCTTCATAGATCAACCATTGACAAACGAGAGAAAGGGCCGCATAGCTGAGGCAGCGGTACTATTCAGGCTCGCACTTTACGGATTCGAGGTTTATGAACCAGCTTTCGACGACGAAAGTTTGGACTTAATTATCAGACGCAACAAACTAATAAAGCTACAGGTAAGATGGGCTAGCGAGGATAAAAGGTATGGTCTCCCATTCATAAGGCTAAGATGTTCAGATGGCAGAGGCAGCCTTAAACGTTATGACGATGGAGACTTTGATTTTATGGTTGGATACGACCTTTTCACGGACATTGCTTACGTTTTCTCCCGCGAAGAAATAAAGAACAACAAGAGCTCTGTCACTATAAAGCCTGAAACCGCCGAAAGATGGGACAAGATCAAATAGGTGCCATGGTGAAACAGGATCACGTCTGCCTGTCGAGCAGAGGTCACGGGTGCGACTCCCGTTGGCACCGCCATTCCCCTGTCGTTCAGTAGTAGGACACCTGACTCTGAATCAGGAGACGGAGGTGCGAATCCTCCCGGGGGAGCCATTCCTTTGCCGCCAAAGGAGCCCCGCAAAAGGCGCTGAATGAACAGCGCCTTTTTAGGGGCTCCTGAGGGGTGATACAGCTGGGAGATACAGGTCCGAATCCTGTCTACCGGACTAAGCGCCCTGACAAGGACGCTTAGTCCGGCGGTAGCTCAATGGCAGAGCGCCCGGCATGTCCAACAACAACTTCTCTCGATTAAGAGGGAATTGACCCGAACGATAGCTCGTGGTATTTAAGCGGCGGAGGTATCACAGATGAAGCTCATCTTTGCGGGATGTGGCAGCGCGTTCACGACGGAAGAATACTTCCAATCCAACGCAATCGTGCAGGCCGCCTCGGGCAAGAGGCTTCTCATCGACTGCGGGAGCGACATTCGGTTCGCCCTGGGCAAGCTGGGGTTGGATGCGCGGAACATCGACGCCGCCTACATCTCGCACCTTCACGCGGACCACATCGGCGGGATGGAGTACCTGGCGTTCGTCCGCTACTTCACCAAGAAGCCTGGCGACCCGAGGCCTCTCCTGTTCTGCGTCCCGGAGCTCATGAAGGAGCTTTGGGAGCACAGCCTGTGCGGCGGGCTCGAGAGCCTAGAAGAGAAGGTGATGAACATCACCGACTACTTCGAGTGCCAGCCGGTACCCATCAACAACAGTTTCTTCTGGGAGGACATTTCCTTCACGCCGGTCCAGACAGTACACATCATGAGCGGCTTCAAGATCACGCACAGCTACGGGCTCATGATCCAGCAGTGCACCAGCATGATCCGTCGCCCGCCCAGCGTCAGGGCGCAGATCATATCTGGCTTGCCAGGACAGGCGGGGAGCCAGAGCAGTGACCCTTTCATAGCGAAGGGCCCCCGGATCTTCTTCACGACGGATACGCAGTTCTGTCCGAACCAGATCACGAAGTTCTACCAGTCAGCTGACCTGATCTTCCACGACTGCGAGACTGCGCCCTATTACTCCAAGGTCCACGCGCATTACGACGATCTCAAGACGCTTCCTACCGACATCAAGAAGAAGATGTGGCTGTACCACTACCAGCCGAAGCCACCCCAGGACCCGAAGGCCGACGGCTTCCTCGGTTTCGTCCAGCGCGGACAGGTATTCGACTTCCCCACGGTATGAAGACCAGAAAAGGCTGGCGCAAACTGAGACCAAACGAGATCATCAAGAAAGGAGACGTCTTCTACGGCAGCGACCCGCCAGGCGACCCTCCGAAACATCACAAAGCTCTGAGCATCGGATACACGCCAGCGCATTCGGTCCACAAACACCGTTATTTCCGGCGTAAGAAATCTTGAGGGCTGCTGACCGAGGTTACTTCATGGTCAACAGGTTCGATTCCTGACCCCGTGCCGGTACGTCGCGGACCGGTTCGACCCAACGGGGGCGCTGGTGAAATCGCGACAATATCCTTGGTCTCGAATTGCCCTCACCATACCACCAACCCGTAGCATTTAGCGCGAAAATGCTATGGAAGAAATATGAACGAGACGTGAGCGTAAGGAATTTATGAGCTGCGGCGCGGTGGTGATACAGCTCGTCGGAAAATCAGTCCCCAGGCAGCCGTGGCATCCAGACGGTCGTCCGAGGTCGGGACGACCAGGGGTGGAATTTCCGACGAGCATGTCCAACAACGACCTGGGCAAAAGCCCAGCAGAAATAGCGGGCAGTAAGCCATCGCGGTCGAGGCGCCCGCCTGAAGAGCGGGAGAGAGTGGTCCGACTCCACTACTGCCCACCAATCTTCACCCCTTGCTCCCATTGGGAGCGGAAAGGAGGACCGTGGGGTTCCAACGCGGTGACTCTACGGACCCCAGTTTGTAGAAATGCAGACTGGGGAACTGGGGCTGTAGCTCATTTGGCAGAGCGGCTGCTCGGCATGCAGCAGGCAGCGGGTCCGAATCCCGCCAGCTCCACGGGGACGTGGTGACAATGGTAACATGGCTGGTCCGCAACCAGCAGATCCGGGTTCGACCCCCGGCGTCTCCACCAGAAAATCAAGGGCCCGTAGCTCAGTTGGGAGAGCGCCTGCTTTGCAAGCAGGAGGTTCGCCGGTTCGAGGCCGGTCGGGTCCACCAATATTCCCGTGGTTGGGCAAATAGCGGCCCACCAGACTGTAAATCTGGCGTCTCTGACCGTGCTGGTGCAATTCCAGCCCACGGGACCAACCCGGCGTTGTCTAGCAGCTCTGGACACCGGCCTTTGAAGCCGAGGGTGGAGGGGCAGCACCTCCCGCCGGGACTTGACATTTATCTGGGTGTAGCTCAGCCTGGCTTAGAGCGCCTGACTGGGGGTCAGGAGGCCGCTGGTCCGAATCCAGTCACCCAGACCAAATATTTCGGGGCTGCAGAACGAGGTTCCTTCACCTGCAAAGTGAGTGGTCCGGGTGCAACTCCCGGCTGACGGCGAAAGCCGTCAGTAGTGTAACAGCAGCACGCTAAAAGATCCTTGTTCGCCAATTGCCCCATTATGAAAATCGCGGGGAATAACCCTGGTGGGCTGGGAAGGCTCATAACCTTCCTGTGGTGGGTCCGATTCCCACTCCCGCAACCAATATTCGCGGGCTGCTAGATCGAGGTTACTTCACATTCCAGAGTAGATGGGCCGAAAGGCCCTCGACTCCCCGTGAAAGGCCGAAAGGCCGGTACCTTGATCGCCAATTGCCCGCATCCGCACCCGTGGTGTAATGGGTAACACGGCGCCTTGCCATGGCGCAGACTGCCGGTTCGATGCCGGTCGGGTGCTCCCGCCTCTAGTTCAATAGAAGAACAGGCCCCTGATAAGGGCCAGAAACTGGGGCAGAACCAGTGAGGCGGACTAAACATCAATGTGGGCGTCGTCCAATAGTAGGACAGCAGACTGTGGCTCTGCGAATCCCAGTGCGAATCTGGGCGCTCACCCCATAGTATTTCAACGTCATGCGCGAAATCATAAAGAAGCAGGTCAGCGACGTCGCCCCGTACGACCCCAAGATCTATTCAAACGCCCTCTGGAACCTCTACGACGACATCTGCCAGGTCTTCTACGGCAGGCTGCCGCCGGAGGCGAGGGAGAAGATCCTTGAGAAGCTGCCCTGCGGAATCAACGAGATAGAGCGGACGGCTGACAAGCTGCTGATGCGGCACGTGGCTATCCTGCTCGAGAGAATAGGACCCCAGCAGTATGCGAGCCTGGTCCGCGACAACATGACCCGCGAGGGCTGGATCATCTTCCTACTGCGCTGCCTGATCGCCTGCTATGACGCTGATTCACAGCCTGACATCTTGGAGATCAGAACGAACAGGGCGATGGGCTCGATGGAACTAGCAGCGCTGGTGAGAGCTTCTGGTGACAAGAGCCAGGAGTTTGTCGACGACGATGGCAAGGCAATAAGCGTCGAATCGATCGACGTGTCCGGTATGTTCACGCTAGTCTCAAGGACGGAGATGAGATCGAGCAAGACCGCAAAGGACAGAATGCCCAACAGCCTAGTCCCGACGATACGAGAAGCTTTGGACCAGATGGGCATCAAGATGCCGAAGGATCTCAAAGAGGCGTGGGCCGCTCTCGAACCCAGATGGAAGGCGGTCTCGGTCGATGAAAAGATCGTCTCCAGGATCGCCTACCTCATCGTGAATTCGACGGCGAACAGGAACTCGAAGGTGAAGGTCGAACTGCTGACTTTCAAGAAGAAATCCGGAGTGTAGCTCAGCTTGGCAGAGCGTCTGGTTCGGGACCAGAAGGCCGATGGGTTCAAATCCCTCCACTCCGACCATCACTTCGACTTGGGTGCGCTTAGTCCTGGAAGCTCTCCGCCGAGGGACGATTCGGTGGTGCGAATCCGCCCAGCACATCCTCGTACCTCTTGATGTACTTCTCGGCTTCCATCCCGTCCTCCTTGACTTCCTTTGACGCCCCGGGGCGTTTCGCGGCTTCAACAAATCCCCAAAGCGCCGCTTCAGCCGCGGGCCATCTCTTCTGATAGATCTTGATGGCAAAGAGGGCTGCGACCTTGGGATCCCTGAGGACCGACTGCTCGATCGCCTCTTGCAGCTTTTTGTCCGGCCAACCCTTCTCGCCTACCTTGATGATCGCCCTTGCGTACTGGTAGGACATTTCCGTGTCCTTCGCAATGACTGGCTCGCCAAGCGGGAACCTCTTCTGAAGGATGAACGAGTAGATCCAGCTCGAGCTTGCATCCTTAGAAATGGCATCCTCACCTTCCGGCCATTCCCCCTTAATGACGTCCTGTGCGTACCTCACGGCGTCATTCGGGTCCTTTTTGACGGCTTCCGCAGCGACGTCCCACTCACCCATGACGTTCTTCTGAGCGTACTGCTTTGCCAGGGGTGCGATACCAACCATATTGGCATCGACCTTCTGTTTGATGACCGCCTCTGCCTCCGGCCACCTTTCCCCTTCCATGTGGCTCGTGGAGAAATGTACGATCATGTCAACGTTTCCGCTCTCGATAAGGCCGCGCTTGAACTCCGTAAGCTGGTCAGGCTTATCTCCAATGACCTGCTTGATATAGCGGTCCATCTGATACTTGTCGCCCTTGGAGAAGATGCGCTGTTCCGTCATGCGAAGCACATCAGGTTCGATCTCCGGCAGCTTGCCCTCCCTGGCATTGCCACTAAGAACCGACTCGAGCATATGCGAAAGTAGCTTCTTGCTGACATTGGCTGTGTCGCCGATCTTGAGGAGGGTCGCGGCATACGTGTTCGCCGCCTTGTCGTCCTTCTCGATCATCGACTCATACTGGGGCAGGCGTTGTTGCAAGACGGACGCGAGCCCTGCCGCATCTGCAGGCGACGACAGCTTCATTTTTTTGAAGATTTCCTTCACTTCCTGCGGGATGGGTTTGATCTCACGGTCCGTGACGTCCTTGAACTGGCGGGATGGATAATGAAGCTGTCCATACTTCTCGAAGGTACCCTCAGACCCTTTCTTGAGGACGACATAGAGGGGGCCATCATCCAGGTAACCACGGGCGGTGTTCGCGTTCGACGTGCACCACTTCGTTTGCCAGGAATACTTGACCGCGGCTTCTGGCTCCGTGACCATGATGATGGCCCACTTCCCGTCGTCATAAACGTACTCGGAGCCCTTCTCTGCGGCCTGTCTCAGCATCTCGCGCCGGCTCTTGATGCTTTCGCCACCAAGTTTGTCCTTGACAGCCTCAACGTCACTAAACGTATACTTTCCAATATTGGCAGCCTGATCCGGCGGTAAGCTCTTTCCAAGTTCCTGAAAGACTGCGATCGCGGCATCCTTGAATTCTCGCCTAGCCTTGCTTTTGTCAAAGAATGCCAAGGCTGCCTTAACGCGTTCACAATCACCCTGGTCAGCGAGGATGAATTCTTCCTTCTTGACCTGGTCCATGATCCAAACGACATAGGTCTTCTTTTCAGTCGGATCGACGCTGGCGATTTTCCGAACCTGCCTTTCGGCTTCCTCTGGTTTATTCGTGGCGATCTGAGGAAACCTCGTCTTGAATTCCTTCCTGAAGAGACCCATCTTCGACTCGAGGTCTTCAAGCAGGAATGAAGATGGGAGCTGGTCGGTCAAGGCGAAATCAAGTTCGTCTTCGAATAACATGGGGGCTCCTTGAGCTCTAGATGTATCTTTCCCCGAAATGCCCGCGTCGGCTAACAGAAGGCCGCATCCGTGACATGGATGAAACCGAGGCGCAACTCCTCGCGTGGGCACCACGCCGGCATAGCACAGCGGTAGTGCACCTCTTTGGTAAAGAGGAGATCGCGGGTTCGATCCCCGCTGCCGGCTCCATTCTTGACACTAGCACGGCGACCTGGTTCAATAGGGGTATGGACCACATCCCCATCCTGGAATTCGAAGGCGGATTTAGGTTCCTGTCGAACTTTTACCCAGTCTCTATCATGCTTGAAGGAAACGTCTATCTTTCTGCAGAGCACGCATTTCAGGCGGCTAAGACGGCGGACCCATTGGAACAGCAGAAGATCCGCGAGATGCTCACTCCAGGCAAGGCGAAGCGCGCGGGGCGTCAAGTGACCCTCAGACCCAATTGGGAACAGAACAAGTTGCGGGTTATGGAAGCTCTCGTCAGGCAGAAATTCAACCATCCAGACCTCCGTGATAAGCTTCTGGCAACCGGAAATAAAATACTCGTAGAAGGCAACACATGGGGAGATACGTTCTGGGGCGTTTGCAGGGGTAAGGGCGAAAATCACCTAGGTAAGATCCTCATGAAGGTCAGGTCAGAGCTCGCCGCCCTCGTTCAACGGTAGGACCTCCGGCCTGTATCCGGACGATCTCGGTTCGAATCCGGGGGGCGGCCCCATTTTCAAGGGTGGGTTATGAACCAACCGCCTGCTTATCTTCTTGGCATCGGCACAGTCCGCCACAGGGCCAGCCGTCACTACCACAGGAACCCGCACACGTTCCCGGAGATCAGAGCTCTGGCGGACGGCGGGAACCGCGGGAAGCGGTCCAAGAAGTACCTGCCCGATTCCTATGATGACCTGCGCATCAGCAGCAGGGAAGATCGCTCCTGGAAGAACTTCCGCAAGACGCAATACAAGCCAAAGATGGCCAGCTAGCCGGCCTAGCATAATAGTAGTGCGGCGGTCTCATAAGCCGCTAGTCCGGGTGCGATTCCCGGGGCCGGCACCATGGCGAGTTTGGGCATTGGCAAGCCCACCCCGTTTGAAGCGGGAAGCCCGTAAGGGTTTGCGCGTTCAACTCGCGCACTCGCCGCCAAACATTAACGCCCCCGTGGTGTAACAGACGCACGTCACTCTGCGGAAGTGGAAGTCGAGGTGCAATTCCTCGCGGGGGTACCACTGGCGAGTTTGGGCATTGGCAAGCCCACCCCGTTCGAAGCGGGAAGCCGTCACAGGCTTGGGAGTCCGACTCTCCCACTCGCCGCCACTCACGACTTGCAGAACTCGATAAATCCGAAGGTGTAGCCGAGCTCGCATGGGGAGATATTACTCGGGTTTATGACAGGGATGCCTAAAGTCCAGTCAACCGGGCGGACAGGCTTGAGGCCGTACTGGTCGGCGACCCAGATCATGGCAATGACATCGTCCTTCGAGAAGATGTGCCACGGCAGGCCGAATATCGTCATGGTCGGGCGGATCTTCGGGTCCCAATAGTCGAACGTAATGAAGAGCCGACCCGACTCCTTCAATAATCTCACACTCTCCCTGAAGAAGTTCGGCACGTTGACCCCATGTTCGACGACGGACAGACAGGTGATGCAGTCGAACGAGCGGCTCTCAAGTCCCGTCTCGGTCAGGCTCCCAACAAGATGAATCGCACCAGGCGGCGCCTGAGACGGAATGAGGTCTATGCCGATCTTCTTGCCAGCGAGTTTCCTATTCACGCAGTTGGCCAGGACCATAGACCCGTTACAGCCCATGTCGAGCACGTCTCCGGACAGTTGCGGGACGACGAGTGACAGGTCCCAGTTCTTAGGGACGCAGGGGTGCGGGATGATGCCCTCTCTTTGGACGACCGCAACGGCTTCGTCTACTTCTACAAAGCTCTTCAGGAACATGGAGCACCTCAAATCGGACGCAATTGTCCCGTTTTCCCGTTCACGATGATCTTGTTCGGGCCGACGTTCGCTGCAAAATTGAACTTCTTCGGTAAGTTGAAGTCATTCCTGATGTTGGCTTTCCGAAGAGTCTGCTGGAACTTCTTCTGCAGCTCTTCTGAAGGGACGTTGTCCGGCAGGATGTCTACGAAACAGGACCCCGCCTTGACGATCCATTCTCCATAATCACAAAAGCCTCGCCGGTCCAGGGCCATCTTGTAAGCGATTTCCGGATCCCGATACATATAATGCCGGAAGGCGTTATAAGTGCAGAAACAGTATTCCCACTGTGCCAATCCCGTCGGCCAGGTCTGCATGTACTGATCCGGGGCGTAACGGATGCCTTCCTTGTTCTTGAATTGACGGACTTCCGGCCAGCCCGGGAACGCTGCCCACGTCACCTGTTCAACGATGGACTTCGACTTGTCGTACTTGTACGTGGCCTTCTGGGACGTGTGTAGGAAGAACGGGACGCTGGTCCACTCGACCATCTCTACGCCGTTCAGCTCCACGTCGCGGATGACGTTCCGCGGATCTACGTCGTAGAAGATCTCGTCCGAATGCAGAAGGGTGACCCAACCCTCGTACCCGTGCCGCCGCTGGAGTTCCTCCAGCAGGATGCTCCGCATTCCGTCTCCGCGGATGGCATCCTTCGGTAAGTCGGCATCCGTCGCATAGAACTCGAGGTTGGAGTACGATTTGAGGATCTTCGAGGTCTGCGAGTTGTCATCCGTGCCGTCTAACACGTAGATGGCATCGAAGAACTTGTGATTGCGCCGCATGACCTCGTCGAGGATGTCCTCATCACCCCTGACGAGCATAATGCCGTAATGCTTCATACCCTGATGGCCCAGCTGGAATCGTCGTACAGCAGGATCTGCCTACCGTTCGCGAATTCATCGACGGCCTTCCGGGTCTCCATGATGTTATAATCGTGCCCGGCCAAGAGGCCTCCCGGCTTGATCTTCTGGACCCAGATGTTGATGTCTTCTTTGACCGCGGCATATCGATGGCATCCGTCGATATAGACCATGTCCAGCGGCTCGGTAATCTTCCTGGCCGCCTCGACATTGAGCATCTTCATCTTGATCACGCTGAGACCGATCGTCCTAGCATCGAACTGAGCCTCGACGGCACGCATGTCCGAGAAATTCGCGAAGTCCCAGTTGTCGTACCCGTTGAGCCACGGATCGATGGCATAGAGCCTCGCGATGCGCCTGGTGTCCATGAAGATCTTCGTGGATTCGCCGGCATAGCTGCCGATCTCAGCGACGACTGCGCTGGTCGGCAGGAGCGCAGCCAGCTCGACGATACCGCACCCATTCGTCCGCATCCTGAAGACGGGGTGCCACTCATTGATCTTGTTGATCATCCGCGGCGGCGTGATCGCCCTAATGAGCCGCTCGCGCTCGAGTGCCATGGTGTGGTTCTGCATGAGCTGGAGGGCATTGTTCCTGAGCCTGTTCCGATATTCTTCCTTGTGGATGAATACCATGTCGTTCAGGCCCTGCGCGAGCTTCTCCTTGTCGCCGTTGACGACGACGTGAGCCGTCTCCGCATGGCGCATGAACTCGTAGCCGCCGATGCCGGGAAACCCACAGACGGCGCAGCCAGCACTCATGGCTTCCAGGGGCGGCAAGCCGATCGACTCTTCCGTGGAGATGGCCACGAAGACTTCCATTCGCTTGAGAGTCTCCGCCACAGCCTCCTCATTCATCTTGTCGATGGTGATCAGGCGCATTCCGGGCGCCAGCGATTTCCTGATGACCTCGACGTATTCCGGATTCTTGCGCGGCATGATGGCCACTGTCCCCGGGTCCTTAGGCTCCCAGTTCCAGCGGAAGCAGTCTGGAATGCCGTAGGGGATGTAGCGGGCTACGCGGCCGGCCTTGTTGCATTCGCCCAGGATTGCGAGACCGGACGTGATGAGCTCAAATTCCTGATGCTGGAGCAGGCTGAGCGCGCCGGGCGAGGCATCCTGGACGTGGAAGATCTTCTTCTGACAGGGCAGGGAAAGTACGAAGGACGCGTCCCCATGCCAGGAGAAGATGACGACGTCGTTCGGCGCGACCTGGAGAGACTCCCTGGCCACGACCTCGCAGTTGAACCTGAACCAGTCCGGCTTCGCGCCTCCGGGGGTCACGGCCGCGGCCTTATCGACCGTACTGAGATGCTCGACATAGTGGAATCCCTTCTTGATTCCGCCCCATATGCCGACTTCCGGGAAGACGTAATAATGCATAGGCCCTCACTTTTGAATGGGTTTCCATTCTCCGACGATTTCGGACTGGACCCAGGACATGCGGTGGACGGCTATTGGGACGGGCACCCAGACGAGCTCGGCGTCCTTACCCGGCCATTTGTCGATCGTTCGGCGGAAGAAATAGAAATCGCCCATATAGTCGCGTTCCGGATCCTGTTCGCAAGTCCATGCAGACAGCTGCGATTGGATGTTGGGCAGCACAACCGTCTGGGTCCCAACCTGCCCTTCCTTGAAGACCTTCTCATTCCAGATAAGGCCGACTGACCTGTGGTACATCTGGAAGACGAGTACCTTCCCAGGATTCTGTCCGGCATAGGCCCGCATGACGTTGAGCGATCCTTGTATGTATTCGTCGTCATCGTCCATGAACGCAAGCAGGCTCTTAACGGCCTTGCGCATGCCGACGTCGCGTTGGGCGTTCCCGAAGCAGCAGGTCGGGCCGTGCTCGAAATATTTAATGTCCATGTACGGCTTGAACGTCCGGCAGATATCAGCCGCGATCGGCTGAGGTCCGTCGCCCACGACGATTACCTCGTCGCCGGACTCGAAGCCTGCCAGTTGGAGGCTTTGGAGGGTGCGGGCTAGGGTCTTCCGACCGCAAGTCGGGATGATAATAGAGATGTCCATTGAATTATCTACTACGGAAAGCTTGGGCATTGGCAAGCCCACTCGATTGGAGGTCGAGAGCCGATGAGGCTTCGGGGTTCGACTCCCCGGCTTTCCGCCAGGAGGACAGGCGAATACTGGTTTGTCGCGTGCGTTTGCTAAACGCATCCGGTGAAAACCGGTGGGGGTCCGATTCCCCCGTCCTCCGCCAACAAATACGAGTGCTCGGCGAAAGTCGTAGGACGGAGTTCCCCAAGCCGGAGGAAACCGGCAGCACTCTCGGGGCGTATGGCAGAGCAGCAAATGCCTCCGATTGCAAATCGGATGTAGGCCGGTGCGACTCCGGCTGCGCCCTCCAGCAATCAAACCTAGGATATGATTGAATCCTGGAGCCACATTACCAGTATCGACAGGGTCAAGGACATCATACGCAGCGGGCTCAGGCGCGATACCCTTAAGAGGGGCCAGGCATCCGGCGAGGGAATCTACCTATTCAGGAACAGGAAGTTCAGCGGGGAAAGTTCACTTCAATACTGCGCGGCTGATTCGATTGACGAATGGTTGCAGGAAGGGACAGAGCCCGCGTTGATTGAGGTCCTGGTGGAGCCCGACGCGCTCCTATCTGATGAGGACTCAGTCAACCTGCTGGCAATGCATGAGCCGGGCAACCGCTTTCCTGTGGAGGCCGTACGGGAGTACGAGACCAAGGTGAGGGAACTGGGAGGAAAGGAACCCGTTCGGGACAAGGAGTTTGCCAAATTCAAACAGGACCTCATAAGAAGGAACCGCATCCGACCGATGCTCACCGACGTAGCAAGATCGGGCATCGAGACCGCCGTATATGAGGGCGATTCACTCCCAGCAGAGTCAGTCAACATCCGCGTCGCTGATGAGATAGGCGAGCATGGGTGCTTCCACGAGTGGTTAAAGGTGTGGGACCGGTCCACCGGTTGGATAAAACCGGAGATGCCGGATATGTCCAAGTGGCCCGAGGGCCTGAACCTTACCTTCCAGGACAAACTTGACGACATCCTGCGCACACTCCGATAGTTCGAGCCTTTTCGACGCCGACGTAGCATAGAAGCCATGCACCTGCCCCGTAAGCAGGAGAACGTGGGTGCGAATCCCACCGTCGGCTCCATTCCCCTGTCCGCCAATTGGTAGGCGACTCGGTTGTTACCCGAGTAATGGAGGTTCGAGTCCTCCTGGGGGAGCCACCAATACTTGACCCGCGGGGGTTGATGTGCTAAAATTTGTTTTTGGGGCTGCCGGTCGAGGTTACTTCCATTCTGAGCTCCGGATGTTGGCAGGGCGACCGCAGACGCCAACATCGGCTTGGGCGCAAGTCCAAGACCAACGGGGCAATGACGTGGTTTGGCGATCCGAAAGGGTCCCAAACCGTGTTACTGCGGCAGAAACCTTGGCCACAAATTGCCCCATCTAAAATCAACCGCCTTCGGGCGGGCCAAATATGCAAGCCTTCCTAGTCATCTTCAAACTCAAGAAATACCCTCATCAGAGGCTATCCTGGTACCACACGGACGGATGGCGTAGCGCTTGCGTAAGGGCAGAGTCGAAGGAAGAGGCCCGCGCCATTGCAAAGAAGGCTCTGAAGTCCAATGGAATGCACGAAGACGTGAGATGGGTCGATACGATGGTATACGACATTTCGAAGCTGCCGCCCGGCCCCACTAGGGGTAAGAGATTCGAACATTTGGTCCGTGAATATCTGGCCAAAAGTACATAAGAACAATTGGGGCTGCCGTTCGAGGATACTTCACTCACAGCCAATGAACAAAAAGCTCCGAGACTGGATGAACGTCGTGGCGTCCAGGCCGATGTACGGAGCGGGGGATTGAAGCAGAAGACCTGCTTCATGAAACCAAAAAACGGCACTGCGACAACCCCTTGAACACTAATTGCCCCAATCGACGACTTACTGAATGTGCAACGAACTAGAGAAGGCTATCAGGCCATTTCTCCACAAGCCGCCAAGTGACGGTGCTAGGGCGGCAATCATACAAGCCGTCGAACGGCTAAACCAAAAGGTCCGCAAGGTCGAGTTTAGCCATGGAAAGATCGTCGTCCGAATGGAGAGCGGTGTAATCGTGGTGACAATCTGACATGATCGCGAAGCCGGGGATTGACCACCGAGCCCGTCAGTGATACCACCTCTCTGGTACGATTTACAGGACTTCACAGGGAGGATACGACGATGGCGAAGACAACGATCACGGAGGGGCTGGCGGAGATCAAGACGACCCTCAAGCGGGTCGCCTCCAAGGGGCAGTTCATCGTGGGGAACGTCGGTCGGCCCGAGAAGATCAAGGACCCGCTGGCCAAGGAAAGCGGGTCCGAAGTCGTGGTGGCCAGGGAGCGCCAGGCTCACACCGACTTGCTGGAGCGGATCGTGAAGATCCGCGGGGCCATCCAGAAGAAGAACCACGAGACCGTGGTCGTGGTCAACGGGAAGTCCCGGTCCATGGCGGACTGGCTGTCCTGGCGGAAAGAGGCTGCTCCGCACCTGCAGAGCCTGCTCGAGGGCCTGATGAGCGCAGTGGGTCAGCTGAAGACGCAGACCCGCCGGGCGGGTGCTCGGATCGTCTCCGAGGGCGCGTCGGCCAGCCCCGAGGATATCATCCTGCATCTGAGCGAGACCGGGCTGGCCAAGGAGGTGGAGGACCTGCAGAAGACGCTGGGCGACCTGGACGGGAAGCTCAGCCTCATCAACGCGACCACGACCATCGAGATCCCCGATTAGGAGAAATGGAGTTCGGGGCTTGGCTAGCGAAGTGGGAGAATCATGGGATCAACCGAAAGGTTGAAAATCAGGGGCGATCCGAAAGGATCCTCTTACCATGGACTGGTGAAAACCAGTGAAAGCTGACCGCTGAAAGTGCTAAAGCTTCTTGCGGCCCGACAGGGCCGCATCAGAGCTGAAAGTGGAAAGCGGAAAGCTGCTCAAAAGCCACCGACAATCTGACCGCCCCGGAAACGGGTGCGGGGGTCCTGACCTGTGGGACCTTCCCAGGATAGTGGCTGCAAGTGCGAGCCCCGAACTCTTCTTTCTTTTATGAACGGTCTCGTCAACGCGATGTTCCGGGCGATGGGCGAGCCTTATGCCCAAAAGGGCTTCGACATCGCATCACATCTTCCACTTCTTTACGTCCTGGCCCAACAGACTCCGGGCCAGGTAGTCGAGCTTGGTGTCGGAAACGGCTATTCGACAATCGCCCTCCTAGCCGGATCTAAGCACAGCATCGAACTGCCAGGGGCTGCCTTCCTGGCATTGGAGAGGCATTGGCATAAGAGCGGACCCACTCCACCCGACTTCTACACACGTGCACCATATCTTATCAGCTATGACACCGATCCGACTGCCGAAGGAAGAGCGAAAGAAATCATTGGGATCGATAACTGGGGCTGGAAGTTCATCGCCAAGGACAGCACCGCGGCCTCTGCCGACTTCCAGAACGAATCGGTCGGCCTCCTGTTCATAGACACCCTTCACACTTACGAGAAGACGAAAGAGGAGCTCGAGGCTTGGCTTCCCAAAATAGAACCGAACGGAATCATCTGCGGACACGACTACCTCCTTCACCTCCACGAAGAAAAGATGTGGGCCACGCTATCCGGCGTCCACACGGCAGTAGATGAGTTTGCAAAGGTCCATGCCGATCGATTCAGGTTGCAGATATTCCCGAACGACAGGGGCCTATTCGTCTTCTGGCCGCGAATACTTGACTGAGGAGACAAGGCGAGATAAAATCACGTTCCAGGAAACTGCTGGGGCTTTTGCCCCGGCTCCATCAAGGAGGGCCAAGAATGGCCAGGGCAAGCAAGCTGTTCGGCACGTCTCCGGCGTCACCCCGCACGGGCCTTCAGATCTCCAAGACCTACCGGAAGGCCACGAAGCTCAACAAGGAGGGATTCCCCACATTCGACCGGTCGATCGAAGAGGACACGCTCGCAGTCCTCACGACCAACACGCTCGGGAACACCTTCTACGCGGACGAGAAGACCCTCGCCAAGGAAACGGTGGACGTCATCACCAAGATGGCGGAGAAGGACCCCACCTTCCTCGCGAAGGCCCTCGTCTACGCCCGCACAAAGGGCCTCATGAAGCTGGCCCCCGTCGTGGGCCTCACCGTGCTCTCCGCGCACGAGAAGACCGCCAAGAAGACTAACTTCCGGGCGGCCTTCCAGCACGTTGTCAAGACCCCCGACGACCTGCGCGAGTTCGTGTCGCTCTGCCGCACGGGCGAGATCCGCAAGGGTCTCGGCGGCGAGGCACGGGATGCCGTCAAGCGCTGGCTGCAGCACATCTCGGAGTACCACGCCGTGAAGTACGGCTCGGCACGCTCCGAAGACATTACGCTCCGCGACATCATCCGGATGGCACATCCCCGGCCTGTCAACCGCGCCCAGGAAGAGCTGTTCGGATGGCTGGTCAAGGGTTGGCAGAGCGTCGGTGCCAGTCCCTCTCCGACCAATCCGCTCGTCTGGGCACTTGAGACGCTCAAGCGCTCGACCGACGAGGCTCAGATCATCGACCTCGTCGTGAAGTACCGCCTCCCGTGGGAGGTCGTCGTCCCGTCCGTCAAGAAGATGACCGTGAACATCTGGAAGGCGCTGCTGGCGGGCATGCCGTACATGGCCCTCCTACGGAACCTCGCCACGATGGAGCGGCACGACGTCTTCAAGGACGACGCAGTCGCCAAGCTGGTTGCGGGCAAGCTCTCTGACAAGGAGAACGTCCGCAAGAGCAAGCAGTTCCCGTTCCGCTTCTTCAACGCGTTCCAGGCGTTCCAGGGCCATCAGGCCGTCAAGGACGCCATCGTGGATGCCCTCGAGCAGAGCTTCGAGAACGTCGAGACTCTTCCGGGCCGCGTCTGCATCTCGAACGACGTCTCCGGCTCGATGAGCAGCCAGGTTTCCGACCGCGGCAGCACACGCATGTGCGACATCGCGGGTCTGTTCGGAGCGGCGCTGTTCAAGAAGCAGGAGAACGTCATCCTTCTGCCGTTCGAGAACGGGGTCAGGACCGACCTGACCAAGGGTCTCAGCCGCCGCTCGACGATCATGGACATCGCGGCCAAGATTGGCGTAGCGATCGGCGGGACGAACCTCGGTGCTCCGATCGAGTACCTCGGACACCGCGGCCTCGTGATCGACACGTTCATCGGAATCACGGACAGCGAGGACTGGGCCGGCAGCGGGTTCCTTACGGCGTGGGAGAAGTACAAGCGCACCCGCAGCCCGAAGGCCAAGGCCGTGCTCATCAACATCGCGCCGTACCGCGATTGGGTCGCCCCGGCGGGTTACCCGGACGTTCACTACGTCAGTGGGTGGTCGGACTCGGTGCTCAGGTACATCCCGCTGGTCGTGAACGGCACTTCGAACCAGGTCGAGGAAGTCCGCAAGATCGACCTGGACACGTTCGGGAAGGAAAAGGCCGACAGCGAGTAAAGGAGTGGTGGGTGAGCAATCACCCACCCTCCACGCCATCTTCAGGTCGGCGGAGCTACTTATACAGCCGCCACAACGCTGAACGTCTTCGGGCGTGCGGCACCTAGGGCCTAAAGCGCCAGGGATGTCAGCACCTGAAGATGGCAAGGAGGGTTCGATCGCTCCACGCCCCCGTTCGGTAATAGATAGCCTGCGAATCCTCTAAATTCGTAGTGGAGGTGCAACTCCTCCCGGGGGTACCACACACGAGACGGCACCTCAAAGTTACGAGGGTGCCCCATGGACATAGAAGCCATTGCATTCATCCTGGCGCAGAAGGGTGAGCTCCTTCGTCACATCGACTTCCTTCGCATCACCTACAACTGGCAGTGCTCCGAGCATCAAGCCGCTTGTGACTGGGCCAACCGCTACGCAGCGGACTACAGACACGTCGGCAACAAGCTATTGGACCTCATAGGACACGACCATCCTCGCAAGGTGTACATATTTGAGCTTGGCATGTGCGAGATCATGAACCACAAGTTCATCGAGAGTCAGAAGGCCGGCCATGATATCGGATTATGGGGTGCTGGCGACGACTGGCTGAACAAGCATCTCACTCAATGGTTTGTGGAACACGGATTTGGAGCGCATAAACCATGAGCCAGAACACCTATGGCAAGAAGTTCCTGAAGCAGGCGGGTAGGAAAGGGATGATGAAGTGGGGCGCAGGTAAGCCTGTCATCCGCAAGGAGAAGATAAATCTTCAGGAGCAGATAGAAAGCGCGATTGAAGAGCCAGATGACGAAGAAACTCAGCCGGATCGGGATGACGACTAGAGGCAAGTCGACGCGTCCTTCGGTACGCCGTGAATATCCTTCTGACGAAATCCGACGGTGACATGTAGGTCAGTCGGTTCGAAGCCAAGACGATGCCTTAGATCCTGCGCCTCCGACCAGTCCACTACGATGAAATAGACTGCGTTCGCGCTCGGATCATCAGCATCCTTTCCAGGCTCTACCTGCCGTCCAAGACAGCCATATTTCGGCTCTCCTGGGACGACCTGACCGACGAATTTCTCAGCAAGCTGTTCAGGTCGCCACCCTTTCCTGTCCTGGAGATCGCCAACCTCATCTGGTTCTAGGATCGTGATGTGATATTCGCCGCGAATCTGGAGGCCTTTCTCGGGGAGGTTCACACGGGGATTCGGGACCGGAACTACGAGAGCCCCCTTTAATAGTGAAAGGGGTCGAGTGCCGAGAGCTTCATCCAGCCGTTGTGCAAATCTCATACGCCGGATCTCTTCTCGTTGGCCTTTTTGGCGTTGGTAGAGATGGGCACTTCTTTGAACTTTCCGCCGCCATTGCCTTTGTAGGAACGGTGGTGCCGAGCATTGCCCGATCCGACCGGCGAGAGGTCGCCCGACTTGACTCTGGTGTTCACCTTGACCTGGGCCCTGTACATTCCAGGATTAGCCTCGCGCCATTTCGCGGTAGTCCTTGTGTTAGTCTCATTGGAGCCAGAAGCAGCTCGACCATTCTCCCTGCGGTCCGATTTGTATGACTTGGCTCTCTGAGCTTTGGCATTGCTTCGCTGCTGAGGCGTCATTTCGGAGTACGGCTTGGTTTCGTAGAGCATGGACAGCTTCATAAGATAATTTTGCGGCCTCGTCGTCTAACGGTTCAGGACATCGCCCTCTCAAGGCGAAAATGCCGGTTCGATTCCGGTCGAGGCTACCATGGCCCGGTCCATTCTAACAGTAGGATACCAGGCCTTCAACCTGGAGATACGGGTGCGACTCCCGTCCGGGCTACCATCATCAGGAGGCGGCAGAGATGGCAGACTATTACACCCACGCCATCGTAGACGCCATGAAGAAGCGCGGCTGGAAGCTCCATCTGGACCGCTGCGGAATAGGACGCCATGCAAGGTTCGAGCTCGGCACATGGCCTTACCCTGGTTCAAAAACTGGCGTCGGCGTCGGACGAACTCAGGCAGAAGCCATCAGAAATGCAGCACTTAACGCATTGCTCGACCTGGATATGACTACCCCAGAAATCGTCGCATACGAAAAGACTCTTAAGAAAGGAGGCCGCGGATGAAACGCGATGGCAAATGCAGATTCAGACACGCCCCCGTGTACAGATTGGCTCTGTACCGCTCTTTTAAAGCGGGGAAGCTGGTTCGATTCCAGCCGGGGGCACCATGAATTTCCCATGTTTTCTGTTAGCAATATAGTAGCCTCCTTCCTTGTGATGTCTGCGGCGGTGGCAATTTGAACACAGTAGATCGCATTTAGAAATCTCTAATAATACCCTCGGCCATGATCTTTTCCTGATGTTGTTCCAAGCAACATCCTTTTTTCTACGATCCCTGTGATGAAAATCCAAAAGATAATAGTCTTTTGGCCCAATCTTCCGACAATCCTTGCATATTCCTCCAAGATACTTTATAGCCTTTACTTTTTTTCTTATCCAAATACTCGTCTGATATTGTGATCGGCATGCTGGACAAAATGAGTCTTTGTACTTAGCTTTCGGCAATAGACGCTTGCACAAGATACAAATCTTGAATAACTCCCTGCACGATCTGCAAAGGCGGCATTTTCCTCTGAACATGTGCGCACATCTAGAGCATTTGTGCGGAGATTCTTTTGGATTGGTTGCGAAAAGAATAGATTGATATTCTTTGAGGCATTTAATAGAACAGAAAAATCCAACCCGTTTGCGCTTCTTGGCTTTGCAATACATCCGCCTGTCTTTCTTGAACCATTTCTTGCACTGGTGGCACCGAATATTAATTGTTTTGTTTTTCATATTTTATTTACTTTTGACGGAAGCCTTGGAGCCCCCAACCGTGGTAGTGGCAACCACAACGGACTCTTAATCCGTCGCCCAAAAGGCTTGCAGGTTCAAGTCCTGCTGGGGGTACCAAGGCTTCCGACAACAGTATTTAAGAATTGACTGGGTCTCAACCTTGTGGTACTTCAAGGCAGACCCCAATTCAAGGAGGAGCGTATGAGCTACTTCGTCTGGTTTGGTCTGATCGTACTGTTGTTCGTCGTCGCTCGCGTCCTCATCGCGGCCATGGGCGAGAAGGACAAGCAGCTCAGACAGATGGTTGGCATCGGAAGCTGGGTCTTCCTCGTGGCCAGCTTCGGCCTCCTCACCGCCTCCTACTCGGCCTACCAGATCCCCACCGGGCACATCGGCGTTATCTACGAGTTCGGCGCAATCAAAGGGCAGGTGGAGGAGGGATTGCAGTTCACCCTTCCCTGGCGATCCGCCAAGATCGAGAACACGCAGATCCAGAGCCACGTGTTCAAGCAGTTGTCCTGTTTCTCCAAGGAAAGCCAGACGGTCCACGTGGATGCCACCCTTAACATCCGCGTTTCCAAGGACGCCATTCAGCAGTTATTCAGGACGGTCGGCGCGACGTTCTTCGAGGTTCTCGTGAAGCCCCGAGTCTACCAGAATTTCAAGGACGAGATCGTCAAGTATGAGTCGGTCATGGTCGCCCCAAACCGCGAGATTATCCGCAAGGCGGTCTCCACTCGGTTGGAGTCGGAGCTCAAGATTCATTCAATCGAGGTCGTGGATCTGCTCTTGGACAACGTGGATTTCTCCGATGCCTTCGAGCAGGCGATCGAACAAAAGCAGATCGCCTCTCAGAAGTCGCTAGAGGAGGAGCAGAAGATTAAGATTGAGACGAATAAAGCAATGCAGGCAGTTGAACGCGCAAAGGGTGAAGGCGCGGCGATGTTGGCCAAGGCAGAAAAGGAAGCTGAGGCCAATAGGCAGCTGTCGGCATCACTCACGCCGGCGCTGCTCCAGTACGCACTGATTCACGAACTGGGCAAGGACATCAAGGTCATCATGATGCCCACGGGATCGAACTTTATCCTGGATCCCGGTACGCTCCTCAAGGATCTACACGTACCGGCGGAGAAGAAATAAGTCGACAAGCGCGGGCGGTGGCTATCGTGTCAAGCGGTGTACATGATCTCGACACCTAGCCCGCCCGCGTCTGTATAAGGATATGACGGGATGAAGTTAAAAACGTTCTCCAGAATCGAGTTGTTGTGTTGCGTCGCCATGTTTGTCGGCTGCTTCTCCAGGAAAGGCCCACTGGAGAGCTTAGTATGGTGGTTGGGCCTTACTGGTTTTGCCTGCGCCAACGCCATCTGGGCCTACCGCTTATACTACCTTTCCGCCTTCTGGCGTCGTTGCAATGCGAAATGCGAGGAATTGGCTGCCCAAAAACAGCCCAACGCTGGCACTCTAAGGCGTATGGAGCGCATCGGCAGCCTCCTTTCTGTCTCAATGGCAGAGGACAGGATTCCTGACTCTCCGTCCCTCGACGACCTTTAGCCCTCGTAGACCAATTGGCAGGAGTCGCCCAGCTCAAACCTGGGAATGTGTGGGTTCGAATCCCTCCGGGGGCACCATGAGCAAGATCACTCACAAGGTCATGCGAGAAAGGATGGTTTCATCCTGACCGACAAGGAGTCTGAGGTCTTCTACGACGACAACGTTTTTTAGGCGAAGGAGGCTGCCATGAACGACCCCAAGCCGCCGCCCGACGAAGACGAGGACGAAGACGACGAGGAGGAAGAGGAGGAAGAGGAAGAGGACGACGAGGAGGAGTAGGGGCCGTTGAACACGGAGAGCCCATGAACCTCACGCGCCGCCTGATTTTGTACCTGACTTGCTTCGCGGGCATGGTCGGGTCCTTCACCCTCCCCGTGGAATCGTGCAACGGCAGGCCATGGAGCCTCTTCCTGATGTGCGTCGCCGTCGCCCTCGTGATCCCCTTTCTCGGAAGCGCTCGATCTCGCCCTCCACACGTACTGGAGCGGGGAAGTTATCAAGACGAGCGGAAAAGATCGCGATGCCAGCGATTTCCGCGCCGAACAGGTCCTGAACTCCTGGCGGGCATCTCGTGGGAGTACCCAAGGGAACGGATAGCCGTCTATAGAGAGACAAAACATGAAGCGGTGCGAAATCTGTGAGCCAAACAAATGTATTCACAATGTCTTTCCCGTTTGTGGTGGGGACGGAATCCCAATGTGCGATTGGGATAAACCTTGTGCAGTCTGCAACGATCCAGAATGTAATTGTATGTGCCATCGTGAACAAAGTAAAAAGCGGGTGAAAGCCTAGCCGTCTATAGCAGAACAAGGACAAGGAGGTCATGGTCGCGTTGGCGGCAAACATGCACGTTGGTGCTCCAACCGACTCTGAGAAGACTAAATGGAGCCAGATACGCGAATCTGCCCAGGAGTGGCTGGATTGGAGACCTCCCAAGGTGACGGTGACGCGATGCTAAAGGGCATGACCCCCTCCTTCTGCCACGGTTGCGGACACTACGAGTGTGTCTGCGTCATGGACAGCACCGGCAAGCCCATAAGAGTGGGCGACACCGTAAGGTTCCGCGGAAAGAACCACACCATCAAAGAGTTCATCCGAAAGGCAGGTAGCCCTGCCAGGATCACCTTCAACGAACCTCACATGGGCGAACCCGCAGACGAGACGACAGTGGACTTTGTGGGACGACCCCAATGCCGCATACCTACGTAATCAAGGTCGGGCAGTGCGAAGTGCCCCTCAAGCACCTTTGTCCAAAGTGCTTCGCTCCGCTAATAAGGGGATACGAACCCAATCCGGAACGCCTCTACGCTTGCGAGAAGTGCGGAAAGGCGTTTGACTTCTTCACCGCCATACTGGCGATGGATAAGTCAGACGTCCAGAAATCCATCGAGGCCTGCCGTGGTACGGTCAGAAGCCTCAAGTCATGCCTAAGAAAGTACCCGATTATCGTCGGCGGAAAGCTGACAAGGCAGATGATAAACCGGGCAAGAAAGCTTATCGATTCAGAACTACGCACATGAGAACTCTGCCTCACTTGAAATTCATTCCGACAAACACGGAAAACGAGCGAGAGTGGCAAATACAGACTGGCTGCCGCAAACCAGTCCAATCGACGCTGACCGAGATTGCCTGCGACGTAAACGTGACAATCGAAAACTTCCGTACTGAGCCCAAAAACGAACAGACCTTGGCAGCCATCGCGGGACATATATACGCGCTTCTCACGAGTTATCAATGCCGCGGGCTCATCCAGCATTTCGTCGTGAAATGCGACGCAGAGAACAATCCAGGCAACGTAGAAATCGTTGTAGACTGGGACATCCAGGTCACATACGCCGCGTGGTACAATCTCAGATCGGCCCTCAGCCCCATACAGCACACCTACACTTTCTACCGCTAGGGCGGGTGGCGCAACTAGCAGACGCACCTGACTTAAAATCAGGGTATAGGGGTGCAACTCCCCTCCCGCCTACGCCCGCGTGGCGCAACTGGCAGACGCGCCTGACTTAGGATCAGGTTCCTGCGGGTTCGAATCCCGCCGTGGGCACCAACAACAAAATGGACGCGTGGCGTAACGGCAGCCGCGCCAGGCTCAGGACCTGGTCCCGTCAAAGGGGTGGAGGTTCGAATCCTCTCGCGTCCACCAAAGGTACTTAAGAAGTGGAGGCATATATGGCACGCGCTTGGCATGCAAAGAACCCGGACGAGCTCGGCAAGATCCTGGCAAAGCTCGCTAAGAAATACAAGAACGTCAAGTTTAAGCCGTGCTTTTTCTACAACAAAGAAGGGGACATGATAGAGGTCTACCTCGAGAACGTGAACCACTACGGTCAGTGGATCAACCACGACATAACGGTTCTCCGAGCGCAAGATGACAACCGGATCGTCGGCCTCTCGGTCCACGGAGTCAAGAAGCACGTCAGGTGAATTATGGACGAGCTATTCTGGGTTGTCATCGTCGCACATCCGTCCGGCCCCAAAATGACAAAGATCCTTGGGGTGAGTGGCGAACAGGACGCCTACTTCCTCTTCAGCGATAAAGGAGAGGCTGAAGAGAAGCTGAGCGAGCTCGACTCCAGTATCAGACGCAGCTTCGAGGTAAGGCCGATCATCATCAGGCTGGCCACGGACCAGGAAGCAGATGGCTGAAAATAAAGTTCCCGCAGAAAACGGCGTAACGATCGGCATCAGTGGCTTCGACAAGCTGTGCTGCCCAAAATGTGGTGAGCCCCTGGGATGGGTCGAGCATCGCGAGGACGGTATCGTCAAGATGACGGACGGCGTGTTAAAGCCGGCTTATGAAGAGAAACTCGTCATGGGGCGAGCGAGCCCCAAAGAAGCCTACTGCTGCGGAATCTATTTCACGGCAACTCCCTGGGCTCACTTCTTAATCACCGCGACGGAGGACGACACTTAAGCCCGATTAGCATAATGGTAGTGCGCCAGCCTTACAAGCTGGTTACAGAGGTTCGATTCCTCTATCGGGTACCAGCCCGCTTAGGCTAACGGTCGGCCGCCAGCATCACACGCTGGAAACAGGGGTTCGACTCCTCTAGCGGGCACCAAAAATCAACGCAGGTGTGGCGTAACGGTAGCCGCGTCAGGCCGAGGACCTGATGGTCAATGGGCCGTGGAGGTTCGAATCCTCTCACCTGCACCAAATATTAGGGCCTGTAGTGTAACGGTAACATGGCGGACCTATAACCCGCAAGCACCAGATTAGTGCGCGATGCAGGTTCGAATCCTGCCAGGCCCACCAATACTTGACTTGGCGGCGTCCGGATGGTATTATGGGGAGTGGAGGAACACATGGAAGCCATTGCCAAGCAGTTCGAGAAGATGGGGGCCCGGTTCAAGACCTTGGACCGTGGCGCGAACGGCCTGAACGTGGAGAAGGACAAGAACGGCGAATTCTTCTCCTTCCGCGGCGACATGAAGCTGGCGGTGGTTGACGTCCAGCCCAAGCAGAGGCACCTCCTGCTTCACATGCAGGACGGAGCCCAGAAGGGCAAGTTCCTCTGCGGACACGACGAACGTGCCTGGTTCGTCGCCTCCGTTCCGAACGATCACGGGGTCGTCAATGTGCGGACCGCCATGGAAGCCCTCAAGCCCGCCGCCATCCGGCAGATCCAGGCCGAGAAGGGGGCGCAGGTCGAGGGTCGCAGACGCCGCCGGAACGAGGCTTACGTACGCCAGGGCGAGTGGTTCTTCGTGCAAGCCGATATCAACCCCGATCCCAAAATGATCCTTCGGAACGAGCCCGTTCGCCGCGGCAATGGCAAGCCTCACATGTGCGAGTTCCTCTACCGCGCGCACGGCGAGACGGTCTATGTCAGCCACAACCACCCGAATGGCCTCAGCGAGGGCGAATACAAGGAGATCCCTCTCAAGGAGCGGCGGAGCCAGAACTGGCGAATCATGAGTCGTGACGCCCACACCTACGTGAAGGGGCGGATCTCCCACTCGGATCACGCCACCATCGAGCTGAAGACCTGGCACCGCGTCATGCCCAACCGCGAGAGCGAGGCCACCCTGACCTTCGTCAGGTTCCTTCGGTTCCTCGACTAACAAAACGGGGCGTAGCTCAGCTTGGTTTAGAGCGCTTGCCTTGGGCGCAAGAGGCCGCAGGTTCGAATCCTGTCGCCCCGACCATCTTGAAATCCGCTGTAGACAAGACGGAAACAGTCGCCAGCCACGTGCCTAGCACGGCGAGCGCACCAGCCCGTCGACGTTGTCCACAGCCGTAGCATTTGGGCCCGATCGGCATCGATCATGGAGGGAATCCGAAGCCTGCGCTCCGAGGACCGCCTGACTTGGCCTCGTTAAAAATGTCAGGCAAACACAACTGCTGAGCCCGTGCTCATGGCCGCGTAAAGCGGTCCGTCCCGCCTGACATACGCCGATAGTCAGTGATTTGGGACGTTAATGCTCGGCTGGTCCCGAGGTATTGCGAGCCGAAACGGGATGAGAAAACAAATCGCCCGTCGATCCCCGGTAAAGTAGGCCGCCTGTCATAGCCGGGAAGACGCTAAATCGCAGACGGCGGAGATGAGCGTGGACGGCCAGGAAAAACTCTGTGAGACGGGGGTTCGATTCCCCCCGGGTCCACCACTCTTAATCTTGCGGCTGTACACCGGAGCAGCGGAGGGCGGCTGGTACTCCACCAGCCGCCCGGTGGTGCCCCGGAGGAAACATGAAGCCAGACGATATTGAGCAGAAGGTCATCAAAATCATCCACAATCAGCTCAACGTCCCGAAGGAAGTAGTCTCCCGCGAAAAATCACTCGTGAACGACCTGGGTGCCGATTCACTCGACACCGCCGAACTCATAATGAGCACAGAGGACACGTTCGGCATCTTCATCTCGGAAGAAGCCGCCAAGAAGATCCAGACCGTCGGCGATGCCATCAAGTACATCGAGAAGAAAACGAGGTAAGGCATGACCGCCAAGAGCTCTGCCGAAGTGATCTCTGATCTTATGCGGGAGAAAGCCGCCTTGCAGTTGGTAATACATACTCTGACCGCGCAGCGCGACGCGCTGCAAACGAAATGCGGCGACCTCAACATCGCCAATCTGCGATTGGCGGCAGAGGTCGCTCGAAAAGATGAAGCCCTTGCGGAGATGGCAAAAGGTGGAATGGAGTACATCAGGCAGCACGCTGAGCTGTGCGATGAGAATAGGGGGCTACGCGACAAGATCAACGCGCTGCAAGAGGCTGGAATCCTCGCTGCAGGACGCGCTCGCCGCGAAGCCATTAAGAGGTATTAAGCCAGAGATCTAGATAGCGGCAATCAAGATGACAAAAACACGCCCCAGTAGCTCATTTGGATAGAGCGAGAAGTTCCTAACTTCTAGGCGGCAGGTTCGAGTCCTGCCTGGGGCACCATATGACAAGACGAAGGCGTAGGGAAGCCGTCAAGATGCAGCTTCTCGCAGGTCGGCTTCCGTCGAGGCTGGCAGGCGCACGACTCATGGGAGAGTGCCTTGCAAACGATGGGCCTGTCTGCAAGCACCTGAAGCGCACGCAGTGCGGCACCGAGATGGTCTGCGACGAGTGCGGTGACAGCATTCCATACGATCTATGAGAAGCACTCCCAAACCACCCTGCTTTGGCGGCGAGCTCTGGGAGAATTGCATGTCTTGCATGCTAGGTGTAGAATGCGAGGCAGAATTCCGCAAACGCAAGGTCGATCACCCCCGTGTTGTAGTGGATCCTGCATATGACGCTCCGAACGTCAAGGCGAGGGTTCGATTCCCTCCGGGGGTACCATGACATCTCGCATTTAGTGTCTGTAAACGACACCTGCCGGATAATCTGTTTTCCTTAGGATACCAAATGAGAAAACAAGTACAGCCTCGGCGCGGTAAGAAGACCCGGTGGATATGCCATGGTTGTAAGGCTCCGCTCAACAGGAAGCATGATTGTGAGCGCGAATTAAAGAAACACGGAAAGATCATACCTAAATTCACGGACCGTGGACTCGTCTATTGCCAAGCGTGCTGGTCCCCAGGAGCACCAAAGCCTCTGCCAGACCACAGCTTCAAACACAATAACAACCCGTGGGGCGACAACGCGACACGCGCCCTAGAGGGTTAGGCCCCCGTAGCGTAAAAGATAGCGCACCAGTCTTCGGAACTGGGAGTGTCGGTGCAAGTCCGGCCGGGGGTACCAGACCTACAAGGCCGCAAGGCCTTCAAGGAGGTGGGCAGCGATACGGAGAGATGCCCGTCAACATGGCCGTATGGCCATGGGGCAATCACCGGGGCGAAAGCGCCTAAGCAGCCCACTATCTGGAAGGCCTTATGGGAACCCGTAAGACAGTGAAAAACAGCGACTCGCCGGCCAGGAGCATCCCCAAGCTCAGCGAGCGCCTTATATCCCGCTTCACGGTCGATCGCCCAAATTCGCAGCGGCATTACCGATACCATCAGATGAAGGATGGGATCAGCAATAGCTGCAGGGGGAATAGACATACGGGGTGTTATTCGTTGAACTGCAAGTGCAAGTGCCATCCAAGCTCGCTTACTCGTTCTGGGCTTTTGAGGTGACTTATGACAGCCGTCGCAGCGCTCAACCAGCCCGTACTGGTCCTGAACAAGAACTGGCAGGCCATCCAGACCACGCCGGTGCATAATGCATTTGCCCTGGTCATGAAGGGCCATGCCGTCATCATCGATCCGGCGACCTACGAGGAGCACAACCTCCTGACCTGGATCGACGTATCCAAGGCCAGAGAAGCCATGGAAGGCGTCGTGATCAGGACTCCCAGGCTCAGTCTGGTCGTGCCCGAGGTCATCCGGCTCAACGGATATGGCGGGCAGGGTGAGCGCGCAGTGGTATTCTCCAGGCGGAACGTCTTCAAAAGGGACAAGTACACCTGTCAATACTGCAGCGCACAGCCTGGGCCGGAAGAGCTGACAATCGACCACGTTCTGCCCAAGTCCAAGGGCGGGATAAGCGAGTGGACAAACTGCGTCCTGGCCTGTCTCAAGTGCAATGCCAGGAAGGCTGACAGGACTCCCCAGGGAGCCAAGATGGTGCTCAGGAAGCAGCCCAAGAAGCCCAACTGGGTTGCCCTCTCGCACCTGCCCAAGGGTGGGCGCAGAATCTCCTGGGATCAGTTTATCTCGAAAGCTTACTGGGAAGTCAGTTTGACCGATTAGATCCACGCATTGCGCGCGGGATCTTTATCAATTCTGGAACGTTGTGTGGGGTAAGCCTATGGCAAACCCCACACAACAGTTCTCGCTCTTTTAATTCAGGTTCAACAAGCTCCCATCTTCTACTAAATAACCTAGACGATTCTTCTACCTTCTGCATCGGATCTTTGTGATGAAAGTCAAACACAGGCACTGGATATGCTTTACCACATTGTAAACACACTCCGCCGAGCATTTGGACCGCCCTTTCTCTATTTGTTCTGTAAACGACGTAGGCATAACTAGTACCGGCATGCCTCGATTTGCGTATCCTATGGCAATTAACACATAAAAGCCTGCATTTCTTTAATTCCACCAGTGCCTTCTCCCAGCTTAGGAATAACGCTCTTGCGATAGGCATAGATTTGGAAGCTGGATCAATATGGTCGAAATCGAATACGGCGCAATTCGTATGCGTAAATCCACATTCGGCGCATCTCCCGCCAAAAAGATTAACAGCAAGCTGCTTTCTTAATCTATATCTCTTCGTCTTATTCGCTGTGCCTTGCAATTGGCATTTTCTGCATTGCGAGCCATTTTTCACTGGCTTTCCGCAGCCTATGCATCTGGATGCTCTGAGTCTGCGCACCCTTATTCCCTTAGCGCATCTTATCGAGCGATTGCGACATGCCCTGCAATAACGGCATCGATTGCCAAATCTGTCAATATCGAAGCACTCCGCGGGCCTATAATGGTTCCGTCTGATGCATAACACCTTCTCGCTTTCGTTTCCCAGTATGCCCATGTCTTATATTTGCTTGGATACAAAACGACCCCGTCGGGATGACCGGCGGGGTCGTTTTGTATCACACCACGATAGCCGTCTTGCTGTCAATGACCTTCGCCCCGGCCTCCACCATGTCCTTGAATGCAGCCTCGGCACCGGCGAGACCACGGCAGGCATCTACGATGACGACGACGTCATGGGGCATGAGGATGGCATCGATGACCGTCCGCAATACGCAGTAGTCGGTGGCGAGACCGCAGATGAAGAGGCGATCTGGCATCCTGGGTTTGTCCGTCGCCTCAGAATACCCGTCTTTGATGACCAGCCTGGATTTCAACGAGGTCTTCGCCCCGCCATCGTCCCTGAACGCGGAATAACTGTCAAAATCCGGATTCTGACCCTTCTCGACGACATGCGTTTCCGGCAGCGGGTTCCGGCCGTCGAGATCTTCGTCAAGGTCGCCCGCGGCGCCTCCATACGTCATGCAATCCAGCTCCCCGGACAGCTCCCAGCCTTTGGTCCCGCGGACACAGTGATCTGGCCACATCATTTGCGGACGACCATCGATCTCACCCATCTCGAATGGCTTCTTGCCAGGATTGTTCGACGCGAAGCTCCTGTGGTTCGCCGGGTGCGAATCCATCGTGAAAATGACATCGCTGAAGTGCCGACGGATTCTGTTGATGACCGGAATGATCTTGTTCCCTCCGGCCACAGGCAGGGACCCGCCAGGTAGGAAATCGTTCTGGACATCGACAACGACCAGGACACTATAAATCGAACAAATGGAGCAATCGCCGTGGAGGTATCCTCTGCGGATATGTTCACCGTGGTTGGGACTCTCCTTGCTTTCCGTCATCACCGTTCTCCTAAGCGATCTGACCAAAGCCTCCGGACGCTGAACCGCCCAGCGGGGCGTTCATGAACGTCCATTTCGCTACCCGAATCGCGTCGATGTCCCCCATCGTCTTCGCCGGATCGTCACTGAGCTTGACGACCTGGGCGTTATTAATACTTTGCATCTTGATGACCATATTGAGCGGCGGCGTCTGGAAATCGTTCGTGAAGTTCGTCCCAATCCCGAAGGAGCACCGGATCTTGCCCTTGCAAGCAACAGCAATGCGACATGCCAATTTCACGTTGAGACTGTCGCTGAACACGATAGTCTTCGTCATCGGATCAATCCCGAGCAAATGATAGTGCTGGACCACCTTATTGATGAAAGCGAACGGGTCGCCGCTATCCTGCCTTACGCCGTCGAAGAGCTTACCCAGAAACGTGTCAAAATCCTTGAGAAAGACATCCGTACCATAGGTATCCGTCAGTGCGATGCCCAGGCTACCACGATAGACCTTGGTCCACGCATCCATGGCGAACCTGTTGGCGTTGCGAAGGCCCTGCAGGACGCTGTGAGCCATGACCCACTCATGGGCCATGGTACCGATCGCCCTTACGCCATACTTCTGGGCCAGATGGACATTGCTCGTGCCGACGAAGCCAGGCTTGCCGATGAGGTTCTCGACAACGACCCGCTGTACCTCAAAGCTCCGCCTGCGCCTCGTGCCAAAGTCGGCATACAAGCAGTCTGCTAGCATGCTAGCCTTCTCGAAGACCTTGGATTCCTGCGCGTCCATGTTCCACTTCGTGTCGATCATCTTGAAGTAGAGCTCGCTGATGATGGCCAGAAGCTTGACTTCCCAGAGGATGGCAGACCACCAGCGACCCTTTACCATGACGTTCAGGTTGTTGTCCGGGGTCAGACTCGCAACAACCTCCGCGGGGTTATATCGATAGGAGGCAAGGAAGTACTTGTACCAGGGCTTGAAGAAGGACTGCGAGAGCGCGTTGATCTCCGCCTGGGTTACCTTGAGGTCCGCCATCTCCTCGATCTCAGCCCTGAGCGCATTCAGAAATTCTCCTGCTTGAAAAGCTCCGCCAAGACCGTTGAACCTCTGAGGACCACGGTTCGTGAAGGTATAAGTGGCAATGGCATCAGGATAGAGTTCAAGGATCGCCTGCTGCATCGTGAACTTGTAAAGGTCGTCGTCGAGCATTGACTTGATGATCATCTTATCCTCTCCACTCGCCTCCACTCGCCCTCGCTCTTGATTTCCTGGATGATCTGCGCCAGTAACGTCATATCATCAACATCCGGAATGTAACGGTGAGCTAGTACGTTGGTAGCCTGTACAGCTTCTATGTATCTCGCGACAAACGATTTGGGCCTGAAGAATACCATTCCATCCGCATAAACAGCAGTCGGAAAGTGTACACCCAACTCGCATGCCACGACCATAACCCCATCTGACAGGCAATAAAACGAGATGGGGCAAGTCCAGTCATCGGCATCTAGGAATCCCGGTATCGTGCGTACATGACGCGGTGGTCTGAATTTCACGATCCGCTGCAGTTCAAGCATCGGTTTTGTTGGTGCGCCCGACGGGTATCGAACCCGTATCGCCGGTTTTAGAGACCGGCGCACTGGCCATTGTGCTACGGGCGCTTATGTTTCCCTGATAGAGCCCCATGTATCCTATCACCAGGAACGCTCTGGGTCAACCATTTGCTTCGGCCTTCTGCTTGCCCAGGTACATGGAAAAGTCCTTCCCACGCGCCTTGTTGTACTCGATCAGGGCCTCCGTGATCTGCTTGGCCCTCTTATGGATCTCCCACTGGAAATACCAAGCATGATAGAAGCCACCCTTTCCATCAGGCACGCGGATGTTCAAATGCGGGGTCCGCAGAATAGCCTTCTCCTTCTTCTGGATCTCGGCCAGGCCCTTGATCTCCGCCTTCATCGCCTGGACGGCATCCCACTGCTCGGTGGTAAGAATCATTGCTTGTCTCCAGTAATGGTGGACGTAGAAACGGGGAGCTCACTGGGACAAGCCACGGCGGTCCTCTCACCTACAACATGGCCTCCTCCTTTCCACAACTTATACCTAGAAAAGAAATTGCGGTCGCAGACGGGCTCCGTAGCCAGAGCAGTCGCCTGCCCCCGCATATCAGGCTCCCGGAACAGAAAGCACCGAATACCCCTGAAAGTGATGCGGTCATACTCGTGAAGCAGGTGTTGCTCGGAGGGAACCTGGCAGACGACGGTGGAGAGGCGTCCGTCAGAGGATACTGCGCGGCCTGCGTCGTGGGCGGCGTGAACTGCCTGGACTATCTGCTGGGGAAGTGAGATGTCGGCGCGGACGATGACGTAAAAGTGAGTCAGATCTTTCTAGGTCATGGCTGCCTCCATTGGTACGCGGATTATAACACACTGCGGACCACGCGTCAAGTATTTCCGGATACAGAAACGGGCGGGAGTTACCCCGCCCGTTTCATTATTTCAGAGTGACCTTGTTGACTGCCTTCGGAGCAGTCTTTGCGGTAGGCCCACCCCAGATCAGAAATTGCTTGATCCCGTTATTGATACCTTGGAACAACGAGATGATCAACATCCTCTGATCCGCCGTTAGCTTATCTGTGGGATTCGGAGGAAACTGGACCAGGTGCGTCACCTCATCGACCGCCAGCTGGATAATAGCCTTGAGCGTGGGGTCAATCTTGTCGCCATATTTGAGTATGGCCTCGTTGACTGCGGCCACCGTGAGCTTATCCAGAGGAGTTCCAGCGATGAATGGGAGGATTGCCGTAGCGATGATGTCCTGGGCTATCACGCAGTTCGCCTTCACCTTCTCCCAGCTTGCCTGATCCTTCGAAAGGATCACGAGGCCGAGGTTCATCGCGTTCGTCGAGATCTGCAGGATAGCTTCCTCCGCCACCTGCGGATCGACCGAGATCGACTTACAGCCGACGGACACGAATGGCAACGCAACCAGCATCAGGATCGCAAGCGTCTTCATGCTGCCCCCTAGAATGGGAAGCTAACGTCAATATGGTTCAGATAGGCCATATCAGCACATTGCAGGCCCATCTGCCAATAGGTTCCCGTCGGGCCAGGATAGGCCCAGCCGGTCCAGATGGTCTCCCAAACCAGTACACGAGCCTTGAGACATTCGATATTCATGATCCAGGCACACAACTGACCGTCCCAGGTAATCATAACCCTTAGATCATTGTTGGTTATGCCAGAATAGACGCAGTCACTGGTCTCCGCGAGCGTCGTAAAGGTCGAACCGCCAGTACCACCCATGCAGCTGCACGGCGTAGTCTGACCAAAGAAAGGCATGTCCCAGGCGGCCCAGAGAGATCCCTTCGGGCACCGCTGGGTCGGGCACCACGACGGATAGTCATTATTCGGATCGTACGGTGGCTCGTCTCCACCCGGCGGATACGGCGGGACTTTCGTCTTGACAACCTCAGAGATCTGGTCCGCTGGCGGGTTGTCGCAGCATTCGGTGAGCCCCGGCTCTGTCTCGAGGAATGCTTGACCACGCCGAGATGCGCTCTCAAGCGTCACGTTCGTCAACTGATTCCTGGAAATGCCGGGTATGGCGAGAGCGTCGTGAAGGGGAATCCTTCCAGCATTATAGTCTGGCATCACGACGAAATCGTCGATGATCGGAAATTGTCTCGTGATAGTGATATTCTGCATTTATAGGCTCTCCTATCCGATCCAGACTCCCGGGCTGTCAGAGGAGATCTCGATGAACCTCTTGATCCTGGTCCCGTCGAACCACTCGTCGCCATGCTTAGGAGCACGACCAAGTAGGACCGTAAGTCTTGGTAGAATATCCGCATCATAATCGTGATCCGTGCCGGACGAGTTGACCACGAGCATGACGAAAGACCTGACGAGAGTACCCAGGTACCCATACCTTTCGATGTCTGGATTCTCACGCTTATCAGGCGGTAGACCGCCGGATGCGGACGAGAAATCGACCGGATCACCCTTCCCTGTATCCTGCTCATCCACGAACCGGTTCGTGTCACTGGGATGAAGCGGTACCTTGCGGCGTGCTGCCGTGCCGACAAGAGCCTGTGCCTGACCGTACGTGGGCGCAGTCTTGGGACTCCTGCTGACTGCGAACGGGGCGAGGTGAGTCGCCTCATCCGTGAAGATAGCGGCCGGCGGGTCATCGATGATCGGCATGAAGGAGTCGAAGAAGTCGGAAATCTCGGATGACGTCCCACCCCACTTCGTGGAGAGGACCACATGACCCTTGCCGAATCCCTGTTGGAACAGAGAGCTGTCGCTTCCCGCCTGGAGAAACAGGTTCTCGATGGCCTTGATCTCCACGACCAGGCCTGCTGCCATCGTCCTAGAAAGCGTCATGTCGGCGAACTCTATTGGCGTCGTAGAAGCCTGATCATCAGTGAGATTAAACGTCGCAAAGATGAATTTCAGATTGTTCGCGTTCACATCCACTCGTTCGATCCTATTGACCCAGACGGGCGAGAACATTCCGGACGTGTCTCCCGTTGGCTGATCGCTGGCAGGCGAGCAGATATCCATCTCTGAGAACATGCCCTTCGGGATAACGATCGGGAACGAAGCCGGAGTAGAACTCGTCCGCGAGGCGCTGATGCGGAACGGGAAGTTGAAGGCCTCGAGCCAGATATTCGGGTCCGCGTCGAGCACGGGGATCAAGTTGTACGCGCTCGCCGTCAGAAGGCCCGTGCCGTGCGAAACAGCCGTCAGACTGTATGTGTCGGCAGCGGAGGTCGTCGGGCTGTCGGCCAGCTCATAGGTGGATGGAGGCTCCACGGAGCCGGACGAGCCGCCACCAGGCGGTACGAGGGCGTTGTAAAACGTTTGTACCGTCGTATCGGCCGTGTCGAGGGTGCGGAATTCGATGAACCCGTCAATCGTCGTGGCCTCAACGGAATCGAGGATGACTGGCGCGTCATCAACGTCCGGCGGTACTATACGACTTACCTGGAACCCGAGAGGCGAATCAATGTCGTATTCAGCCGTGAAGACAGCGACCTCGTTGATCGATCCCTTGAGCTGCGCCGTGAAGACGAGCCGCAGCTTACCCGTGTAGACGCTGCTGCTGCCGCTACCGCCGCTACCGCCGTTGGTCCCGTTGAGGCGCTTGACCCATGCCAGGCGCGGATATTCCCATTTCTGCGGCATCGACGCGTGCAAATCCCAGATCCAGGCGAGCGGGATATCGATGTCGCCGGATCCGTTCGTTACGAGCTTCGGCGGGATCAGGAATGGGAAGAGCGCCATGTGCCCGAGCCTGAGATCGAGATTATCGAGCGCCTTGGCTAGGATGAGTTGCCTGACGGCCAAGTCAACGATCGGCCTGTTGATGGCCTCGTAGAAAGCCGGGTCTGCCGAAGTCAGCCACCGAATGCCGATAGTGCTGTCGTTTGCGAACCTGCTGAAGATTTGGCCGGGTAGGATAGTCGGGATCAGATCTGGATTAATAATTGTGGTCATGTTGCCTCGGTTCCAGATAAGTTCTACCTAGGTATTTTCGCCCGGTAATCTGTATGGCTCTGATGTTTATGTACTCTTATCTTTTGTTACGCCTACCCTTGATCGCTTTTAAGATGGCGTCCTGGCTCATATCTGAGGACTGTGCGAACTCGGCCAACATGCACAAGACGTCGTCACTACGTTCTTCAATGCTCTTCTCAATGAATTCTATTGACTCTCTGAACGACATCCGCTGGGGTTCCTGGTTGTCGAAGGATTCTGGAGCTTTCTCAAAGGATTCTGTGAACGCCTGATACTGCCTATCTCTAACGAAGACGGCGAAATCTTCGACTATGGAACCGGATGTCTTACCATTCGCCTCTGCCTGCTTAACGATCTTTCTTATTTCATCCTCATCCATCCCATACATCTCACGTAGGACCTTCGCGTGAATTGACCGCGGAGCCTGTGCCACGATGTTGTACGCCGCGTCATCGTCCTCTATCTCTTCGAAAATAATCGACTTTACCGCCATACCGGGACCGGCAATGTGCTCGACCTCTGTCAGGAACTGCTTCTTCGCATCGCCGGCGTAATCGTCGGCATCACTTTCCTCAAATGCAGCTTCAATACAGAACCTATATGGGACGGACGTGGGGTGCTCGCTCAAAGCCTCATTCAGGCGGCCCGAGAATGCCTTGAGCTGGACCTTGGACCTAGCAAGATCTATACTGGGGAATTCCTTTTTGACGCGGTCGATGAGCATCACCTTATTATGCTTATAGACCTTAAACTCATCCTCTGTGAGGGACATGAATCGCTTCGGATTGGATAGTACCTGCACGAGTTTCATCTAAGCTAGTTTTGCGGGGGCAAAGGTCATTTAGCATGGGAAACGATCAAAAGACCGGCATTGATGAGAGATTACTAGCTGTCTTCAAGAAGTTCGATAATATCTGTAAATCCCAAAAGGCAGAATACAATATAGTATCGGACGAGCGTGACCTACAGGGGTATCTTGTAGGGCTCGAGTACGGTGAAAAAATAGATAAGATCATCAGAGACATCGATGATACCGTTAGGGAAAACGATATTCATATTGAGGTCGACAAGAATCACCGTCAGGGGACCTTGTTCACATTCACCATGAAAGCCATCCAAGAAGGTTCCGGTACCATGGATGAGGAGCGGCTCGCCGAGTTCGTCGACGCAGCGGCCAATGACCTCATCGAGATGCTGACGAGGGTCGCCCTCGAAGAGTCCAAGGGCGGCATGGATGACCTGCGAGCGGATCTCATCAGGCATGCTATCCAAAAGATCTCCGAGAAGAGCGGCGTCTCTGCTTTCAATATCAAGCACGGTGACGAACCGGACGCCAAGTTTGACGCCGGCCAACTGAAGAAGGGCATCAAGGTAGAGCTCGAGCACACGGACGACGAGGAATTCGCAAAGAAAATCGCCAAGGGGCACCTCGTCGAGAACCCGAAATATTACGGCTTCCTCGAGAAGATGGAAGCAGAAATGGAAGCGGAACCCGGTGAGGTCAAGGGCGAGACGATGAAGGAAGACCAGTATAAGTGGGCCCCCGGCAAGGTTCGCCGCAAGCAGTCCATGTGGCCACAAGCCTTCGGACACACCGCCTCCTATGGCGGTGTCGTTAATGGTTACGCCAAGTCCAAGTCCGGACCGACGAAGGTCATCTGGAAGAAGGGCGTCCAGGAATCTGCTCAGCTCCAGGAAGCAGCAAACCGCATCAAGGACATCAACAAGCTATTTCTGGAGCTCGTCGACGCCACCAGGAAGCAGGATAAGGACGACATCAAGCACGTCGGGATGGTCATGAAGGAACTGGCCGATGGTAGCGAGGGCCTCACCAATGTCGTCACGGATGCGGTGAATTGCGCAGGCTACTTTGACACCAATGACGTCGGATATGCCTATGACAGGTTCAAGAGCATCTACTTGACGGAGCCTATCACGGATGCCCCTGACGTCCGTTATACGGCTGAGAAGGGCCAGGCCGTTATTGTGAAGGAGCAGTTCGACGTAGCCTGCCCGGATTCCAACGAGGTTGTCACCATCCCCGTAGACAAGGTCGGCATCGTAGAGGGCACCGGAACCCTGACGTCCGTGCTATTTGGGGATCAGGCCTATAAGATCATGGTCAAACTTCCGCCTTCAATGGTAGATAATTATCTCAGGCCGGTATCGAGCAGCCTCTCGAAACGGCTAAACACGTTAATCAGCGAGGGTATCAGATGAGGTATCTGACCAGCGTCCAGCGCCGCAGGCTGGATGAACAGACGATCAAGGCCGACATCCTCAGGGACTGGATCGAAAAGATCCGCGAAGCCTTCGACAGGACCGTGTTCTACAAGAACTTCGTAGAAGGTCTCGCCGCAGAAGCCCTCGAGCAGTACGTCACGGAGCACCCAGAGGACAAGGGGAGAGTCGATGGGATTCGTGAGCCCATCAAGAACCTTATCGCGCAGTCGCAAACAATCAACAAGATGCTGGTTGACCTCGATCAGAAAATCGGCCGCTCACAGGCGGCAATAGAGGCCTCTCCTGCCGCGGCGGCTGCTGCGGCAGCTGCGGTTGCGCCAGCAGAGACCCCAGCCGAGGAACCAATAGAGACGCCGCCAGCGGAAGTACCTGTCGAAGAACCCGCTGAAGAACCCGAAGAAGAACCCGAAGAAGAGAAGCCCAAGAAGAAATAAAGGATGACAAATGCGCCGCATCATTCATGAGCGTATGGCAACCAAGCAGTTCAAGGGCATCATCGAATTTGTCCTGAAGGACAAGCTTGGTCGCGTCATCAAGCAGTGGTCCGAACCGAACATCGTCAAGATCTTCGCGAAGGAAATCCTATCGCACCGGCTCGCCCACAGCCGCGTCTGGGATCCCACGGGCGGGAGTGGTAGCGGCACATGGGTGGATTCTGGAATCGATCCGAACAATGAGTTCTCCGCCAAGTACGTCCTTCTGGGGGCCAGCTACGACGCCGATGGGGTACCCCTCGACACGAACGATATCAGATATTACACAATCGACCCAATTACAGGCAAGCCGGTTCCCATCAGGCTTGATGTTGGCGCAGATTACGACGGCGAACTCATCAATTCGATACCCCTCGCTGACCCGACCCGGCCCCTCAAGAGGGTCGAGAATATCGCGTTTGAGACCACCTATCAGCCGTCCGGGACCCCCTTCCTCCAGCCGGAAGTGCGAGCACTCAACAACATAGTACTCCTGGAGACGACGGTCACCACTAGCGAATACAACGGCTTTGGTGTAGCTGGCAGCTCTGGTAGTTCAGGGAGCAGCCCGGGGAGCGACTATTTCACGATCACTGAGGTGGCTCTCGCGGCCGGTCCGGAAATGACGACGCTACCCAAGTGCGAAATCAAACCCCGGCAACTGTTTCTCCAGGGCGTCGGGGGCGCTTACGATGGTGCTTCAATCCCAGCCGTCGCATCCGGGGGAGATACCATCACGATCAGCGATCCGACGGATGCAACAATCATCAAGGAAGGTGATCAGGTCAAGATCGTCGCGGCGGGAGGTAGTGCGGATGACGGCTTCGGGTCTGAGGCACCTATCCTCAACCAGATCGACCCATACTACCTGGTCGTTTCGAAGCAGGACTCCGGCAGCGACGTTCAGCTCGACAGGGTCCCGGTCAACAGCAGCAACGTGCCCATCACAGGCGCCATCGGCGTCCTTCGAAACACCCTGCGGATCTTCAGCCACAGGATCTTGACAGTACCAGTCAAGAAGACGTCGGATGTGGAGCTCTTGATCCGCTGGCGCATTATCTTCTCATAAGATGAATACGACATGGCCCCTTCATTAGAAGGGGCCATTTTCTAACTGATTAAAACACGCCACCCGCTCCGAGCTCTTCTTCCGGCGGCGGCAGATCCACAGGCCCACCAGCGAGCTCAAGCTCTGCAGGGATGTCTTCCGGGTGTGTCCCGTGGTATGCTGGCACGGCAGGCGTACCTTCCGGCTCCATCTTGCTACCATGATCGTAATAATCTCTCGCCATGAGAATAGCCTCTGCCTTCGGCATGTACTCCCCAATGGCGACCCTCGTCGGACACTCGGGGTGCTTACACTGAGACGGGTCAGACCTCCGCGGATGGCAGTCTATGGTAACCTTATATGTCTCGAATGCTTCTGTGATGGCCATATCTAATTTACTTTCGAATGTACACTCGTCAACTCCTTGCATCACATGAGTCGCCTTTGGCTTCGGCTGGAAAGCGGGCTTCGGAGGCCTGTAGGGATCTGGCTTCTCTGGAGTTCCTGGTTTTGTGGGCGTAGGAGCAGGCTTCGTCGGAGCAGAAGGAGCGGCTCCCGCCTTTGGTTTCGGCTGGAAAGCGGGCTTCGGAGGCCTATAAGGGTCTGGCTTCTCTGGAGTCCCTGGTTTTGTGGGCATGTGAGCAGGCTTCGTCGGGGCAGAAGGAGCCGGAACATCCTCGGAGATCGAGTCGGCGATCTTCTGGATGTCCTCAAACTCTCCCTTGCCCTCTTCCGACCCTGGCTCTTCCGGTTCCCAGTCTTTCACTTCAAATTCCTCCGGTTCTTGTACGAGGTCAGCGATCATCTTCTTCACATTGGTCGGATCTTCCTTCATGCTACTAGCTATGAGGGACATAATCTCATGAAGCTTATCCGGCTCCAGCTTCGATAGAGCCATGACGATCTCTGGGATCTGCTCCATGTCAACCAGCTTCAAGAACCTACGCCAGAGTTCTGGACCCATGAAGAAGTGGAACATCTCTTCCAGGTCTTTATCGGCATGCTTAAGCACTACCTTGAGCATGTCGGGATCCTTGGGGAGACCATGGTGCGTAATTAGCTCCACGCAGCCCTTGGACAGCTCATGTACCAGGATGGGGAATATGATTCCTTTTGCCTGGATCTTCGGGGTATCCTCATCCCAAACGATCTCGTTTTGGCCACCCTTCTGCCCGAGCTGGGTCATCAGCATATCGAGATTCATGAACCATCCGCTATAGTTCATGGTACGTGATAACTTATCGTAGAACGGAATGAGCTGAGGATCGATTCTGTCGATAGCCTCTTTGGCCAGATGGTGCATGGTCGTCATCTGGTGGATGGAGGCACCGTGAATGATCGTGTTGAGAGTGATCCTCTTGTTAATCTCTCTGATCTGTTCTGGAGTGAGCTCTTCCTCTTCCTCGGGCTCCTCCTCGGGTGGCGGCCCGGTTTCTCCGATCTCAGCCTCGAACAGTTCCGGCTTAGCCTTCCAGACCTTGGCAACGATCTGAATTGCCAGGCGCTCGAGCTGTTCCTTGTGCGGCTCCTCAAGCGCTATGGTCTGCTGGAGGAGAGCCATCATCTGGCCCATGTCGATCCGCTCAGAGCCCGTTGACTGTCTGACCAGTCCCTTTAGGTGTTCAAACTGGCTGAACGCGAGATCCTGGCCATGGGGACCAAGAACGGGATGCTGGCTGAATGGCCGGTTCCCTTGCTCAAACGCGCGCCTGATGCTCGGATGCATATGTTAATTTTGACGGCAACTGTACTCCTTGCTGAATCTTCCGACTCATCTTCATGTGGTCTATCCTAGCCTTCCGGCGGTTCATCATGTCAACGAAACGCCTCGTGATAAGTTCGTTATGCAGTGACATAAAGTTTAACCTAAGATGCCCATGGGCATATAACCTGTGCCTGTGTAGCATAGATATCAAACCCAGTTTTCTGAGCTTTTCGTAGGGTATGACCCTGAAGTCCTTCTGCCTAAATTTCTTGCCTAGCACGCAGCTTATGACCATCTCCGCCACGAGTCTGTCCATTACTCGGAGCTGGTTCTCGTCGTTCATATGCTTGATGTAATAATCTATGATAGCCACGCTCCGAATCCGATCCTTAGCTATGGTGTTAATCATCTTAATGGCGATCTTAAGCTTCTCATCAATATCAGTCGCCCTCTTGATTCTGCCGCTCACATATTCAAGGCCCCGTTTGAAGAAGTTCATGACCTTGCGCTGCTTCTCGACGGCCAACTTAACCTTGTCGGCCGTAAATTCAAGACCAAGGTACTTGAACCTGGACACCTTCGTAAACGACGATTTGCCGTCTACGAAGCAGGCATTAAGGTAATGTGCTGGCTTCATGGTTAGCTTGAGGTCCGTTATCATACTGTCTAATAGGCGGGCCGCCTCACTCGCTACCTCTTCCTTGTCTGATACGATAAGGAAATCATCCGCGTACCTGAAATATTTCACCGGTAAGGCAGCGACGACCTTGTCGGCGTCCGTCAGGTAGATGTTCGCGAGTGTACAGGCTACTGACGCGCCGAACGGGATGCCGATAGTAGCCGTCCGAATACTCCCGTCCTCGACATACCCGAACTGGATGCGCTGTCTGACGAGCTCATAGAGGTAATCGCGCTCGTCTATGATCTCTGCGAGCTTCGCCAGCAAAATACCATGGTCGATGGTATAGAAGTAATTCGAGATGTCGCGCTTCACTATGAACGAGTACGGGTTTATAGATCGCGCTACCTCATTCTGGCAACTATCCAACCCAAGTTCCTCTATACGGTAGGCGTAGGCGTTCGGCGAGAACCAGCCGTTGAGAAGCTTATTGAGGCAATCATTGAGCCAGCGCTCGACGATCCTATCGCGCCAGGACGATATGTAGACGTCCCTGACCTTGTTCTGCTTGATCCGCCTGACAATCTTGTGACATGGCCCGAATCGGAAGCTCTTGCTGGCTATTTCGGCCTTGATCCTGTTCACATTGAATTCGAGTCCGGCCCCAAATTCCCAATATGTCTCGCCGTCTGTTGACTTCGTATACCCGCGCTTCTGATCAAAGGCGATCTTGTTGACGAGATATAAGGCGGAAGACTCTAGGGAGGCGGTTTTGAGACAGTCGTCAATGGTGAGCTTATGGGGTAGGCTTGTCATCCCGTATCTACTAGCGGAGGTAGGCTGCCCAGCCATTAAAACACCTAGTCCCGTAGGGACTGGCTTACATGAACCCGTGTACTGCGGTCTTCCATCCCCATGGGTCGCGAACCGCAGCTTTCGGGCATCGAGGATAAGCGCAACGGCGCTTGACAGCTGGGCAGCCTACCTCCTCTCGATACGAGCAATGTTATCTACGCGGATCGTAAGGATATGCTCAAATTGACGCTCGATGTTATACGCAGTGTGCGAGGGATCGGAGGTGTTGATCCCGGGCCTGCTATGCTCAATTTTCCAGAACATAGGATCGGGGTCCTTCGTCACGAACGACCAGGCACGAGTAAATTTAGCACCAGTCTTCTTGCCTATCCCAACGCGCAACACGTGTCGTGATTTCATCAGCGACACGTGATCAGCCACAATAGGGTCACCTTTATATCTCGAGGCGATTTCCTCAATTTCATCTATGGGCGGGGTAGTTCCCCTTGGCCCTACGTAAGGCGCCTCAGACCCAGATATGTATATGTTCATCGCTCTGTCAAATCCGTCCTTGAGATAAATAGTAGCTGGCGTCAGACTCTTGGCATGAACTTCGGGCACGAATCCCTCATCTTCTTCTATTATCGAGGCGATCTGATTTGGCGTGGACTCCTTCAGCCCGAAATTCTCGTCGATGAAGCTGGCCCATTCCACGTCTGGCGTGCTTGTCACGAACTGGGACAACTCAGGCTGCCTGAGGTCCTTCAGGAACGAGGCGACGTCGTCCTTCTTTCGAATATCCAGGGCATGTCGTTCCTGAAAGTCGATCAGGAACGGGATAAGATCGTTCACAACGCTCATGGTTTACCTGAGCTCAAGCTGCCCGTGAGCGAACTCGTTGTACCGCAGGATCTGGTCCCTGACCTCAACGGACCTGATCTTCGCCTGCGGCCACAGACGGAGTCCGAGCTTCCCAACGTCCAGGGGTGATGAGAACGGGAAGTACGGGGTGTTCACTACCACAGGCGTCGGAAGCTTGGCGCTCTCGATCGTGCTCGGCGGGATGAGCAGGTTATTCCACCAGATCCAGAGCTGGTTGTCCCTGACCATCGTCTCGAGAACGTTCCACCGCTCCGTCTGCCCATCGATCTCATAGGGCAGGAACCCGCCCCAGTAGCACTTGAATCCTTCCGGATTTGACGCCGGAGTCTCATTGCTGTGGATGAACCCACTCTGGGTGTAGATGCCGCTGACGTAATAGCCCTGCTTGAAGCCGCGGACGAGGTCATCGCGATTGTCACCGGACAGGTTGAGTTCGTATGGCTGGCTCATATCCAGCGTACCGGACTTGAACTGAAGCTGGACCGTCTCGTCGCCGGACGTTGTATTGACTGAGAACTCGAGTCGTACAGCCGGCGAGGTGAAATCCAGGTGGAGGAGCTCGACCACGGTCGTGTGCAGAGGTACTTCGTCAACCGTACTACCACCGGAACCGGATCCGATTTCGTCACCAACAGAACCCGTGGCATCCTCACTGAACGGGAACATGTCGGTGCCGATCAGCATCACTCCGTCGTCGTCATAGTTCGAGAAGTTTGTCTTAGCGAAGTAGTTCCAGACCCTGTCCCGGAAGCTGCCGGTGAGAACCCTGATAGCCCCATCAGCCGGCAGCTGCTTCCACTGAGCTCCCTTTGCGATGATGAATCGCTTATTGATATAGGGTCCAGAGCTGATAATGCCGCGCCGGATGATCTTCATGTAGACGTCGTCCACGCTGTCGACGGGGGACTTGAGCAGGATATCAATCGGCGGGAATCGGCTCGATTCGGGCTGTCCGATGAGCGTCCTGGTATAGAAATTCCTGTGATTGATTCTGTGCCACAGGAATATCGGCCTCTCCATCTTCTCAACAGACGGAACATTCTCCACGACCTTCAGCCCTGGCAGCGCGGGATCGATGTCAGCCTCATACTGGTTATTGATCTGCACGCCAGACGGCTCCAGGATTTCACCGCTGCCGCTGTCGAGGTCATCCGACAGGAGAAGGGGATCCTCAAACCCGGTAATCCCCCAGATCGTCCGCTCAAAGAGACAAGCATCGAGAATATCAGTCCTGACGCCGGACTGCGGCTCGGATCCAAACTCCAACTCTTTCCTCGCCGTGAGGAGATCGCCGAACCTGACGGCCCCAGTCAGACCCCAGAGCGTCTCCGCCCCGAGGTTGGGCTCCAAGTTGAAGAACCTCTTGAGGACCGCCTGGCCACTCACCTCAGCGATCTTGAATTCCCAAAGCTGCACGAGCGTACCGATTGGCAGGATGTCCTGCGTTCCGTCTAGGACTAGCTGCCTCGGATTGACGAGAGCCGTCGGCGAGTTCTCTGGGTTCTGGTACTTCCAGATGTTTGTCGACACGAAGCTGCTGCCGACCGGCTCCGCCTTGAGGATGTCCCAGTACTTCACGTTGTACTGGTTGGTCGCCAGGACGGATGGGGCATAGCTCGTGATGACAGCCATGCGTCGCGTCAGAGTATGGCCCTTGTAGAGAAGCGCGCCGAGGATACCGGGTTCGGACTTCAACTCGAACTCGAAACGGATGTCGTTCCCGTCGGAATCCTCTCCCATGAACCAGACAGCCCTGGCCCGTGTGGGCCCTGGTGTCATAACCCAGCCTACCGAGGTCGTCCCATTACTGCGGCGCCTGAGGATAGTCTCCCATTCCGCCTGCCCAGGCACGAGCTGGTCGGTCGACCTCTTGAAGATGACGGCAGGGTACCTGTTCTTCTTGTTGAGCGTGGCGAGAGGGTTAGCCGGATCGAAGATGGTCGTCTCGGGCAGGAGAAAGACCTTGAACTCGCCGTAGACGTTCGCGCCAGGAAGCTTCCCGCCACAGGACGGAGGCCTGATGGAGGCTATGTCGCTCTCGTCCTGAATCCAGAAGATCTGGGCGCACTCTTCGCACGAGCATAGGGGGATTGACGAGTCAACGGTGAACCGGATGACGTTCCCAACCCGTTCCAGATTGATGAACTCTGTACCCGCGGCGAGGATGATATCGCCCTGCAGCCACCCCTGATCATCTGGGAACCCCGACCCCATAAAGCCGAGGACCCCAAGCCTCATCTGGAGTAGCGCATCCAGCTTCGCCTTGTCATCCGACGACATCAGGCCGTGAAGGTCCTCTGTCGCATCCGGCACAGGGTCAGACGTGACGTGCGTCTGTCCATGGAACGGAGGGATGATGATCTGGGAATCCTTGTACGTAAGGCATCGCGTCTCCAGATCGTAAACATAGGTCGTGATGATACCATCAGGACCTTCTACGTTTACGATCTGTTGGTCGACGAGCGTGTTCGGGTCAGGAATTTTAACCTGCGTCATGCGTTATCTCCGGCGTTGGGATTATGCTCTTGAGTGGCAACCATTCAATAATCCTGACCGGCAAGGTGCTTACTTCCGGCTTGCCCCTCTTCTGTAAGATTTCCTCGAGAGGCGTCTTTTGATTACCCTGTGCCATTCTCACTGACCTCTTTGTTCTCTAACTCTTTCGTATGGCATTTGTTGCAGTGGACCTTAGCATATCTTCCACTGCCCTTGGGGCTGACAGTGCAATAATGACGAGGGTTTTCCTTCGCCTCGGATTCCGTCAACTTCCCACCACATCGTTCACAATCCATGGTCTACTATGAGACGGTAAGTATCCGCTCTTAGTTACCATCGATGCGACAACGACCTTACCTATCTTTGCTAATGGAAGTGCAGGATGGTGTTGAGAATTCTCGCCCGTAGGGCATAAGGAGTGACCATAACTTGGAATTGTTCAATACCAGGACGTGGCGCATCAACACATCGGAACACGTGCTTGTGATGGCCGGGCAATATATTTGTTGGATAAAAATCTTTATCTATGAACGCCACGTCACAGGGTTGATTCGTATAGCGTTCCACCTTAATGCCGAGAAACTTCGCAAGAGCCTCAGCCTCAGGCTGCGGATTCGGACACCTGTAGACCCTGGCACCCACGGCCGCAGCTGCAATGAGCTTGCCCCCGAACATGGGACACGCGTCTAATACGCTCGCTGGCGACAGGCTGAACTTCTTCAAGATGGCCAGATACGCACCAGGAGTTACTATCCTGGGCCCGTATCCTTGCTGATTGACAGCTCTGGCCATGATATACCGGGTCAGATCCCCCTGCCCTTTTAATATCCGCTTTGCAGCCTTATAGAGCTTGGATGCAACCCATCCGTCATCATACGTTCCCTTCCTTCCGGGGTCGATACCTGTATCGAAGAAGTGCTCCATGAGCATGCGCCCTGGGGCTCCTTCGTTCTTTATACCAATCGCGCCGACGGCCAATAAGACATCGCCGTGCCAGAATCTCTCACTAGAAAGCTTGAGAAGGTTCCTGAAATCATCGAGTAGGGCCTCTTCAGGGAACCAGATCCTTCGCCAGCCAGGACCACAAAGCTGCATGATGAACTTATGGATGACCATGCGCCTCTCTAGGAACGATCCCTTGACGAATTCCTTGTACTGAATGATTGGGTGCTCTTTCTTCTCGCTAGCGAATGGATCCCCAGGCTCCGTCTCGAATTCCGTGTGGATGCGGACCGGCACGACTTCTGATTTCGCATACTTAAATGTGTGCCGCCTGACGTCAGTCACGTCATGGTCGCACGTCAGCCACCGCTCTGTGATACCGGTGATAAATTGCACGTCTAGACAGAAATTACGGATCTTGACATGCTTGACGAACGGATGTGACGAGAGCTGATATGCGAGGTCTCTTATGTGTAGTGGGATCACGTCTTGAGTGTCTGCTTGTTCGCGTACAGCGCCTGTATGGAGCGACGAATCTTTTCCTTCGTCTCTTCGCTATGCTTCCTACCGAAGAACGGGTTCGAATTGCCAGCCATGGCCTGGTGAATACTTCTGGGGTCCAATTTAAACTTTATGAGCCAGTTGTAGATCGTATACGGGACGACTCCGGCGACCTGCGCGCACTTCTTCAGACTCCACCGCTTGATGACATAATGCTCCGTAAGCCACTCAAGATTGCAGAGCTTTGAATTCGATTTGACGGCTTCCTTATGCGTTCTCGTCTTTATGTGATACCGATTCTTCAGACGATTCACGACAAGAACATTGGATCTATTGATTATCCTGGCGATGGTCGGCGTTCCATACCCTTCATCGACGTACTTCCGCTTGAACCACTGGGCATTGTCCCAGACGGACGGATCGTCAATGACCTCGATCGGACGCCGCTTGTGAACGTGCTTTACGTTCTGGAATGGGGACTCCTTGAGCTTCTGGCCCGCTCTGCGCTTCCAGTTCCTAATAGTCGACGGCGATTTCTGTGCGATCATCGCAAGCTCGTACGTACCCATCCTCTTGTTCAACTCAAGCCAAGTCTTTATCTTATCAAAACCGCTAAGATCAGGAGCGTTCATATTCGTTCCGCGAATAGGGATGCCACGCAATTATTTACGTTAGATACGGCATCCTACAGCACAGGCTTCCGCGGCGGTGGGCTAGCTGGTCCCAGTCCCGTCGGCCCTGTCAGCCCCGACTTCGGCTTCTTGGGCTCGAGGTAGAATTTGAGCGTCTCGGGTGTGACGGAGTGGATGAGGTCCTTCTTGTACGTCCTATAATAGCGGCGGCGACCTGGGCTACCAAATATGTCTGGTAGGAGTCTCCGCCCGGTCCAGTACCTATTCTTCAGATTGTGCGAACGCAAGATCTGCTTGAGAGCTTTCTGAAGCTCAATGATCTCCTCATCTGATAGGTAGTTCAGGTTGATTCCGCCGACGAGATCGTTACCCGTTGATGGATTGCGCCAGTGACCGAGGATCAGAACCTTGGGTCTTGGATCCGTCTGGTACCCAGAATACTGACCGCGCCAGACGCGTCCATATCCCTCAGTGAGGTACAAGCCAGCGAGTTTCATGCGGTATCTTTGTAAAAATATATGGTATGCGATTCACAAGCCGTCTAAGCATTCTACTGCGGGAAAGCATCCTGGACATCTACCAGGACACCCTACCCCTAAATATCTGGAACAAGGAGAAGCCGTTTTACAGACTAAAACCGGAAGTCTATAAGCTGATCTGGGAACGCATCCTAAGCTTCATGCCCAAGGACAAGCTCAAGAGAGCGGCCGTCGTCGGTAGCATCGCGAGCCACCTCTACAACCCAAAGACGGACGTCGACGTACACCTCATCACCGACCTTATTCCAGAGACGCCAGATTTCAAGAGATACCAAAAACTCTCAGAAGTCGCCAGCCATGTGCCGATCGAGGGTACGCAGCACCCAGTTAACTTCTATATCCATGAAGTCGACGACGACTTCGAAAAATCAGAATCGATCTATGACCTCTTCCAGAACAAATGGGAAAAATATACACCCCTGCGGGAAATAGACATAAAGGATTACTACGAGACGTTCAAGAAAGTCGTCAGTCAGATTGACATAAAACGGGCGGAACTGTACCGTGACCTTATTGACTATGCAGAGCTCAGGGGAGCCCTCAAAAGCGCATCGATCGGCGATGTGGATAACCTCATGCACGACTTGAACGAGAAGATCGGCGAGATTAATAAGAGCATCGACGTCATGATTTCCCAGTATAAGTCAGTCAAGGCCGCCAGGTCACGCGCCTACATGCACGCGTTCGACAGCGGAGACTTCGGAAGCGCACTCGAGATGTCGGCCGAAGCAGATGCTAATGTCATTTACAAACTGCTAGAGAGATATTCCTATGCAGACCTGCTCCGTAAACTGAAGAGGTACAAGGATGAGGTTGGGGACATAACGCCAAAGAACGTCAAGGGCGTGGCTAATATCGTGAAGAAGTCTCTTGTGAAATCGATCGACGACAGGCTGAGCAAGTTCAGCGGTCAAGCGTCTGAAGACTCATAACGCCTTACGCGCACTTTCCAATTTTTCTCCTTCCTATCGAAGGTCTTCTGTACCTTATAATCCCATCCGTATGCCCCGCCGATGCTGATGATCGGCCCCACAAGCTCCATCAGCTTCTTGTCGCCTGTGACAGCCTGACTCAGTTCGCCGATAGACACATCACCCCTGGAAAAGTCCCTGAGGGCATCCTTGGTCTGGTTGCTAAGACCGACGCCCTTATCATGCCATATGTGGGATAGGACGTTGACGGCTACTTCAGGTGGAATCTTCAGCTGAAGTTCCGCGGCGAGAACGATAAATCCAGGATCTACACCAAGGTTCACAACGTATTTTTACAGTCGCATAACGCAGGAAATGCCTTGTGTATGACATCCCTGACGTGATCCCACCTGACTGTGCCTGACGCACGAGCAGCACACAAAATATGGCCTTCCATGTACGTTGGATTGCGCTGCACGACTTCTTCAACGAATCTGTCAGGAGCCATGGACTGCGGAGGTCCAATGATGAGCCTACCCTGCCTTTCCCTCATAATTTCGTGAAAGCTCTCCATGTCGATGTTCCCATCATCGTTCCTGGGGAGCGGCGACGACATAGTCGTCTTATATGGTTTCTGCTTCTCCTGCACCGGTACCTTCTCATGGACCTCACGGACCTTTATCGTCTGCCTATTCGACCTCACAAAACTGCGGGACCTAAGCCAGTTTATAGCTGACGACGTCCTCTGCGACAGATTCTTCTTGACACCAATGGATTTGAAGAAGTCTCGGCATTCTTGGCGTGAACGGGGCTTATTGCTTATAAACTTCCAGAGGCGGAAGTTCGCCACTCCATCGTCCCCATCATACTTGGTGCAGGAACCGTCAACATAGAACTGCTCCAGGTCGTATACTTTCTTGGCGGCTTCCATGGTGGGCATGTCCTTCAGTCCTTCAAATACATGAACTAAGTCTGTCAGCGCGACATATCGTTGATAATAAGGAAGTTCTGCGCGATGGTGTCTATCTCCGTCAGCGGCTGCCTATTACCATCCGGCCTAATCTGCTTCAGCGGAGGAATCAGCGGCGGTATCGACGGCTTGATCGGGCATTCGCAGTACGGCCTAGGCGGCGGAGACGGTTGAGGCAATGGAAACGAGGACTGATTGAATCTTGTGATTACGAATTGTACTTGCATGGCTTATGGGCAAATATCAGTTATGATTGCCGCACAGAAACGCGGAAACGGCAGTCAGGTTGAAGAGCCTAGCATTAGAACATGCCTCAAGTGCCTTCGGCCATTCAGATCCAGCTGGAAAGGCCATAGAATATGCTCAAAGTGCTCAGATAGTGCCGATATGGATTGCGGCATTAAGGTCTGTCGAATCTACTGGCGAGATTTTGATCGTCTCTGACCCCACTTCTTAAACCTCTCCCTGTCCTGCGGATGTACCAGGAATGACAGTCGTTCCTTCTTCTTGGTATGCCCGGAACCACCAAGCTTCCCTGGGTGGGACTTTACGACCGCCCAATGACCATCCTCATAGAGTGATCTTAATTTCATACGTTATTTTTGAAGTATCTAAGGCGGCACAAAAATAGGAGAGTACGATGCCAACAAGAATAGAAATGTCGAGGGCGGCGAAAGAATCAAATATCCTTGAGCGAAAGATCATCCAGTGGGTCAACGTCCACCGCCTTGCACCACTCAGAAGAATAGCCAAGAAATTTAACATATCGGAACTCCATGCTTTCAAGATAATCGAAGAGGGGGCCAAAAGCGGCCTTGAACTAGCACTGCGGAACAGACTATTGCGGCGTATCAGAACGCAACGATCGGAAGCCATTGAGAACCTAACAAAACAAAGGCAGCTGCGATCAGAAATCGAGAACCAAACTGGGAGGCGAGAATGGCGACCGGGACCATAAAGAAGATCGTCACCGACCGCGGATTCGGCTTCATTAAGGGCGAGGACGGTAAAGACGTATTCTTCCACGTCTCATCTTGCAAGCAGACGCCATTCGACGCACTCATCGCTGGTGACAGCGTCGAATATGACATTGACACGCGGCCGAATCCCAAGGGTAACGGACCGCGCGCAGCTACCGTCCGTAAGGTCGCAGGCGTAGACCCAACAACCGTATGCATCCTATGTAGTAAGTCAGTCGAAAGCATGAACCCTACGATCATTCATGGCAAGAAGGTATGCGTGAGCTGCGTCGAGGTCATTTGTAGAGGTGGTAACTAAACCTCGTCGAACCTATCCTCGGGGCGGTCTTCGCTTGACCAGCTGTATATCCCACCCCTCGGCGCTTTGAGTATTAGGGTGTAGGTATCTGGCTCTCCACGACCAGATATTACCTTCCTATCAACCGGCTCGAAGATCTCCCCGCCAACTATTTCCACATGCTTCGTACCAATCGGCTTACGAGTGGTGGGGTCCACTGGCTGGTAATATTCACGCTGCTTGCTTCGCAGCATGGGGCGGCGCAGTGCCTTGTCGAGCTTTGCTGGAAAGTCCATCGATCACCCGAGGATCACGCCGTTCATCTCACCCTTCACGATCATCTCCACGAGCATGTTCCTGAAGAGCTTGTAGAATGACTCCATCTTCTCTTCGGGCTCGATTGCAGCCGGCATAACTTCCGGAACTTCTAACTCCGTTGGCCCTGTGGGCGCGACTGGTGCTGGTGCAACTGGCGTCGGAGCCATGATACCCATCGCTTGCGCCGTATCCTTGAGCCTCTGAATTCCCTTGACCTTCAACTGGTTCACTCTCTGCTTCGATATTCCAAGTTCCAAAGCAATTTGCTGACCATCGCGTTCGCCCTTCCCATCAAGGCCGAAAACGAGACTCATGACAGCCATCTGCTGGGGAGTTATCTCCGAAGCTTCAATGATCTTGTCGAGCGTTTCCCTATCCGCAAACAGATCCGAAAGCTCAGGCCCCTTAGCAGCAATCGTATCCGCCAAGGACCTCCCAGTCTTTTCAGACGGCGCATCGATGGGCACGACACCGACATCGTGGAATTCTGGACCGGAATAACCACCGCTAGGAAGCGGCATCCCGCGCTCGCCCTTCCTGATCAAGCCGCTCTGAGCAGATGCCCTTCTGATGGCGGTCTGGATATGCTTCCAGGCATGGGTCGCAATAGGCGCAAGGCCCCCATCCGTCTTGAGTGCGGCCAGGACGCCGATAGCACCCTCTTGGGCTGCATCATCGATCGGAAACCTCTCGGTCACATACTTCTGCGCAAGTTTGTAAATATACGGCTCCAGAGCCTTTACGACTTCTCTCTCGGTCCAGCCATGGATAAGCGGCAGCTTTATCTTCGTAAGGTTCTCTAACGTATGCGGCATCGCACGCCACTCGGCAGATATCTCCGGCGTAATGCCGACTTCTTTTAACTCCTCCGGTGTCCACTGACGAGCCCTGAATTCCGCAGGATCGACCCCAGGCGGATATCCGTATTTCCCTTCTTCATCATCGGCTTCTGCTGGCGGTACCCCAGGTGCGTCGAGGACCGGAACGGCCTGCTCGGGCGCGGCCACTTCCGGGGCCCGCTCGGGCTCATCACCCTCATCCTGTTCTGACAGGATGGAGATGGCAATACTGAGAAGCTTTTCGAAATCTGCCATGGGGTATCTTCCTCGACTTTATTTATATTTGCATACTGGATTTGTGGATTCACTGTTAGGAGACTGTGGATAGAATGTTAAATAATTGACAAGAGTATTTCGGTAGTATTTAATACGTCTGTGGGGAAAGCCCTAACCCATAATGCTGGGGAACCTGGGTCGCCGTACGGACATGGGAGTGTCTCGTACGACAGCGTGCGCCGCAGAGTATCCACAGTACTAGCCGAACACCCAGAACTCTGGCGTGAGGGTCGGCTCGTAGTTCAAGGCGTGGACGTCGGCCTGCCAGAAACGTGCTGGGTCTTCATCAACGCGTATGCCAAAGCAACGCATCAAACCCCTGGGGAAGTCATCTCATTCTTCGCGCAGGAATTCCTCGGCATAGCCGTCCATTCTGCTAATCCCAAGCCGAAGATCGGTCTCAACGCTTCGTCCCAATCCTAGATGACGCTAACCCCACTCCTACCGTCACTCCCATAGTTATTGATGATGTAGTTGTAGTTTGCAAGGACCCGACTTTCGGCAACTGGCTGGCGGCTTCCATCTGGTAGGATCTGCTTGGGAATGGGCTTGCGCTGTGTATATTCGAAATTCTTCTTGCATCCGCAAGGGCAATTGCACCGGTCGCTCTTCGGGACTATGATGACCTTCATAAGGTCTGCCAAGGATAAGCCGACAAGTTGAGTGGGCGTTGAAGCGCGACATCGAGCCTCTGGTTGTAATTCGCTTCCGCGCCCATCAGAAAATCCCAGGCGATCATGTTCCATCTTGCGTCAGATAGCGCGTTGTGCTCCCCCTCGTCCTGATTCGGGAGCACAGGATCTCCCTTCTGGATGCAGAGTTGCTTAATGTCCAGACAGAACTTCGGCCAGTCCTCCGGGAGATCAGCCATGCGCCCAAACAGCTGACAAAGGACGACCCAGTCGTAGTCGCAATAATACCCCCAAACTTCAGGATGGCTCCCCAAGAACTGTCGGACCTCATCCCTTATCTCTCGTCTCTTCTTTCTCGGTACGTCGCCGAGCTTGCTGAGGACGTTGTCCCTGACCCAATCCCCTGCCTTCTTGGGGTTGAATTCCCTGCTCACGGCGTAGTACTCTCTACCATCCTCAGACACTATGCCGATGCTAATAAGGTCTATCGTACGTCCGTCCTCGATGAATTCCGTATCGAACCAGAACCTCATACGACACCATTACTGGACATGGGTGGAAGCGCATTCCACAGGTCGGCTTCCGCCTTCCTGCGTCTCGCCAGGCCCGGAACACTTTCCTTGATGCCTGTCTTCTTGTCCGTCTGCTTGTCCCACCGGAGGATCTCCGACGATGCGGAGTCGTAGTCGCCTTCATTGAGCTTCTGCAGAAGCGTGCTCCTGGAGAAGTTGCCAGATCCAAGATTGAACACGAAGCTGACCAGCGCGTCGAACTGATTCTGGTTCAGTTCGACTATGACCTCGCTCGACACTACGCTCTCTGCGACGACAAGGTCATTGGCGAGGATCTGGATTGCCTGATCCTCTGTGATGGTCTTGTTGATGTATGCTCCGTTAAAGACCTCGCTAGCCGTCAGCTTGTGACCAAACCCTATCGTTTCATGTCCAGCGCCGTCTATATAGACAGAGCCGCGGAAGCCTTCATATTCCTTGATCAGATTGAGACCCAGTATACCGGTCTTCATACGACCTCGTGGTTGAAAGAGAGATGGCTGGCCGGATTCTCACCGGCACCTATTTATGGCAGTTCAAGATAACTTTGGGCGCTTCGTTTCTAGCTCCGTGGCCCCGCGCGCTATCGGTCTTGCCGCTTCGCGCGCTCGACAATCCGCCACTGCGCCTTGGACCATCCCACTGTGCGCGATGCCCTTCGCGCGGGCCAATTGGCTTGGCCGCAGCCATCTCTCTGTCAACCACTTTTACGCGTCCCTCCAATGAACCCTTAGAAGATGAGATACTCAGTGTCCTACGTCGTCATTCCTGTCAAGGTTCATGAAGAGCGCGACAATCACGAGAAGTATCCCGGCATAGATATAATCGGTCTTCTTATCGTACACGATGACGGTAGCAAGGGCGACAGCCGCTATTGCAAGTATGATCTTAACTATCTTTATTTTCATACTTTATCTTTGCTACATACACAACGACCCCGGGTTGGCCGGGGTCGTTGCCAGTAGCTTATGTAGCTTATTTGCGGCTGCGCTTCTTCGACAGCCTCCCAGCGACCCCTCCCGTAGCCGCGCGCCCGCCCAGCCCTCCTGTCGCGCCTCCAGCCGCATCAGCGGACCCAGACTTCGACTCGTCCTGGAACTTGGCCGCCGTATCGGCCTGAACCCTGGTCCCGAACATCGCCGCCGTCTCGATCGTCCCGCCGCGGCCAGTGCCGTATGACATTGATCTGGCCATGAGCCCTTTCTTCCCTCCGCTCTCGTACGTGCCGGCGTCCGAAAGGTAAAGGGCGGCTTCACCAACGTCGTCGGCCATTCCCTGCCAGCCTTGATTACCCGCGAAAGCAGAGAAGCTCCGAAGTACCGACTGGCCACCCGCGAAGTTGCCTCTGTCGGCGAAGGCTCGGGCCTCTTCTTGAGCCTCGAGGCCCTTGAAACGGACGATCTGCTCTTCGACCTCCTTATCGACCTTCTTGTCGGCCTCATCCTCTTTGACATACTCGATCTTGACGGAGTCCTCCAGCTTGACCTTCTCACCCGTCTTGAGATCGACGTACGTCACCTCAATGTCACAGAGCTTGGACGCCCGAGCCGCGACAGCCTTGCTCTTCTCGGGCAGCTCCGTAAGGATGAGAATCTTGCGCTTCTCTTCCGCATAGACGTCGTCCATTGAGATGGTGCACTCAGACTGGTCGTCGCTGGCGTCCACGTCGAGATCGTTGAAGACCTTGGTGAACTTGACGCCCGAGGCCGCCTTGATCTTGATCTTGATGCCCTGCGCCATGCAGGAGATGAGGCCCCCAAGCTCCCGGCCGAAGAAAGCCGGGCACTTGTCGAAGTCCTCGATGAAGTAGTAATTGCCGCCGCCCTTGCTGGCCATCGACGCCAGGAGCTCCGCATCGTGGTCGCTGCCGTAGCCAAAGGCGGTCAGGCTCGCCCCGCCGATCCGGCTTCCAGCCAGCTTAATGAGCCCTTCCTTCGATGTATCTCCGGCCGTTGGCTGCCCATCCGTGAACAGGAAGCCGCGACAAAGGAACCCATCATCGACGTCGTTCGCGTCGTCGATGATCTTGGCCGCCCCGAGCTTCCCGAACTCAGCCTTGGGCACCTTGTCCTTCTTCGGCCTGTCGGCGTTGGCGAGGTTGAAGGCCTCGATGGTCGCTCCGGACAGGTTCGTCGCGCTCATCGACCTGAGACCCCTGATCTCCGCCTTCGCGGCCTCCTTGTTCTCCGGAGTCATAAAGGCAGGCTTGACGACGGAGAAGACGTTGTCGGAGAACCCACAGACGCCGAACATGTCGTCGGCGGTGAGGTTGTCGACGAAAATGCAGAGGGACTTGATGGCGAAGTCCAGCTTCTGCCCCGCCATGCTCCCGGAGGTGTCGATGGCAGCTCCGACGCGGAGGGGCTTCCTGGTCTTGGACTTGTCGAGCTTGCCGCCTTCCAGGGTGATTAGAAGGTGGTTCTCGCCAGGATTCTCGTACGAGACCTTCGAGAGACCGAGGCGTGCAGACAAAGACACGGATGGCGCGGACATAGTGTCCTCCACTTCCTTTTGACGTCCGACAACTCCGGGAGTGCGGAAGCCGCACCAGGCTCTAAAGGCTTCCCTGACACCCGGGTGCCGTCGCCGGGCACCTGGCTTTGCTTCGCCGGCGGCCTCACGGCCCTGCGGCAAAGGAACGTGGAATCAGGAGATTCCTGCGGCGCGCTGCCCTGAGGATTGCTCCATCATCCTATGTTTAGATACTCTTGGCAAATTCCTCTTCACCCAAAGTACGTCGTCGAGGGCCGCTTCTTGATCCAGGCGATGAACTTCTGCACTCGAGGCTCGGCCTTTAGCCTCTCAACGGTATAGTATTCCGAAGCCAGTTGCTTCTCACTGAACATCACATGGATAGCCCTGTGGCAGTCGCGGCAGAAATGGGACCGTGTTGCCGACCAGCTTCTTGGCATCCACGGACATCTTGTTCCGCCGACGACACTTCGGCACGATGTGGTGTCGAGTGGTTTGTGCGTGTCGGTCGCAGAGAGCACACTTACCCATTCCTGTACTTGTAGTAGTCTTCCCTGCACCTGCAAAATGCCCAATAGGCCATCGCCATTCCAAGGGTGAGCAGGAAATGGGCCATGGTGAATTGCGCTTCTCGATGTTCGACCGCATCACACATCACGAATACGCCCCAAATGAACGCATATGCGACGAGAGTTCCTGTGACGACGAAGGCCTTCAAGGCCTCAATCCGGGAGCGGATGCTATTAGGCCAGTTCATTCTGCCTCTACCTTGACCTTGACGTGGGCGCGACCCGCCTGGACAATAGCGAACTTGCCATCAACCCTGGAGAGCTTAGCAAGATACCCCTTTTGGGCGTAGTTCTGGACAAGGCCATCCAAGATTGTAGTAGTCCCATCGACCCAATGGACGACGGTCTTGAATTCCTTCGTCTCACCGCCGCCGCTGACATATTCCATCCGCTCGATCTCTCTGGGCGGAGCGTTGTCAGCAATCGCCTGTAGAGCTTCCTGTTCCTTGGTCTTGTCCCTTGCTGCGGCTAACGCAGGGATCATGAGAGCTGCGACAATGCCGATAATAGCTACGACGACGAAAACCTCAATCATGGTGAAGCCGCGGGATTTCATGGTTTCCTCTGTTCAATCGAGAACGTGGTCATCGTGGTGTCTATGGCGATCAACATCCCAAACGCCACGGAGACGAATAGTGCCATCTCCGCACTATAACCAGACAAGAGAAGCAACGCGAGGACAAATCCTGTCACGGTGATGGTCAAGAACAGCTTTACGAAGAACACAAACTGCGGCATTGTGACCTCGCCATCGCAAAAGCCTCTTCCCAGGAATATCCCCACCCCTTGACTGACGGCACGGTGTAATCGTTCATGCCGACGCAACAGATAGAACCGGTCTCATCATCCCGGCGGAAGGCTATCCCAAGCGATCCCCAACAGCGCTTGGCCACCTGGGCAGCCTGGTCGTCCGTCATCGCGTACAGCTCGTTGACGCGCCGGATGATGATCTCAGCGACCTTATTCGCGATGACCTTCGTCAGCCTTCTGCCGAGGTTCATGGTGGCGGTCTCCACCTCCACCATACCCCGGACGACGCTCCCGGTCAAGTAGGTATAATCTCCGGAGACAGTCCTGGCATGTCACCGGATCATCCGTAGGGAAGGATTTCCCAGCCCACAACTGACAAAGGCCGACGCCCCAGCCGGTGCCAGGGTCATATTGCCGTTCAGCAGGAGGTGAACGCGCTTAGCTGTCCCGATCCTTGCCTTCATTCAGGGCCTTCGTGGCGGCCTCTCCCCTCTCTATATCATCAAAGAACTTGCGCGTCTTCTTGAGGGTGAAGTCATCCTTAATCTCGTACTCGCAGTTGCAGGGGAACATGACCAGCCGGATGACCTTCTTGGTCTTCTCGGTGGGATTGACGACCGGCATGGCCTCGGCCCTGTCAATCTTCTTGGCGCACTGCGGGCACTTCATCTTCATTCTTAGGCATCCTCCAGGAGGATTTTGTTCGTTGGCATATCCGCCTTTCCAACGGGTTTACCCTTTGTAGCGGATTTGAGGACCTTCTCCCTCTCATCCGGGGTTAGCTTCAGAAATGCATCTGCGCGCTCCACGATGCGGGTCGCCTCGCCGACGGCCAGGTCGATATCTCCGTCCGACATATGCTTGTTATGGGAGCCATACAGACGGAATATCGCGGCAATGACGCTAACAGTGTCTACCTTATCCATACGGTTGCCCTTCCGTTGACTTCCGGTCCTGATTCAGACGACCAGAATACTCCGGTTCTCTGGCCAATAGTGAACTAGAAGGAACCTCTCCATCCATCACTTACTAGATCTTGTTCTCGTCGATCTTGTGCTCGCCGCACCAGTCGGTCGGGTAGACCGCGGGGTACCCGATCTCGACGACCGGGCAGCGCCGGCGGCAGCGGCCGATCGGCCGGGTGCCAGAACTGGCCTTGAGCACGTAGAACCTGCAAGTCTGGCACTTGCAGGTCGAATTGTCGGACCAGTTGTCCGGAAGAAGCATCTTGATGCTCGCAGCCGGGTCGACCTTGATGCAGCAGGAAGCAGCGGCGCGGTCGGTACGGGCCTTCGAGGCGGCCAACGTCAGCTCGCAATTCTTGAGCTCCGCCTTGGCCCTCTTCAGCGCTGCCATCTCAGAGACCAAGGTCTTCACAAACTTAGTAGCTCGTCGATGCGCTCTGCGGCTTGCCATGACGACGCTCCTGATTAGATGATACTGAACTGCTTGCCTTCTATCTTCACAATGACTTCCAGCTCTTCATTATCTCGCCTGTCGACCATCGTCACCGTGAGCGTCGTCACGTTATTCGACGTCGCGAACGGCCCAATGCCGAGGACGTCAAAGCCGACAAATCCGAGCCTCCACTTGACCCTCTCCACGAACAGATCGTGTCTGAGGTCATCCGTCGGCTCGAACAGCAAGACATTCTTGACTTCGGTACAGAGCGCCTCGGTCACGCACCCTGGCACCATCCCTATCTCCTTAAATACGATCACCCAATGCCAGGGTATCTACCTCTGGGTGATCGTATCGCTTACTTCTTGTCGGGCTCCTTGTCGCCCTTCTTCTTATCCTTGGGCCCTTCCAGCAGCGGCGGCAGCTCGCCGGACGCGAGCAGACGCAGGCGATGCTCCAGGTCCTTGTTGATGCTCGGGAGCCGCAGGAGCGCCTTGGCCTGGGCAATACTCTCCTCGTACCTCTCGTGGGACGGCTTGTTCTTGCGCTGCGTGGCGTCGGTCCAAGCCGCCGTGTCTTCGGCCTCCCCAGCGACAAGCGAGTGGGTTCCGGTATTGACCAGCCCCTGGATGAAGATGATATTGTCCTTGTCATGCGGAACAAAGACCATCCTGGGGACGAGGCCCTGGACCTCGTAGAACTGAGCGAGGAATTTCCGATAGGAATCGACCATCCTACCCATGCGGCCCTGCTGTCTCGTGTACTCGCCTTTCTCCCACCTGCGCAGGGACTTCCGGTCCTTGATGCGGCGAGCCATCTGGGAGCAGTCCTCGCTGTACTCCTGCTCCAGTCCGGTCTTGAGCATCAGGTCATTCTTCGTGAAATGACCCGCCGCGCGCCCGATACGATGCTCGACGACGACCGTCCTACCGCTCCCGTCCTTCGCCTTGTACTTCACAGGGGCGATCCTGAAGAACCGATCCAGCATCATGAACCGACGATCCGGCGCCTTCTCCCTCGGACACATCAGCGGCTCCTTTCTTTGCGGCGGCTAATTCCGCCTGGTTCCTTTGCAACTTGCCCAACCCATCGAGATATTCACGCACTCGCTTATCAACAAAGTCGAATTGCTCCTTAAGAATGTGTCTGAACATATAGACGCGTTCGAAGAAATTCAAAACGTTTCTTACATCAAATACGGACACCGGCAGCATGTCGTTGACGAACGCGACCTTGGTACGGAATCGTATGCCGAGCTTGTTGATCTCATCCAGCATCTTGTCAAGGTTCTTGGTCGACACCTTCACCCGCTTCGCAGGCATCTCGCCAGTTGCCTTCATAAGGGCTTCAGCCGCGCTATCACCGTTGCGCATGAAACCCTTCAAACGCTTAAGGTGGATCCTCGTCAGCTTCCTCGCAAGAAATTCCCGAGCAAGAAAATCCTGCGTGCCGTGGTCAGACAAATGCTTCGTGCTCTTACTCAAAGTCTCGCGAGCCAATATCTTGAGAACGCTGAGCGACACCTTTCCCCGCAGGTACAAATCTAGCAAGAAATCGCTTGCCGTCTTTAAGATAGTAACATATTCCGTGACCGTGTTATTGGCAAATTGCGGATAATCCTTGACGATCTCGCTGGCAATAATGAACGCGGGCTGATCCTTAGCAGCCCTGACCCTCTCCCTTATGTCGAGGAAGATGGTCTTTGTTATTTTCTGGTTAACTGCGCCCATTTATCGCCTCGGCAAATGGAAGCAGGTTGTCGATCGACAAACCCCGCAGGGTGTACCAGGCCAGCTGATCCCACAGATCCTCCGGCATGCGCTCCCGCATGTCCAGATATTGTTTGAAGCTCGTGTTCGACGACAGCTTGGCACAGCTTCGTGCGGCGCACTCGTTCCAATGTTCCGCCGGCACAAGGCCCTTAATCCATTCCAGAGAAGGGACACCCATGCCGGATTCCCTGAGCTTCCCGCTATAGAACTTTATGAGCGTAGCATGAATCTCATTCGGCGTCGACTTCTCGTCGGGCTTCGCAACAACCTCAGCGGCAGGCTTCGGCCCGATTTGCCAGTGCCCCTTGGTTTGCGTGAGCTTCACGGAGGCATCGTGCTTTATGTGGAATTGATCATCATCGCCGTTCTTGAGCACGACACCCAATTGCTGCGCCCGTTCGATAATCTTATTTATCCGGTCCCAGGTAAGGGGCTTGCCACCCCTGCTCGTGAATTCTGCGAAACTGCCCGTAATGTCCCGGAACTGGTTCACGCTCCTATAGGGTCCCTCTGGCAATCCAGCCAAAAGCCCGGCAAGGCGATCGTTCTCTTTGATTGACTTCGCCGATATCGCTTCCCAAGCAGGCTTGAGGTGCGCCCGCGTTCCTCTCCTATGGATGGTCGTGCCCGGCCTCTTCCACTCGGTGTCTGACACCCTCTCGATAAGCCCTCGCACCCTGAGTTCAGGCATCAGATGGTTTTCGCAATCGGATGGCGGAAGGCCGATCAGCGTGAGTAGATCGATCATTTCCTCGTGCGTAAAGACTTCGCCTTCACTGAGCCCGTCCCGGATCGCGTCCCCAGCCGCCCCGCCATAAAGGTCCCACAGCTTGTCCACTGCGATTCCGGTTGCAGAGGTCGATGGAGTTGGTGTGGGAGTAGTCTGGTCGGGTGGGGTCGCTTGCTTGGGTCGCGGAGGAGTAGCAGTGAGAAGGCCGCGCTTGACCAAAACTGAAATGACGTAGTTGCCCGTCTTAGCCTGGATAAATGGGATTCCTCGACGTCTGCTTGCCTCCCTCGCCTTGTCGAACATGGTTCCCGACATGAACCGGGAGATCGCGATGACTGCCTTCGCGTCGGGGGCGAGGACGGACTGGAGCGGCTTGTTGCTTTGGACGTGGATGACGTCCAGCCGCTCCCGCACTTCGTCTGTGATGCTCCTGTCGTCACCACCTACGACAAGAACCTTCAGCTTGTCCGTCATAGCTGCTCCCGCTCGCTACGTCACGGCCTTGGACTTACTAGGCCGTGACTCGTTGACGACGACGAACGGTTCTGACGCGGACGCACGGCGCGACGGCGACGATGCGCTCGGCGACCTCGCCCAAGCCGTTCCGGTAATCCCGGAGACGGATGCCCAGCTTGCGGCAGGCGTAGTAGACCTGCCCCTTCTCCAGGCCCGTCTTATCGGCGATCAGGCTCGCGTGGAACCCGCGCTCGCCGAAATAGATGATCGACGAGCGCGTGACGCGGTCCAACATACAGACCTCCGTAAAATGAGGCACCAAGGTGCCGGTTGTCGATTCTGTTGTTGTGGGTTGTGGATCAGCTGATGATGGCGTTCGGGATCTCATGTCCGCAATGCGGACAGAACCGGATCATGACGGGCATCGCTCCGCGGATAGCGCGGGGTGCCTTCTCTGCCTTCTTCGCGGCCCGCACCTTGGCCCAGCGGGCATTGGCGGCCTTCCTGGCCCTGGCGCGCTTGCTGTGCATCCGAGCACGATGGACCGCCGCGCCCTGCGTGGTCTTGAACTCCCTGTCGCACTTCGCACATTTCTCCATAGCCGAGCCTCCAATGATGGGTTCTTTGTCCATCAAATACATGATACCACAGAGGCATCAAGCTGTCAATCATTGGTAGCACGGGATGGACGACTACTCGTGACCCACGGAATGGCCGCAGGATGCACAACTCGACCCGTCCATAGATGGGGACGCTGGCATTTCAACGCCGTCAACCCATTGCCTGACGATCGGACGGGTCGTGATCGTAATGATACCATCCTTATCCGGGGTGACAGGCTGGAATCCCATCCTATTCCGGATTTCCTCGAGCAAGCGTGGAACGTCGCAGTCGCGACAGTAGCCAATCCTCTGCTCGAACGTATCCAGGACGCGTCCGCACCTTTGGCAGTACATAGCACCCTCAGAAATAGACCTCTTCGTCCCTGTCGTCCTTACCGGGATATGGGCCGCCCGGACCGTCATAGACAGGTTCGATCGCTACGGACGGCTTCCCCTGCGCGTCGTGACTATGCTTCGAGAGCTTCCGCAATATTTCCATCATCTCGACTATCAGCCGATATTGCCGCTTGATTTCGACACGGAGCCGCTGACACTTCTCCTCGGCATCGATCTCGCTCCAGTACTTCTCCCGGCAGGGCGGCCCGCACTTTGCATCTTCGTTACCCATAACCCCTCCTAGCATGGCAGCAGGTATTTGGAGTCTTTGAAGACCGATCTCTCCAGCTGGATGATCGTCCTGACCACCGCAGGGTTCATGCTGCCCCTCGTCGCCTTCATGACATCCTTCAGCGCGAACTCTACGGCATCCTCATACTTACCGTCCGGATTCATCCCGATGTAACACTTCAGGGAGAGTTGGATGTCTCTCACCAAAGCTGCTAGATCATAGCGTGGGTTGTCCGTCTCCATGTTTTCTCCGCGTATTGTCCGGATGCCATCTCTCCCTGGAACTCCCCGCCAGCCTGTCGCCGTTCGGTATGTCAGCGTCGTTGAGCAGGAAGAACCTTATGGCCGCGTTCACGATGACGTGCTTGGTCGTGTCGAGCCTCTTCCTGGCGCTGCAGATGAGCGCGTCGTTCTCCTTCGTGAGCCGGATCCAGTTCATGATGAGGCCGCGTTCCTCCATGACGCTCTTGTAGCGCAGCCTGTACTTCCGCTGCTTCAGCGTCCTGTCCCTTAGCTGGCTCTGCGCTTCCGGCACGGTCAAGCCGTGCTGTTTGGCGTAGGCCTTGACCTTCCACCAGTACTTCGTTTTTCTCTTGCTCGAGGCGTCAGCTCCCCTATCCCGCCAGAATTCTTCCATCTTCTTCCGGTGGGTCATGCCTTCCGGGCTGGACCACCACTTCTCGGACCGCTGGCTTGCCTCCAGGCGATATTTCTTGCCTTCCGGCGAGTCCCACCAGTTCGGGTGACGCAGGCTCTTCGTCTCCAGGTCCTTCTTCTCCATCTCGATGTATGTCCTGATCACGCCTTCTTTATTCATGCCGTGTCCCAGGTAAAGTACCATCCTTTCTTCATGAATCTAGTACAGATCTCAACGTAGCGATACTTGCGCAGCCCTCCGCCGCCGACTACGTTGAACGCGACGTAGACGTACGGGAACCAGAAGAACGACAGCTTCCACCAGTGAGTCCTCTTGCAGTCTATGAGCTGCATTCCCCATCTTCGCATATCAGTTACCTCACGCTGTAGATGACGTGGTTGAATTCGGGCCGCAGCACATTGCCGTCCAACCGCCTCGAGAAGAGACCGGCTGCCAGGATGAGGTTCTCCGCCCTACCGTCGTCGTATGACGCGCTGTACGGCACCCGGGCGACATGCTCCAGGGCGCTCTTGACCTTGATCCCCGCAGGTGCAAGCAGCTTCAGGAACCACCCAGAGGTCGTCGTCAGCCGGGTAGACATATTCCCTTCCTCATAGAAGATCCTTCGGAGAAAGTGCTGGTCTCCGGCCGGCTGATGTACCCCCCTCGCCATATCTTCCAGCCTCGTGAGGATGTCGATCACGTCATCGATATATCCGATCATCAAGGGATTGTCGCCCGTGAAGACCGTCTGCCAGACCGCTGTCCAGCCATCCACGATCTTTCCCCAGTCCTCCGCGGTACCCTCCAGGTGGACCTCAGGGATGTCGCCTTTTGGAAGCACGTAGGGCGGCCCCTGATAGCCCCCGCAGCCCTGGTAGCCGTAATAATGCCTTATCATGTCGGCGAAAGCTGAACGGAGGGCCAACGTGGAGGATAGCGTCCCCGTCGTGAACTCGACCAGAATCTTGTCTGCCAGACCGCCTGGGACGTAATTCCTGAGCCGCTTCATGATCTGGCCGATATACGTCGTGAGGTCCTGAGGAGTTTCTGTACGAACCTGGATCTGGATCTTCTCATTCGACGTCGTGAATTTGTCCCTGTAGGCTTCCGGGTCCTTGTCGACGATCCGGGCGACCTCGCACAAGAGCGTGAACCAGATGATGTCCGGCGTCAGGACGATTTCCAGGTGCTTGTCGTAGGCGAACTTGAGGTACTCCTGGTAATTGTGCTGATGCTCGCAACCGTCCGGGAGGTCGTTCCCGCGCATCTCGCCTGCGCCGGTGACGAACTCCCGAAGGAACCTGAGGAACCAGCCCTTCGCCGTCGTGGGAAGTTCCGAGATGAACCTCTGCGCATCCGACGACAACGGAGCGTCCTGCCAGCCCTGAGTGCCACCCATATTTTAGTCCTAACGATATCCCTGCAAGCCTTGTGCTCCCTTTGGCGCCTCGTATCTCTTCACGTCCTTTAGGTCCTCCTTGAGCCGCGCGTTTAAGGCGGCTATCTGCTCGTTCGTCGGAGTTATGCACTTCGGCTCGCACTTGCACTCGCAGCCGAAGGTCATGTAATGGCCGCATTTACTTGCCTCTCGCCTTCTTATGCAGAGGACCGCGCGACTTGCCGCGGTCGCTCCGGAGCTTCCGGGGTACGGTGACGAGGGCGACACCGTAGACCGTCTCGTCGGACTTGGCCTTCTCCTCCTCTAGCTTCCTGCGCCTGGCGTATAAGATCTCTCCGGCACGAGCGTCTAGAAGCCGACCGGCATTTTTGTACGCATCGAAATCTTCTATACAAGCGGCCCGCTGGGCCGACAGCACCAGGACCAGCGCGTCGATGATCTCTTCCTGAGTAGGCATTATCCTATCACCTAAAGGGCGGCTTCATGAAGAAGATACAAAAGAATAGGAACATGGCAATAAGTCCCGCCACGAACCCCACGGCAAGCCAGAGAGCCCACATTAGACGACCCTCGAGTGTTGGGGCTTGTCAAATCCGAAATCCTTGGTAACTTCACAGGAATATCCGCCGGAGTCGTATGGAGTCCCTGAGTAGGAGTACACCTCTTCGTGGGGACAAATCTTCTTTAGTTGAGCCATTCTGGCTTCAAGCTCCTCGAGCGCTTTCTTGTGCCTGTCCTTCTCCTCTTCGGTGGCCTTCCAGATGGCGTTGCGCTCTGCCCAGGCTTCCTTGTGGGTCATGGCTGGCCCTTCTTCGCGTAATATGCGCTCTTCATCAATTCCGGCTCATGACTGGGATATCCAATACCCCAGAAATACCCAGAGGGAACCAGATGGCGAGATTTCCACGACTTAAACAAGACATCGAAGGCTCGCCAATCGTTAGCAATGCCATCCTCTTCGGAAGAACCAGAATAATTAATACCCGGTCTTGAATCCTTGGGATGCTGCCCACGCCAGCTTTTCCATCGCTGTTCAGCCTTCCAATAAGTTCTGGCAATGGATTTTCTCAGCTCATTCTCTGTGGGAACAGCCTCGTTTCCGTGTTCTGCGGAAGTTTGGACGTACCACATGACACGTTCTCCTTGTCTTGGTAGTCAACGTTGGGTTAAATACGGAAAGAAGACTACTGAGAACGGAGATCTCTAATGAACTTGATCATGCCCTCATTAGAATGACTGCGCTTGGCAAAGTTGATAGCCGAACAGATAATCTGGATGTTCCCCTTGATGTGTCCTTTTGAAGAATCTATTCTGTCAACTGAGGCGGCATAAAGGTCATTAAATCTATGGGTCAAAGGAAGGCCAGTCAATGCGCAGTGATGCTTTTGACGTTCAAGGATCCCCATCACGTAGTCCAGGTCTATGTTGAATTCTCTACGCTCAGGGTCCTTAGGATCGTGAGGCCCCGGATTCCGCATCCGAGATCTACTTGTCAAATGTGATAGCCAGGAACGAAACGTCCTCTCAACCCTGACTACATGCTTCCGCTTCCCTTCCTCCGTGGCATAGTGCGCCCTGCAAGAATCTCTGTACTTATCCCTGTTCTTGTTCTTCCATTCCATCACTAGCTTGCTAAGCCTCTCCCTATTCTTCAGCCTATATTTCCGCATGTATTCCTTATGGCATTCCATACAAACATTGGCGCGCGGTTTGAAAACACACGCCAACTCAGATGTACCACATTTCACGCATTTTCTCATATTGTTTAAATACGGTAAGATATTCCTACATACAAAAGAAAAGGCCCGGAAGTTTCCTTCCGGGCCTTTCCATTACGTCCAGATTGGAGCGGTCACGGTTACAAATTCGAGACCGTAACCACGCCGTAGTAAAGCCCACCGTCCTCGATGAGCTTTTTTCCGTAACGCGTCATTATGCCCTTGTTCGGGGTGAAGCTGTTGGGGTCCAGCACGGTCGGCGTGGACAGCAGGGGAATGTAGGGCGCATAGAAGTAGCCCGCATCCAGCACGCTGTTGCCCTTGAAGCCCATCAGGATCTTGCAGTTCGGGAAGAGGGGGTCCTTGTACAGCTTGATCTTCCCCTGAACCGTCCCGGCGCTGGTGATCCCGATGTCGATCCCGTCCTGCGCGAGAGCGTCCGAGCCCCTGAAGTCGTTCAGCTGCTCGAACTTGCTGGCGATGTCGGCCGAGGTGACCATCCAGTTGGCCGGCCCGCGGAGGGTCGTCCTGTGGATGACGTTGGCGACTTCCAGCACCTTGTACAGCAGCGCGATGTTGCGATCCGTGAAGTTCACGCTCGCCCCCGCCGCGGTGGCGAAGTTGTGCGTGGCGCGGATCGAGGCGGCGATGATGAGGTCGTTGATGATCTCGCGGTCGATCTCGGCGACCATCTCGTCGGCCATGAGGTCCGTCAGGGTGCTCTCAGCGTCGATGTTGTGCACCGCCTTGAGGTCCTGAGCGGCTTCCAGCGACCAGCTGGTCTTGAGCTTCCGGGTGACTGCCGACACGCTGTCGGAGTCGATGGAGAGCGTGACCTCGGGCTGGAAGGGGTTGTTCTCCAGGTCGAACTCGTAGTCGACCCTGGCGACCAGGCCGGTCAGGTTGCCGGAGGTCAGCGTGACCTGGACCTGGGCCGAGCTGTGGTCGAAGAACGTCCCGCCGCTTGTCGTGGTGTCAACCACGACGCCCGCCGGACAGCCGGTGCCGGAACCGACCAGCACGGTGTCCGCATGACCCGTCGAGTCGAACCCGACCTGCAGGCAGGGGGTCGGCTCGAGGCAGGAGTCGGTGTCCGCCTCGTAGACGTTCACGACGACCGTGCCGGCGAGCACGGGCTTGTGCACGAGCGTAGCCGTGACCACGCCGCCGCCTGGTCCGATCGTGGCTTCCTCGCCCTTGACCGTCTGGGAGCTGTAGTACGGATCCATCGCCCAGCCGTTCTGGCGAGCGAACTGCTGCGCCGTGTTCTGGCGCATGATCTGCGTGCCGGCCCGGGTCATGCCCTTGTTCAGGGCGTAGCGGTACCTGATGTAGAAGATCAGGCTTGCCGGCTGGGACATCGGCTGAACGCCTACCAGGTTGTCAGCGATCAGCTTCGGGTAGCTCTTGCGCAGGAGCGGCAGCGCGAACCTGGTGAAGTCCGCGATGTTGTTCGTGGTCGTCGTCTCCTCGAAGAGGAGGCGGGAGCCACCTGGCGCCCATGCCCTGTGCTGGTTCTCGAGAAGCTGAGCGAACGTGCTCATCTTCTTGGGGCCGATCTCCGTGCACTTCCGGAGCACCGGGGCCCAACGCCGGATCGTCTCGTTCTTCTTGGATTCAGACAGGAGCTTCGCCTGCCTGACTTCCTCGGTGATCATGGCCGTCATCTGTACATCCTCGAATGTTTGGGTTACGCTTACGCCACTTCCCTGTCCATCGAGTTGGCGATGTCCTCAGGCGAGTTGGGGACAGTCGCCGTCATCCTGGCGGCGACGGGCGCTACGACGGGAGGAACGTCAGCGACGCTCACGACGCTCGTCTTCGGCTCCGCCGTGGCAGTCCTAGCGGCGGCGAGTCCGGCCACGCCCTCGTCCTCGGTCACGACCTTGGCGGGCTTGGCCTCGGGCTTCGTCTCCGGAGCCTTCGCCTCCAGGAGCCTGGCCCTGCGAACGACGCGAGACGCGATCTTGTTGGCCTGGTTGGCCTTCTCGACCGCGTGATCACGCTCCTCCTTCAGGGCGTTCGCCTGCTCGGCGATGCGGGCCAGTTTCCTTTGGAGGGCCTGGAGTTCCTCGCTATTGCCGTTCTCGACGCCCAAGGCTCCCTTGACCTTGCGAAGCGCCGCAACAGCAGCGGACTCTTCAATGGCCCTCTGCCTGGCCGCCGCACGCTCGATGGACGCCGCCTTGCTCTCGAGGAATACTTCGACCTTGTGGGCGATGCGAGCCTTCTCCTTCGCGACCTCCTCCAGACACACTTTCTTCGCCTTCTGAATCCTGACTTGATACTCCGTCTCGAGCTTCTCGCGGGAGGAAGTCGTGTACCGATCGAGCTCCTCCATGATCTGGGTGGCCAGCTCCTCGGAGGCGCCGATCTTCTTGAGCAGCTCGCGGATCTTATCCATTGCTCCCTCCGTGCCAGGAATTTGATGGGCGAATTTACAGTTATTTTTGACTAGATTATGTACTTCAGTATCATCTCTATCTCAATTGCTGAACTACAGCCTATATCATCGGCCTTTCTGGTGCTGGTGACACTGGCGGCTTCGGACCCGTCATGGGCAGCTTCACGGAGTCGAACAACGCCTTCCAGTTGATGAAGCTGTTCATCTTGACACCACCAGCCAGCCTATCGATGTCCTTCGGGACGAACTGAGTCACGTCGCCTTCCGGGTTGATGCGCTTGAATTCCTTGATGCTCTCCTGGAGCTTCTTAATGTGGGCTGCCAGTTCCTTGATGATGATCGGAAGCTGCTCAACAGCCTCGCTGATGATATATCTTGCCTTCCTACGCTGGACGCTGGTGAGCATTATATGCCTCCGAGCTGGCCGTCGATCCTTGCTTCCATCCCGGCGTCCTTCATCTTCTTTCGAATGCCGGCCAGTCGCAAAGCTTCGCTGCGGATGGCCTGCCTCGTCTTTTCTCCCGCGGGCCCCGCATAGACATCATTGAGCAGCTGCTCGAGCCACCCCTTGCTTTCCGGATTCGCGAGTATGCTATCCACCATTCCGGGATGCTCCCGGAGCCACTCTTTTATCCTCTCCGGCATCTTCTCAGGCGTCAATGCTGCCATTTTTCACCGCCATAAACCGCGTCCGTTATGCCATTCCACCTTCTTTGGAGCATCAGAAGCAGCTGCTTCAGGTCGTATTGCCTATATTCTGCGGTATCTTTATTTCGGAAGAACGACTTTGACAGGAAATATGCACCCAGGATGAGGAACTTGGCAACGTTATTACCCATGTCGAAGTCAGCGTTAGCCTCATCTATCTGGACAGCATCTCCAGCCTCGCGAATGGTACCCGACACGGAAATCCCGCTCCTGGGGTCCTTCCGCACGTCTATCGTGCTCGTGGTCAGTGGAAACGCCGTATCCGGATCCGGCCCCGGCGTGACGTCTGTCCTTCTCACGTTGACCCAGATGACGCTGGAGGCCATGGTATTCTGGATGACGCTTGCAACCTCATGCGGATCGGCAAGGATGAACTCAAGGATCGTCTGGAACCTGCGGGAGTCGTCCATGACAGCCTCACATCATGTCAGCGATCTGCTGGATCTCGTTTCCAGTAGGAACTTTGCTTGGAGCGGATCTGATCCCAAGCACCGCTCCCGTCCGATGCATCTTAGGCTTGGGAGTGGCAGATATGACGAACTTGGCAATGACGCCTTCTGCGGGCCTACCAGATTCTATGCAGTATTCGGCATCGTTTGCGCCGTCCCAGGGCATGACGCCGACGGAATATCCGGAGATGTCCTGGAGAAACGAGGGACCGGCTTCTCGCAAGAATCGTGCGTCTTCCACTTCGACGACCGTCTTGAATAAGGACCCGACCCGGGTCCAGTTGGATTTGTCACCGAAGGTCGGGTCTATGACCTCGCGCCTTACAATCTCAACGATCTCGTCCGTTGCGAGGTTCATGCATTGAAACGCTTCCGCACCTCTTCGACGATCATCTTCTCGTGCTGGCGGCGAGCGTCCTCAGAGGCCTTGCGGATCTTCTGGCGGGATTCCATGACCATCAGCTGGCCGCCAGGAACGCTGGGCTCCGCAACGGCATCCCAGGTCACGAACTTGTAGCCGGGCTGGACCTTGTACACCTCGTTCCCGCCGTCGTCCTCTTCCACGGACATGTCGCCGATCCCACGGGAGCTGATGCCGATCTGAACCTTGTGCTCAAACAGCGCCTTGAGCATCTCGCCACAGGGCAGCTTATGAAGGATCTCCGCCTCTCCCATGACGATGGGACCGTCCATCCAGATCTTGGTAATGAGGTGGGAGGCCCTGTCCATGTGCAGCTTGGCGTCAGCCGGATGGTCAAGCTCCCCAAGGACGCGACGGCTCTTGATGTCCTCCTGCACGGATTCGACGGCCTCATGAAGGACATCCTGCGTGTAAATGCGACCATTGGCATTCTTCTTGTCGGACCTCTGGAAGATCCCGGTGATCCGCATCACCGGTTCCTTCTGCCCTGCGCCCTCGAGAATGACGCTCTTGACCTCGAGCACCTCGAAGGGCATGGAGTCCGTGATCAGCTGCATCCCATCGGGGATGTCGCCGGTCGAAAACACGTAGTTCCTGTCAATGGTCGCCTTCATGGTTGATCTCCTGTGCTACTGCCTCTTCTACTATTTTTGCGCAGCCCTGATAGAAAAGAGGCCGCCGCTTGCGCGACGGCCTCTTCTTCCCGGGGGGAGGTGGGGCCCTGGTTGGGGCGACCTCCATGAGCATTACCCCACCGTCTGACCACCGCCACTGATGTTGGCGGGCTTGATATCCTGGAGCTTCGGGTTCACCAGCCCGCCGCCCTGCTCCTTGTGCCCGTCGTTCCCGTGCGGCATCTTGATGTCGTTGCCGAAGTCCTTCTTGCTCGGGTCGGTGATGTCCTTGTCCTCGACCTTGACCTGGGCCGCGATGGCATTCACCTCGGCATCCGTAGCCTCGGTCTTGGTCTCGCCGGGCTTGTCGCCGGTCTCAGCCAGGGTCGGAGACCCCTTGGCGGTCTGCCCGGTCTTCAGAACGTCGCCGACCTTGGGAGTACCCTGGACGTCATGCCCCTTGTTGGAGTGAGGCATAGCCGTGTCGCCGGAGTACGAGCCCTTCTCGGGGCTGGTAATGTCCTTGTCCTCGGCGATGCCTTCCATCTCCTTCGCGATGTCGGCGATCACGCTGTCGATGTGCTCACTCAGGGCCTGCTCAGACGGAGACTCGATGGACTCCGCCTCGAGCTGGTTGATGGTGGACCGGCGGAAGCCGTAACGGCGGCGCCGGGTGCCCCACTTGAACTGGTCCTCGGCTGCGCACTTCTTGCGGCACGAGATGCAGTAGCCGCCCTTACCGAGCTTGGTGTCGCAGGTCGGGCACTTGGCCTCGTAAAGGACGTCGCAGTCGCCCTCGCAGACCGCGACCTGCGCGTCATCCGCCTCGTCGATGACCAGCTTGCCGCCGCAGTCAGGGCACTTACCCTCGCCGATGTTCGAATGCGGCATCTTGATGTCGCCTGCGAACTGCTTCTTGCTCGGATCGGTGATGTCCTTGTCCTCGGTCTTCGTCATGCCGGTCTCGCACTTCGAGCAGGTGAGGGCCTCGCCGAGGATCGTCGCGCCACACTTGGGGCACTTCCTGCACTTGGTGTCGTCTTCGGTGATGCCGCCAGCCCCGATGTTGGCGGGCTTCATCTCCTTGGCAGTACGGTCACCAAGGCCACCCTTCTCATCCTTGTGCCCGTCGTTCCCGTGCGGCATCTTGATATCGTTGCCGAAGTCCTTCTTGCTCGGATCGGTGACGTCCTTGTCCTCAGCGACCTGCGCGAGCTTGTTGCAGAAGGCGGCAGGGTTCTCGACCTTGCCCTTCATCGCCCTCATGCAGGCCGTCATCTTGTGCGTGCGATCGCCCGTGAGGGAGCTCCACATCTTCTTCCACTTTGTAGGGTCGTCTTCCATCGCCTCAATGACGAGATCGATGTCGCCGTTGTAGGTGTCGAGCTCTTCCTGGAGAATCTTGGCGCAGTCAGAGTGCTTGCCCTCGCCGATGTTCGAATGCGGCATCTTGACATCGCCGCTGTAATCGGACGCATCGGGGTCGGTGATGTCGTCATCCTCAGTCACGAGCTTGGTGCCGCACTTGGGGCAGTCGACGGACTCGTGGGCGACGACCTTCTTGGTGATGGTCTTCTGCACGTCATCGGCGGCCTCTCCGAGCCACCACTTGCAGCTGGGGCACTTCACCCTCTGGACGTCCTTGTCAGAGGGCTGCTTGCCACCCTTGTAGGGGTACGCGAGGCTGATCTTCGGGGCGGGGTCGCCCAGATCCGGCCCAGTGCCGTACGGATCAGCGAGGGCGGCCTCGGCCGCTGCCTCGTAGAGGCCCACGATGGCCTTGAAGCCCTTGGTCACTTCCTCATTCTTGACGGCCTGGCTGCGCTTGACGTAGCGCGAGAGCTGATGCATGCAGTCGTCCACGCCGTCCTCGAGGATGAAGGTGGCATGGTTGGCCCGCCAACCCTCGAGCTCTTCCTTGAGCTGGCTCTCGCTCATACCCTCGATGGGCTCCTCGTCCTTCTTGTCGCCATCCTCGTCCTTGGACTCGTCCTTGGGCTCGTCTTTCTTGTCGCCATCCTCGTCCTTGGACTCTTCCTTCTTCTCCTTCTTCTCCTTCTTGGGCTTCTCTTCCTTGGGCTTCTCTTCCTTGGGCTTCTCTTCCTCGCCCTTCTCTTCCTCGCCGCCGCCGAGGTCGAGACCCTCTAGGCCCTCAAGGCCGCCCTCTTCACCCTCGCCCTCGCCACCCATGGGCGGGAGCTCGACAGCAGACTCAGGAGCTCCACCCTCGAGGCCCTCAGGAGCCTCACCCTCGAGGCCCTCAGGAGCGCCGCCCATCGGAGGCATCTCAGCCCCGCCCAGCTGCCCGATCGCAGTGATGAGCTCAGAGCTGATGGAAGCGAGCAGATCCTCCACCTCGTAGAGGGTTGCGTCGTCCATCTTGTCGCGGTCGAACTTCGCGATGAGGTCGTCCATCGCGGCGAGCATCTCTTCGTTGCCTTCGATCTTGCCGACCACGCTGCGGATGATCTTCAGGCTGTTGTGATACGCCTTGTGGCGAGTCGTCTTCGATCCCTCTTCCTCCGTGAAGAGGTACCCGAGCAGGCTCTGGTAGTCCTTCTCGAAGTCCTTGGACTCCGTGAGGGACTTCGCCCTTTCGAGGAGATCCATATCCTCGGCCCGCTTCGCAGTCCTTTCCCAGCTCTCGACGATGTCGCCGCGATTGACCTTCAAGCTCGTGCGGAACACCATGAGGCCGACGTCCTCCGCCAGCCTCTGGTTGAACTGGCCCTTCGCCGCGAGGGAGTTCGACACCAGCTCGCGGGTCTCCGGCAGGGTCAGGAGGCAGAACTCTTGGTACTCGCGAAGGAACTTGGCAGCATCCTGTACGGCGTCGACGATCTTGTCCTCGCAGACGAGTCCGGCCCACGAAATGACCTTGCTCTGGAACGCATCACTCTTGTAGGCGTCCTCGGCGAAGACCTTCATGTGCCTGGCGACCACCCTGCGACGGGTCATCTCGTTGATGGGAATGTCGAACTTCTCGGTGCCGTCGCCGAGAATGGCCCTGACGACGCGGCCCTTCTCCAGCACGACGTCGTCCTTGACCGCGCCGACAAAGCTCTCGACGATGGACTTGCGGATGCCCTCCGTGAAGATCCCGTCGGTGACCTTCACGCGGCGCACCTCGCCGTCGCGGGTGGCGACGACTCCGCTCTCCGGGATGGCCCGGGAGCGGAACCTGAACGCCTCGATCTTGGAAAAAGCGCCGTCGGCGCTCTTGGTGTCGTCCTCGCACAGGGCATCGATCAGCTCAGAGCAGGCCTTGCGGAAGGCCTCGCCCTTCTTGGCCTCGACGATCTGCACCTTCTTGATGCCGCTGACCTCGAAGCGATTGTGCATCTTCGGCGTGATGTCTGCCGTGAAGAAGTCGCCCGTTCCCTTGTCCTCAAAGACAAGGGACTTAGGCCCAAGGGCGGTCAACGCCCAACTGCCTTGCTCCTTCTTTCCCAGCTCAGATATGAGCCTGGAGAAGAAGTTCACACGACTCTGAGCGGACTCATTGATCGTGTGAAGAAACTTACGCGCGTCCATCGTAACGATGGGCCTAGGCATGAGCAGTTCCCTTAACATGATTTAATACTATATTTGACTAGAATATCATCTCAGGGGCGGTAGGTCTTCCTCTGTGGGTTCATCCTGTATGACGACGCGCCGCTTCACGAACTCCTTCTTCATCTCAATGAGGGCCTTGGTCGCGTCCCTCGCCTCCGTAATGAGCTTTCCATCCGCCTTGGGCTCTACTTTCTTATTCCCTGCCTCAAGTCCGTCAAACTGCCCTTCGCTGAGGAGCTTCAGGAAGCCGTTCGTGAAGACCCGCTCCTTCTCGACAGGGATAAGAGTAGATTCGAGTTGCCGCCATTCCGTAATGAGCTTATTCTCCGCCTTCGCGTCGTATCCTTCGGGCAGCGACGGCATGCCTTCATCTCCCTCCTCAGGCGGAGGAGCGGCGGCTGCCTTTTCCTTCTGAAGCTGCACAACTTCTTCTTCCGTCATGTCAGTAAAGTTGCGCAGAATCCAGGCATCAGGGAACAGTTCCGTATCCTTCAAGCTCCCGATGACGTCTGCCCTCGACTTCCACGTCTCTATGCGATAGAGCTCATCTATGGCGCTAGATGCCGTCATGAAGAGGTCGAAGTTCTTGAAGTCGCCTAGCTTATGGCCGCGCAGAGCCAGGTGCACAATGCAGGCCTTCTTGAGTCCTGTCAGGAACTCGCGCTGCACCCATTGCACAGACTTCGCAAACTCAGGAGAAATATGAGAGGCAGGCCTCGACGATTCCTCGCCAGTCGACTCTGATAGCCCCGCCTTGACGAACGGGACCTTCATGGCTGACATCATCTTCTTCTTGAAGTAGACGATGTCAGCAATCTGATCGAGATTCTGGCCGCCAGGCAGCGTCGTCACGTCAGGGCCGCTGCCATCCGGCCTCACAGGCAGCCAGTAATCGTCTTCCTGGATCAGAGGCGACCATCTCTCGTCGAGCTCCCCGGTCGCCGGATTGAACAGACGGCGCTTCTTGAACTGGCGGGCGATGATCTCCATGTACCCCGAGATTTCCTTGGCAGGAATCATGCCCACGGGGATCTTGAAGATGCGGCGTTCCGGAGCACGGGTAATGCGGTAGATGAGCGCGGCGTCCTCCATCAACCTCAACTGCTTGAAGGATTTGCGCGCCGGGTCAAGAATGCCGCGGCCGTAAGGGTGGTAGATGTTCTCGAAACTGGTCAGACGCAGGTGCATGACGGACCACGGATGCAAAAAGATCGGGGTCGCCATGATCTCGTCCTGGTAGAAGAAGCCCACCAGGTCCCCAAACTTCGTCTCCACGCGCGTGAAGTTATAGACGTTCATGAACTTCAACGAGGCGACGGCATCGCGATTCTTAGACGGGATAATCTCAAACGGCGCATCGCCATACTTGCACAGGTACCGAATGGCGGGACGGGAGAAACTGTCGATGTTGAGGATGTTGTAGAGTAGGTCCTCAATCTCTTCCTTAACGCGCTTGGATTTCGCCCGCACCATCACGGTATGCTTCCGCTCGGAATCCGTGACGGTACCCTCGTCCGAGTTATGGACGATGACCCATGATTTGCCGTCGCCGGCGGCGAAACAGTGATGTTTCTCGACATAGAGATCATAGACCTCCGCAGCAACACCACAGGGCATTACAGCAACAATTTTATGATTACCGACCGCCGACCTGCGCAGGGTCTCTAGGTCAATATTTCGCCTGTCGAGAATCCTGTTTATGACACGATCGGCACACTGTAGGCTGCGTGCGATGATCCTTATACCTCTCAGAGAACCGCCGCTCTGCGCGTATCTCTCCAGCTCTTCCCAACCGACCCTAGAATATTCTTCTTTGCGTCTGAAGGCAAGACCGCGATGATACATCAACTGCATCATCTCTTGGCAATGCCCTCTTAGCTTGAGTCTGTATTCTGGGTCTTGCCATTTTGCTCTGACTCTCTCTGAGCATTTCTTCCTCTTCGCTTCCATAACCTCGGGAGGTAGATTTCTACCCAAGGCCATATGAATCCGCTGGTGTTCTGCCCAGGTCTTCAGCTTCAGATTCGCTGGATCGTTGTTGCCTTTCGCCAGATTTTCGTGATGAATAATACCCTTACGCTCGCCAAAGATGGCCTCATATACCCAATGGTGCGTCGGCTTCCAAACGCCTGTCGTCATTCTTATGAACTCATACCCCTTCTCCGCCATCTTGCGCTGATCAGATCCGCAGCGCCTCGTTTCACGAGTTTCAGATTCCGACAACGAATTCGTCTTATAAAGTGGTACTATGGATTGTCCTGGTTTCAGATCAGCCGCCTTCATATACCCATCTCGCGTTAGGAACTTATGACTGGCCGTGACGCGAAGCTTAAGTCCATCGTCAAACTCGACCTCTACAAGATCTGCATTCCTACCGCTAATGTGTGCGCCATAAGCGCGGCCTGGCACATATTCTCCGGTTTCGGCATCGAAAGAGTAGAGCCAATATTCGCGGCGATTGGATTCAGCCAGCTCCTTGATAGTCGGACTCGTACCGTCAAGGAGCGGGATCTTTGTATCGCCGGAGAGGCAGTACATGTCGAGGCCCATCGAGACCTCGCCGACTTCGTCCATCTGATCGAAGTCCTTGTAGCGTTCGAGGCGGTTGATCTGAAGGTTCGTCTGCTCGAGAATGGCGTGCTGTTTACCAAAGTCGAGCAATTCGCCGCCGGATATGATGCGATCAAGGTTTGTCTGGCTAGTGAACAGCCTCTCCTGGCCGTAGACCTGAGCCTGTCGTGCGAGGGCTGATAACCGATCCCAGAGTTGGAAGCCCATAACTCGTCCAGATATGGACTCAGCGAGCCATGCTTATGTACTTTTGCGGACGCCGATGGTCAAGACCTACGGCGGTGTGCGCAGAAGCGACTTCGGAGGTGGATCTACCCAAGCCATCACGTACGGTGTCGGATCCTTCGTCTCGCGATCGTTCAGCCAGACGTGTGTCTTACTCTTCGCATCGCTACCGATGCCAGCAACGTCAAACGGAGGTGTTGCTCCCTTCAAGGCCTTGTTTAGGCCAGCCACATCCCGCACACCCTTTGCAACTTCCGTGCATTTCATAACTCGTCCCTTACGGGTACCCAACGGTGAAGTTCAGTGGCATGGACGCATCTGCCATTACCCCAGCACCAAAACCTGTCACAGTACTGATGTAAATCGCAGCCGTATGGGGTCCAGCGGCAAGGCCGCTCATGAAAGTATGCCCAGACAGGTCCACAAATGGAGCGGCGACATCGGATACGAACGTGTAGATTGTGTCCGCAGACAATGGAAGTTGTATGGCCCCATCAACGACGACATACAGCAGTACGTCAGGGATCATCCCACTGGCGTTGCTAGTCGCCCCAACCCAGAAAAGGACGTCGCCGGATCCGACCTTCAAGAACGAAATAGTCGTTCCAGGGACAATAATCGGGGTACCGCCAGCCCCATAATAACTCCCATCAGTCTTTCTGATCGAGCTGTATTTGTACTGCCGAGGCATATAAGTCATAACGAGCCTCAGATAATGTACCAGTCTGGCGGATCAGTTCCTATGCCTATCGACTGAAGCGAGAAGCTCTGGTATTGAAGATTGAATACTAGAGTGAAGGCACCATCTATCCCAGTGTTCGTACCATCATGCCCATCGATCGTAACGGTATTCGTTGACGGATCGGTCTTCTTGATCGTGACTATTCTGTTCTGTACCGTTGACGAATTGGGCAGCGTCACTATTCTGTTCCCGCCCGATGCATCAACGATTACAGTCAGAATCCCCGAAGCGTTCCAGTCACTAGCCGTCAGTACCGTATTCGTCGTAGTTGCGATCGACCATGGCATTTCGGCTCCCTGTATCCAGAGACGCAGGAGCTTGAGCCACTCGACGAGGTCGACCATGTTTGCAATAGAATCGGGTACTGGCGGCGACAGAATAATCTCAGTCATTTTGGTTGCCCATCATCAGGCTGTTCCGGTTCGGAACTTCTATATAAGATACCGCCGTTCGGATGTATTTCCTCGATGGAAGGGGCGCAGATGATCTTCCAAGAGCCTGAATTGATCTCCCCGCTGTTGGATGGGGTTATCTCCCTCACAGCGACCGTGTATTGGAAGAATTTACCGCACTTCTCGCAGACGCCCATCTGCACGAAATTAAATTCAGGCTGCACGCAATTCTCTGCGAGACAATGCGGGCAGGCAAGTCTGAGAAGAGTCGGCATACGCTATCTTTACCTTATGACATGTTTCCTGTTCGTGACTGTTGGCATCGACTTCAACATCGGGACGCCACCAAGCTGCCTAACGAACTTGTTATACTCGTCCTCTGCCGTGAAATCAGACGCATCAGCAGCTATGTACGGCATGAGAACCCCAGGGCCGCCCTTCACGGCGAATTCTTCCTTTTTCTTTTCGTCATTCAGAACGTCCTGTTCAGTCCTACCGGCATATTCCAAGCGCGGATCATCCTGGGGCTTGAACGGCGGTAGGACCTGTGACGTGCGGGCCGCCGCCTCGTTGATCCCGATGAGCCCCATTGCAGCTGCCATAACGAGGTCGTCCGTGTTTCCCGTTCCAGGCTCGTTCCCCGTCCTTCCGCCGGACAAGTGAACGTAGATGCAGAGTTCCTTGTAGAGCCTGAACGAATTCACCTTGAAGCCGTCAGTACCAATGTTATCTACGATGGCCTTGTTCAGGAGAGGCTTCGAGCTAGGACTCGTGTTGAACCCGGTCTTGCCCATCTTGCCGTTCGACTTCTTTGGCCTGTAGAGGTTCGGGTAATAGAGTATGTTCTCAAGATCCTCGACCGTGGTCGCGCCGATGCCAGTGCGCTCGACGACGAGAAGCGCGTTGTTGTAGTACCTGCCGATGTAATCCGCCATCATCGCCAGAATGCGCGGCGTCACCCGGATCTTGAGCTCCGCAACCTGCTCCCCTTCTGTCACGTCCCAGACGACCACCGCGCAGAAGTCGGAGCCATCCCCCGTGCTGGTATCGACGCCCGCCACATAAACGTGCGGCTCCTCTAGGACCTCTGACGCAGCCACATGACCTTTCAGATGTATCTCGCGCAAGGCGCTCGCCTTTGGTTGAACAGTCGTGCCGCGTACTGGCTTTTTCCAGATCCAGAACTTCTTATCGAACTCGAGGACCGTCCGCTCTTCCGTTGACGGGTTCACATATTCTGCGTTGCCCACAGACGTGAACGTGTCGGAATGCTGTTCCTTGATGGTAGTCAGGGTTGAGGTTGATACGACCGTGTTACCGCTGCCGAGGAACTCAGCAAGGACCTCCTGCCTGAACTTCCTGTCGTCACCTCGCTGGGTCAGCACTCGATACTGTTCCTCAAGCCAGGGGCTCCAGAGCTTTCCATATTTCTTCCGCTCTTCGTCCGTAACGGTTTCCCGGATATCATCGGTCGGGGCGATAATGGTCCTGAATCCCGTGACTGGGTCATCATGCTCAAGACGCCAGTCCATGTCCCACCAGTTTATCTTGATGAGCTTAAAATCGTTATACCCCTCCTGAGCATCAGTCACTGATTGCCAGTACCAGTTGCCGATTCCGTTCGGAGTCCCGATGCAGATGCACTGCCCTGCGTGCTGCAGGGTAGGAGCGCCAGCTGACCACATCTCGTCCATGTTCGGCATGTGCGCGACTTCGTCCAGCACGACGAGGGATGCTGAGTTCGACCGGAGCGTGTCCTTGCTCGACGATAAGCTCGTGATCTTGGAACCGTTCGGAAAGCCTATGACGTGTTCATTGTCGATGACCCGTGGCCAGACGGCTTGCATCCAGGAAGGTAGCTTATCATAGGCGAACTTGACGTTCTTGGTGAGGAATTCCTTGGCGTCCAGGTCGCGTTTCGACACGATCAGTACCGTCCTCGCGGGAGCGAACATCGCATACCAGAGCGCATAGGCGCCGACAAGCGTACTAATCCCTGCCTGCCTTGTCTTCCAAAAGATTAAATATCTCCGTGTTAGGAAATCGAGAAGGCATTCTGACTGATATCTGAACAGGCTGAACTTGATGGGACCCAGTTTCGGATGCTTGAGCCAGCAGAACTGAGATATGAAGTACTGCGCGCTTCCCTGAGTGCGCTTAATAATCTGTCGCTGCTTGGCATCAATAGTCAGCATATGATATATTTGTAGAGCGATGAGGAGCAGACCAACAGGGTTATGTACCCTGCTGACGGCGTACTTCGTCTGGGTATGCCGGCGCGTTCAGGATTGCGTCGAGATCCTTGGCGGAGATGCCCTGGTTCTGAACGAAGATGTTCGTGCCCTTCCCGGCAGCAAGGAATCTAGCTACGGCATCCAACATCCGGATCGCGTTCGAATTGATATCTGCCTTCACCTTAAGAGCGTTGACGTAACCTTCGACGACCGCGGTAGTAACTTCACCGCCACCCTCTACGGTTTCCCTGAACTTGGAGATGGCCCTGTCAACGTCGGTCCTGTCGTTGCGGTAGTTTCCGAGGATCTCATCTCGGATACCAACGAAGCTACCTATAAGCTTGCGAACTTCATCGTCTTCCGCATTCTGAATTACATCTACCGAGGCGGGTTCATTGATGGGTGCCAGATCCTTCGTCGGTGCGGGCGGCGCAGGTTTGGGAGGTTCCACTGGTGTGCCGTTCGTCGGCACAGATAAGGCAGGCGCTGGCAAAGCACCCTTAGACCTCTCCTTAGTGAGAGAGTCCAGGAGTTCAACAAGCTCAGTGTCAACCGGCATGTCTTCCGGCATTATGGCTCCGCCCTTGGCGGGCATTCCATGTGGGAGACGCCGTATCCTTTCTCCCACTCAGCCCACGTATTGGCCTCTATGGCGCCGCCACACCGCATGCACTTGCTCTTGTTCTTCACCAAGATGGGGACTGGACCGCCGTAGCCGGAGCCCATGATCCTCCTAGCCTCAGTGAACAGATCCAGCTTCCGTTCAAGGTCCAGGATGCGGACCGTCTTATAGAGCGACGAGAGCATCTCATAGAGCCTGTTCCTATCGCAGAAGATGAACTGCTGGCCGGTCTTGCCGATGACGATGGTCCCTTCCTTGAGCTCGAGACCGGCCTTGACGAGGGCCTCCGACTTCATAACAATGCCACTATCGTGGATGAACTTGTCGTCCACCTTGGACCACCCGCCGAGTTGCATCGTCATCAGCCGCGACACAGCTTCGCTCAGTTGCACGACGACATTCTCGTCTAACTCCTCCACGATTTGCTTCGGAGAGACGCCGGCACGAAGGGCGTTCAGAGCCTCCTGGATCTGCCTGTATTTCGGGATCGGATCGTTATCGGCGCTCTTCTTGGGAACGATGCGACCCTTGGTGGAAGTGTCGCTCACGCCAACCTTCTTCTGGCGCTTCTTGCGGTGGATGCGTTCTCTGACAGACTTAGGAATAGCCATCTTTAATCCTCGTCATCTTCCGAGTCGAAATGTGCCTTTGAGTGCCTGACGTAGATGCTCCTGGACTTATCATTGATCCCGGAATCCGTAAAGTTATGACCTCGTAGCCTTATAAGCTTGATGAACGAAGACACCTTAGATTTCGACACCCTTGCTTTCTTCGCCAGCTTCCCTATGAAGCCGTCGTGCGGCCTGTCGTCTTCCTCGCCCAGAAGTTCTATGGCAGCGACGATCTTAAGGTACTCATCATTATATTTGAATATCTCGTGTGCCTCATGGACAAACCTATCCAACGTCAAGCATCGTACGTCCTTGTGCCTTTCGTTCAGGTGACCGCTATAGGGAGTCGCATTCTTCTTATCGCGAGTTTCTTTCTTGATATGAGCCAAGATGACTGTCTTGGCGATCTGTGACCAGAGGTTGAAGACCTTCGCCTTACCTGGTATGAATTTATAAAGTGCGGATTCTATCTGACACCAAGCCACCTGCACGAGATCATTGAACGATGCCTGATTTCGACCCGGGTAGATGATGTGTAGATTGTGCGTCCTTATGATCTGGCGGATGAGCTCCATCGCGTGACTCATGATCTCATTGCGGAGAGCCAGCTCGACGCATCCACCACCAACGTACTTCGTCAGAAGCCTTTCAACGTGCGCATTGTCGAAGTAGTAATTTCTTGGTTTCGGCGGTAATGGAGCCAATTGGGGCTGACCGGGCAGCGGGGGACAGGGGGGATGGTTGTGGGGCCTTTGGAATGACCTGATAGGTCTAGGTATCATTGGCTATCCCAATAATCCCTACTAAGATACATTATAATTCGAACATAAAATTCTAATGAATAGCCTATGGTTACTTCTGATGTGGCACACGGAACCGCGATCGGATGAGGGATGTGCCGTCGATCCTGATATCAGCCTGCGGATATACGACGACCGAGTTATAACCCATGTTGGCTAAATACTTCAACCTTGCCCTCGAATGGCCGTACAGGTGGGTATTATGTAAGAACATGAAATCGAAGACCCTGGCGAACCCTTCCTTATTCTTTCTAATGGCTCTGCCGATCCTCTGCTCAAAATCTGCCATATCCTTCATGCCGTGCGCGATGATCAGATTGTCGCAGCCTCCTTTCAGGTCAAGTCCGCGCTTGATAATCTTGCCACCTATTAGGCAATCCAGCTTGTCATTCTCAAAGTCGTGAATTGCTTCCCATCTAGCACTGTTCGAGGTATCGCCGTGGATGAACACGGACCCCGGTATCGCCTGCTCAAGAGCGTGTCCAAGTACGCGGTGCTCAACCAGAATAAGTGTCCTCTTAGGATACACCCGCACTATCCCCGCTATGGTCTGAATGAAATTCGGGTTGTTCTCAAGCTCCTTTATGGCGATGTCGTAGGCAGTCTTGTCCGTCTTGCTCATTCCCTCCCCGAACGCTATCATAATGTACTTCACGGGTATGATACGACCGAGCTTCTCTAATTCCCGCCTGTTCGTCTTGTGAATGATACTACCGAGCCTCTCCTTAAGCACCAGATTCTGGACGGGCTTACTGGGATCTCCCATCGATCCGGAGAAACCATACCGCCTCCTGGCTTCCGAAAGCTTGAAAAGATGGCGGTATTGTGTGCTTGTGGCCAGATCACACTCGTCTACGAGCAGCATTTCACATTTCGGAAGCAACAACTGCTGCAGATGCTTGCTGCGCCTGCATCTGGCAGTATACTGGCCCATCTTCTTGTCGAACTCCTCCTGCTTCACCCCATGCTGCCGGACCGGCTTCGACGGAGACGCAATGGACTGAATGGACCCTACACAGACGAGCTGACCCGTCGGCGTACGCCCACTATAGAAGACGCCGACATCAGATGCGACCTCGCGCAACTCAATGACCCTCTTGATCTGATCGACGATAACCAGCTTCTCAGATATGATGAGAGCGGAACATTTGAACAGCCTGATAAGGGCAGCCATCAACTCTGTCTTACCAGCTCCGGTCGTGTGGAAGAAGCACCCTATGGGATGCCTGAGCGCTGCCTTCAGAGCCTCCGTCTGGTAGTCATATAGTGTGATGCCCGGAAGGATATCCGGCTTGACGTCTTCCTCGCCTGGTGTCCATATTTTGGGACGCCTATCCAACACACTCACAGGCCAGCCATGGCCATTACAGAGCGTCAACAGCTCGCCCAGGAATGGCAGCGCCATCCGCTGCTTCTGCCGATTGTACTTGCGGTACCACCCGTCCCAGTCCTGTTCGAGCGTATCTATAATATAGATCGCGTCTGGATCCTTCGCACTAAAGTGCCTATAGATGATCTCATCTTGTTGGGCCGTTATCTGGTCCAAATATAAGAAGTGATTATCGACGATCTTAACTAGCATAGGACTGAAATACCAAGATGGCGAAATACCTCGTCGTTATAGTCATGGACGGCGTGAGATATAGCGAGACCTGGGACGCCCCAGGCAATATCCCGAACATAGCAGACCTTGCTCTGACGGGCACTTCCCTCCCCAGAATGTACGTGGGTCCCATCTCAACGACGATCCCAGGACATGACGGCATATTTACCGGCCGTTATGAAGATATCCCAAATGATGGCTCCCAATCTCCATACTTCCCATCTTTTGCTCAGGAATACCTATATACAAAGGGCATTAAGTCTAATCCCGCAGACGGCTTTACCGACCGAGCGAAATTCATCTTCTCAAAGGACAAACTGTTCTGCATGGGTAATAATACCATGCCAGGGCCCTACCAGGATTATAGACCCTATGTTAACGCCGGAGTGAATGGAGACGGTACGGGCGGATATCGGAGCGATGCGCTGACTCACGCCCTGTTCAAGACAGAATGCCTCGGCGTGAACCCGCCTGAGATCTCCGCGGTCAGCTACGCCTCGCCGGACACGATGGCCCACGCCAGTGACTGGGGCGGATATATTCTCGCCATCCAGGCGATCGACGCTTACGTGGGCGAGATCGTCAGCCTCGTCAATGCCCATCCGCTCATGCGCGGGAACACCAATATCGTTGTGACCACGGATCACGGCCGAGAAACGGATCCGAACTGGAAAGATCATGGCGGGTCCACCGATTCCGAACGACACGCCTTCTTCGTCGCGAATGGTCCTGACATAACCCAGAACCTCATTGGCGAAGACTACCACCTGTCGATCGACATTTCTCCGTCCTTCATGTTCATGCTCGGATATACGAAAGAATACACGGACGGCGTCCTACTGAACGACATGCTGATCGGTGATGATTTCTTCACGGAGCTCTTCAGAACGGTGTACACAACTGAGCGCAGGAGTACACACGTCGGGACTGACCAGATCGGGAGCGAGGAAGTCGTTATATCGACGACGAAGCTGAATGACATAAATCACACGACACTAACCTTCACCCCGGACGGCAATGGTTCATATCTCGCCTGCAGGGATTCGGTAACGGACTATCTCACGAATCCGTCCGGAAGCATAGAATTACTCCTCGGAGACGACGCTTTCCAGCAAATAAACTTCCCACACGCCATGATCCCCCTGTTCGGAACGAAATACAGCTCCATGTTCGTCGGATCGAATGGATACATCACGTTCGGGGGCGGCGATACGGAAAGTGCGGAATCCTTCGAGCACCACTTCAACAAGCCGCGTATCTCTGGCCTGTTCAACCTCATGCATCCAGCCTTCGCCGGAGGCGGTGGAACGATCCTGTTCAAGGAACTCGTGGATAGGGTTGTAGTGACTTTCGACAAGCTCGCAAATCTAGGCACCTCAACGGGAGAGATCCCAGCGATCAACAGCTTCCAGATCGAGATCTTCTTCGATGGCATTATTAGACTGACTTATCTCGACATCGGATGCAACGGAGGTCTAATCGGCCTATCACGCGGGAACGGCGTCCCGCTGAACTTCGTCGAAAGCGACTTCTCCACCTACGCGAACGTTCCACCAGCGCCGACCAGTATGCAAGCCGGTAGCATATCTCCATACTCCGTCGAGCTGAGTTGGCTTGACAACAGCTATCAGGAGATGCTTTTCAGGGTCGAGCGCCAGAAGATCGGGTCGCCAGACTTCACGCTCATCAACAGCGTGCTGTCAGGCGAGTCCGTCTGCTTACGCGGACAGCGAACCGTCCGTTACACCGACCATAACCTCAGCCCGGACACAACATATTTCTACAGGGTGTTCGCCGTATCGAAGCCCGCGTCCCCGTCGCAATCGGCATGCCCGTCTTATCCGTCCAACATCGCCACCGTAAAGACAAGGTTCATCCCGAGCCCGACGCCACCGCCGCCCCCGATGCCGTCCAATATCCACAACATCCGACAGGACGAGAAGGATCAGCTACAGATCGGCGTCAGGCTATCCATGAGGCAGGCGTCTTACCGCTGGAATTCGCTCGTCGGAAGCGAGTGGTATGTCTACAATGTGATCGAGGGTAGCCCAAGGAAGATCATTGTCAGGCCCGTCGATCCGAGGCAGGCGAATCAGGAATGGATCGCGAGCGAGTCACAGATTCGAGAATTCTTCAGCTTCACGCTGGACATCCCCGGCCCACCGCCGTTTATGCAGCACATCTAAGCGGATTCAGCCCTCTCGAGAGCTTGGAACTCGACCGATTTTTCCACTTTCTTTATTCGCTCTATCCAGACGAGATACCCCATGCCACCAAACGAGTTTACATTAACGCTAATGACCCTCCAGCCTGGGCGCTTGTCCATCTCGCGATCAAGTTCGAAGGCGTTGATCACGCGGACCGTGCCATAATTCAGTTCATCGCCCATGGCTAATCAACCCAAGAGTTGACAACGTCGTATCCCATCTTCTTGGCGACGGGGACAGCCCCTGACTGATTCACGCGGATAAGGACGTTGTTGTCTCCTACCCACATCGTGCCCAATATGGTGAGTGAATTCTCCTTGAGCGCGTTAAGAAGTGCCTGCATTTTCTGCTTCGTACTCTTGACCACGATATTCTCGCTCATGGCCTAGGGACTGCACCCTCCAAGCGTCGCACCGCAGGAAGCGCACGTCGCGCATGGGAACGGAATGATGTTCGTAGAGCCACAGATCGGACATCTGTCGAGAGATCGTACATGAACCGTGAGTACCGGTGCATCAACACGGTGGAAGACCTTCTTAGAAGCCTGGTACTTCTTACCAATGTCCGTAAGTAACTTTTGCGAGTGACTCGCTCGCAGTTCATGGATCGGCGGTTTCTTACGACACCAGTTGAAGTCCGCAAGGTACTCCATCGACAGGAACTTGAACACGAGGTCCGGGATCGATTTGCAGAACGTGATGTACGGGTTGTCCGTGCGGCCAGATGGGCCGCCCTCCTCGAGGACGAAGCTCGCAGCGATCTCCTCAAGCGGCTGTCCGTATTGAATGGCGTTGCTGACGCCGCGGGCCCACCACTTCATGGCGCGCTGGAAGTCTGTGTTCTCCTTGCTGACGTCTATCCAGATCTCACAGAGCTGGCCGTCCTCGTACTCGCCTGTCTGCACCCAAACTTTATGCTCACCGCTGTCCGAATAGATCTTGAACTCCTGCGTTATTCCGATACGCTTCTTCGGCGGGCGCTTGCGCTGACCGCGCAGGACGGTCTCATTAGCCCGTGAGGCTGAATCATCCCACCAGGACATATCACCAGGATTGTTCAGCGGCTGCGACCGCTTACACCCGTCGCGATAAAGAGCGATGCACTTCACGCCCTCCTTAAACGACATCATATAGATCCCGCTTACGTCGGCCTCCGTCGCGGTGTTTGGTAGGTTAACCGTCTTCGAGATCGCCCCGCTAATGAACGGTATCACGGCCGCCATCATCTTGACATGGGCCTCAGGCCGAATGAAGCGCTTGCCGGAGCCGCTCTTATTAGCGCAGTCGAAGACCGGCAGGTGCTCCGGTCTGATATGCGGGGCACCTTCAAGGGCCCCGTGGCCGCAGATCCACAAGTTAGCCTCGACGTAGTCCTCCTTGGTGAATAGCCTCTTGAAGATGTTCTTGTCAGACGCTTCGATCACGGCGTCATGTTTAGACTCGTCAGATAGCGTCTGGAAGGACAGGACATATCTAAGTTCCGTACTGCCGACCAGGCTCTTCTCCATCTTGTCGACGTCCTCGCGCGAGATGCCGAGACCGAGCAAGGACTCGCGGTTGATCTTCGGGGCCCCTTCCAGGGTGTTGTGTCCAAGGACGTGTGCCAGGATGTCCTTGATCTGATCCGGTGCGTACCCGAGGTTCCCGAGGGCCTTGCTCAGCGATTCGTTAACGATCTTCATTGTGCCGCCGCCGGACAGCTTCTTGAACTTCACAATAGAGAAGTCGGGTTCTATGGCAAGCGTGTCGCATCCTAGAAGCAGCCCAATCGTGCCGCTCGGGGCTATCAGCGTAGTGAAGGCATTGCGAAACCCGTATGTCGCACCCATGACCAGGACCTTGTCCCATAGCGCGATCGCCGCATCGCGCATCTCGGAACATCCCGGCACGTTGCCTATGATCCAATATGTCGTCTTGAGGTCAATCGGCTTTCCCGCCGTGAGCAGTGCGTGGCGCGATAGGACCGATAACATCTGGTCCTTGTTGGCCTGAAAGCGCGGGAACGTACCCAGCGACTGTGCAAGCTCTGCGCTCCTGAAGTAGGCAGCGGCTGTCATGAGCGAGGTCAACGACGCCACGATGTGACATGCCCTGTCGCTATCGTAGGGGATACCGGCCTGCATAAGGACCGCGCCGATGCCCGTATGGCCGAGGCCAATCGACCTATACTTGAACGTTCCCTCCGCAATGGCCTTGGACGGCAGATGCGCAGCGGAGTTCGTTATGTCAAGCACGGTTGCCCAGTGCTTCGCGGCGTACGCGAATCCGTCCCTATCGAACCCCAGGGAAATGCCTTCATCGTTCCTGCTGGGATCGAAGAAGGCCTGGGCGTTGAGGCTCGCAAGGTTGCATGAACTGTCCGTGATGAACGAATATTCGCTACATGGGTTCGTCGTCGTCAAGCGTCCGTCGGCAGGACACGTGTTCCAGTCGTTGTGGTGGTCGTCGTACTGGACGCCAGGATCGCCTGTCCTCCAAGCAGCCTTGACGATCTGCTCCCAGAGCTTGCGGGCCTTCACCTTCTTGGTCGACTCGCCCGTCGTCCTCGCGACCAAGGACCAGTCCTCGTCCTTCGCGACGGCTTCCATGAAGCGGTTAGGAATCCGCATCGAGTTGTTAGAGCTCTGACCGGAGACCGTCTGATAAGCCTCTCCCTCGTAGTGGTTGCTGTACCCGGCAGTGATAAGCGCGTCAACCTTCTCTTCTTCCTTGACCTTCCAGTCGATGAAGTCCTCGACCTCCGGATGGTCGATGTTCACGATGTTCATCTTAGAACTGCGGCGCTGGGAATTACCCGACTTGATGACGCTCGCGCTCCTGTCGAGAACCTTCAGGAAGCTCATGAGCCCAGTTGCATGACTCCCGTTACTGAGCTTCTCGTACTTCGATCGGATGGTCGAGAAGTTCGATCCGCACCCGCCGCCCTGGGCGAAGCACCGCGTCTCTATGACCACGTTGTCGTAGATGCCGTTGCCGCCACCCGGGCAGAAGAGATGGTCGCCGATGCCGAGAAGATGACAGGCATGCACGCCGGGGAACTCGTACTGGCCGTCCGTCGGCTTACATTCGCCAGTCACCGGGTCCACGCGCCAGTAACCCTTGGGCTCTCCTTTATAACCGTAGGCCCAGTAGATGCCGGAATTGAAGAACTGCGGCGTGTTCGGCGCGGCGATCTGGTTCGCCAGCATGAAGACGCTCTCGTCGAAGAACGCTCGGGCGTCCTTTTCCTCGTCGAAGTAGCCGTACATCCAACCCCAGTATGTCCAGAACCCGGCCATCCTCGTGAAGACTTGGAGCGCGTGCGTTTCAGGCCCTGGCGTGCTGGAAGAGACTGGTTTGCGCCTGCGGAGCCAATCGGGAAAGTCCTGACCCTTCAAGTTCTTCTCGTTCACTGGCTCGACGCTATTCGGCACTCCAGTCATCCGGAAGTACTTGCCGACCAGAATGTTAACGGACACGTTGCTGTATTTCTCTGGAACGCACACTCCCTTCACGTCGTAGATGACCTTACCCGTCTCTTCATCCTTGAGTCTGACGTCTACCTTTTTCCACTGCGTGAAGGATTCCAGATCGCTGTTTTCCGTGAAGAACCGCTCGAATTTCATGACGGCCTCCGATGAAGTCCTCAGCCAGCTCGTTGATGACGATGCCTTGCAAGAGGTCGCTAGATAAGATACGAAGCCTGCGCTTCAGAAATTCCAGGTTTGATGGCATCTCGCGGCGCTGGTCCGGATCTCTGCGCTCGATGACGTTAAGTGCATCGTGGCAGATCCTGGACAAAGAAGCGTAGTTGAATGAGACCTTGTTGGACTTCAGCCAGTAAACGATGTTTGCGTAGCCGCCAGCCTTCTGCTGTACAAGGACCTCCAGCCGAAGGTGACCACCGCATTCGCGAAGAATGAAGTTCTTACTGTCTAAGAGCTCACGACCGAAATCGACGACCGCGTGTCTTTCCTTGATGAGCGACTCGTGGCAGATCTGCAGGACCTTCTGCATCGCAAGGATAGATGCCCCCATCTGCAGCTTGTTACGCGACTTGGCCCAGCGGACGACGGCATAGATCATCTTCTCCGCAAGAGCATCCCCAGCGCCGATGACGTGAAGCTGCTTGTCAAACCCTTGCATCCAGCGGTACTGGTACGTCTTCGTCGGATCCGTATTCTTTGGTAGATTCACGCGCCTGCCTGCTACGTACCACATCGCGGACTGGTAAATAGACCATAGCTTCGCTATCTTAGGGTCCTGTATTTCACTCATGAGCATAAAATACGACAACCCAATAAAGGAGGGTTTATGAAGGGCTCAAAGGGTGAGAAGACGAGCGCCGCGATCCGCAAGCTCGTTACCAAGACGACGACAGCACACAAGAGCCTCGCAGATGCCACGACGAAGGCTGTCGCAGGAGCGCTTGGTGACGACTACAACAATGTCGTCGTCATCGCTGTTCATAAATCTCAGCCGCTAGAACCCATCGTCTTCTTCCGTGGGCACGTATATGACGCAGCACGCCTCGCTGCCTACGCGACAAGAAAGTTCAGAGAGATGATGGACCAGGACTTGAGGATCGACCGCCAGAGGTGATCATCTGCCGCCCGGCGGCTTCTCGAGATAGAACTTGACGTTCTGAGCACCAAGCGTGAGCAACTGAGCATACCCTATCCTGTTCGGTGCGTCCTCAAACGCGCTCTTCGTCGAAATGATGTCGTCGGCCGGCTGATATAGGTTCACGTTCTTGACACCAGGAATCTGCTGAATCAGGGTCTGGAACGGGCTGATGTCCATACCAGCGCCCATGTCCCTGTTCGCGATATCGAAGAACGAAGAGATCGCAGAATTCACCTGTTCCTTCACCGTCGGCGCGTCGCCGCTCCTACTGACGACGACGACCATCTCGATCGGCACCGGCTTGACTCCACCATCCTTGACGGAAACGTCGTCCGTCATGACGTTGTTGTCTCGAAGGAACGACCTGAGCCCTTCCTTCAGCCCAGTACTCGGCGTCACTGGAACGTCATTGGGACCCGCCGCCAGGACATAAACGTCCACCAGGTTTGCATTGATGTTCGTCAATATCGTCGCTACTGCCTTGAGCACCGCGCCATAGACGGGGTGCGAGAAGGTCGAAGCGATCTCTGCGTAGTCCAGCGCCGTAGCCGCATTGTTGTGCGTAGCGTAATCCCTCGGAGCGCGCTTTTTCGCGTTGTCGAGCGTTTCCTTGTCCTCGCCACCAGACGACGGCTGAAGGTTCCTGAGTAGCACCTCCACCGCAGCGCTGGCAGGAGGAAGAGGACGGACCGGCCTCGTCTCATTGATCGCGTTAGCGGGGATCCTTCCGCGGACCCCTCCACCCTGCCGATAGCTGATCTTAATACCCTGTCCGGCTAGAGGCGCCTTACCGGCTACGTCATTCCCAAACTTGATCATGACGCCATCCGACGTGAACTGAACCTCAAAGACCTCATCATTGGGACCGGCCTGCTCAAGGAAGCTGACCCTGCGCCAGGTCACCGTCGTTGCTCCCGTCGTCACGTCGATGATGATAGGCTCATCAAGGACGTTCGCGGCGACGATCTCCACGATCTGATCGGGACCGCCGGCTGATATTGCGACGATAGGGTCACCAAACTTGCCCTCTATTCCGTAGGCAACAATACCCCGCTTGCCGGACGGAATCTGGATATTGCTCTTGAAATCATTCGGAGCCCTGAAGACTTCATAATAGAGCGGCTGCCCGTCGGGACCGGACAACGTAAACCGCAAGCCCGGTTGAATGATGATATCCGTCGGCGCAGCGATTCCGATCGACACCTCAACGTCCACGACAGCCGAGGTTGCTCGCCTAAAAGCTTGGCCGATGAGCTGCAGATGATTGCTAACCGCCTCCTCGTCTTCTGCAGTCGATATGAAGCCATCGCGCGCGAGGATGTCCTCGCGCATAGCCAGAAGGGCCGCCATTCCAGAAACGAGCTCCACGAGCATGATGATCCCGTTGTTCTTCACGTAATCGTTGAAATCGCTCGGGAAGTACGTCTTGAGATATTCCACGGCTGCCCGCCTCAGCGACGTGAACTCAAGGGCACTGAAGTCCAGCCTCCGCAGCTGAGAAGGCGGCAGCAAGACCGCGATCTCTTCCACGGATGTCGGCAGCTTGATGATCGTATTCTCTGTCGCCATATTACCTCAGCTGCTGGGGCGCTGCAGTTACCGTCGTCACCAAGGGGATATTCAGCTCTGCGTTGAAGTCAATGTTCTGCAAAGTGTTCAATGATCCGAATATCTTGATCGTCATGAAGTTCTTGTCCGGCTCCCCAGAAATGTCGATGTTCTTGACCGTGACGCGCTGTTCGTAAAGCGCGATCTTCGACGCGATCTCGTCCCTAAGCAGCGTTAATCCAATTTCGTCGATCATCTCGAACGTATAGTTCCTCAAGTTCACGCCGAAGTCCGGCGCATTATACCGCTCGCCTGGAACGGTCAGCAGGAGCTGAAGCAGGTCGTTCTTGATAAGACGAGCGTCCTCCTGCCTCTGCAACGGCTTGCCGCCAGGGTTGTAAAACGGCGCGTTATATCCGAACCATGTCGCCATAGCTACCTCACGAGCTGACTCACCTTGAGCATCTCATCTCTCGTCTGCGACGTCAGGGTATCATACGTCGACAGCTGGTTAAGTAACGTCTGCTTCTCGCCCTCAAGCTGCTGAAGCTTCGCCCGTAGCTTATCGACGATGATGGAACCGGTCTCCGTTATAGCCGTCTCAGCTGCGTCGAGAGTCTTCTGAACCTCGTTGATGTTCTTCTGGTTCTCCACGATCCTCACTTCAATGTCAGCAGTCTGCTCGATCAACTCTGTGAGCCGCTTCTCGAGTTCCGCTTCTCTCAGTTCGGACGCCGCCACCAATTCCACGACCTCAGCCGAGCTGAGCCCCACGGAACTCAGGTCGAGCCTGTTCGTATCGTGCCGGATTTCAACGTACGACGGAGAGGTCGTCGTCGGGGCGGCTACGACATCCTGACTGAAATCAAGAAGCTGTCCCACCTCGAATGTCTTCTTGGCAGATCCGGTTATAGTCTGCGCCGCCTGCGTGACAGTGAAGACCAGTTCACCAAGGGCATCCCTCGTGAACTCCTGCTTTGGCCTTTCCTTGATTTCCTCGGCAATCGGGATCTCCTGGAACGTCTCCGTCGATCGCGGAGGGTCCTCGCTGGATATAGTATAGGTTATGCTCGTAGAATCACTGGGCAGCTTCGGCAGCACCGTATCATACATTCCCGTTGGAAACCGTATTATCACTGCTCGTCCCCGATGACTGTCCCCTGATGACCTTGATGTCTACTTCCGCGAAGTCGGTCGGCTTCGTCTGAGAGATCCTCCCCCTATCTTTGTCAAATTTGTCAGGCCGTAACGTAGCCCATGACTTCCTGGTGATGCTCGGCGGGGAGCAGGATACGGGTGCCGATGATTGGGTACCGGTGCCTGGGGCTGCTTTGGGTAGGTATCCCAAGACCTTCGGGAAACTGGCCGTTACATCCGCGCCGAACACGCCTCCCTTCAGGGACGCATGGGCACCGCCGCCTTCCATCTGGATCTGCTGTTTCGCCTTGAGACTGATCGTATTGGCTTCCATACTAATGCTATCGTCAGACTTTATCTGGATCGGACCTTTCGCATAAATCTGCAGAATACCATCTTCATTGTTTTGGATGAGCAGGTTGTTTCCAGCATCATCCATAACGATGAAGATTTTCGTGCCCTCCCTGGACCTCAACACGGAGGCACTATAATCCTTCGAGAACCAAAGGCCGCGATCCTCAATATCCCGCGTCTCAACCCATGTGTCACCGACGACTCCGTCCCGCATTTCGATTCCTTGCTGCTCCTTCGTAACGAGCCGGATATATCCGTTCGCCTTGTCCAGTTTCAGATGATACGTATTCCTCTCGGGATCGAACGTCATGGACTGCCTACGCGTGAACTCGTTGTCATAGAGGTTCCGCCAGGGTTCTGAGATGGGGCCCTCCATGTCCGTGCACAGCATGATATAATCGTAGCGGTCGTTGATCTCGAGGACCTTCGACTTCGGCGAGTACATCTTTACGGAGTTGATGGCGTCCTTCTCGTTGAACTCTATGCCGAATCCTCTCTGGTCATCAAAGGCCTTGCGGCGACCCTTGATCAACAGGCCGTTCCCGCGCGGATTCTCAAGCCCCGTCGCGTTCGTCTTGTCGGACCCGCGATCATCAAGGACGAACTTGAATCCATACCGCGTCACGACCCGAATCTGTCTAGCGTCGCCGCGTCCCTGCCACTGGTCTTCCTGGTCGACGTCCGTTGCCCCGCCAACTTCCTTGATGAGCTCCCTCTTGACGTACGCGTCGTCGACGGGGTCGTTGCCGTAGTCCCACATCTGGACGAGGTGGCCGCCCTTGGTCCTGAGCTTGAACCAGCGCTCGTCCTTCTCCTCCGTCGGAGTCTCCGCTATCTGCTGCCTACTTTTAGAATATTCATTCTCGCGAGTGCTTCCAGGCTTGTTACCCCAACCGACGTCTCGCATCTCCAGCTTATGTCCGTAGCGGGTGCGGATCTCAAAGCGCCTCTGGTCGCGCTCCTTAGGCTTGTCCTCGTTGAACAGCCTCTGCAGGTACTGAGCGCGGTTGACCTCAAATTCGAAGTCCTTGTCGAAGTCTCCCTCAAATTCGCCTTTAGCCGGATCCTTCTTCTCGTCCTTCTTCCAGGAGTACCCTACGTCATTGAGGACCATGTAATGGCCGTACTTCGAGCATAGAGCGATCAGTTTCGTATCGGGCTCGTTGACCTCCGGCTTGTCCTTCGACGAGTTGAAGTCATTCTTCGAGATGGCATCCTGCCCGACAGGGCTCGGATCGATGTCATGCTCCTTGGGGAAGAAGCCGACGGAATTCATGACGAAGAAGCTGCCGTATCTGTCCCTCCAGCCGACGCTCATCGGCCGGTTATCCTTAGGCATGTAGTCTTCTAGATAGTCCTGCGGCTTCGGCTTTCCTGCGGGCTTCCCCGTCACATCCACCGCGACGGGTGTCTGGCCATAGACCGACTCCAGGACATAGAACTTCCTACGCGTCGGATTTGCAAAGCCGATGACGATGGGGAAGTACGGATGACTTTTTTCGAACTCGACCCAAACCAGATCGTTGATCGACGGGCTGACCCAGGAGCCACAGCCGCTACCGCCAAACCACGGGCTTATGACGGCCCACGGAAGCTTCTCAGCCTTGAGGTCATGATTGTGGAGTTCTGGCACCCTAACCCGCACGCGATGGTGCCGCAGCGGGTCATTAGTTTCGACTACGACGGCCCTGTAGACACCCTGGAACCGCTCGTTGAGGTTCCGTGTCCTGTCGGTGAAGAACTTCTCCCAGACCTGTTGAACACCGTCTTGGTGGTGGGTAGATCGCATTAGAGATTGGAAAGAACTATGTTAGCGGAAGGGGCCCGAATAACCTCGCCGGTCGCGGGCCAACCGACCGGGTTCTTCGGCTTGTTGAACGCGATAAGAATCCACCCGTACACATAGGAGCCGTACAGATCTCTGGCCAGAAGATCGATCCTCCCAGCCCTCGTGTTATCTACTGTCACGCGGACAACGTCGAGCTGTTCGTCCATCGGCTGCGTCAGAAACGACGGGATCTTCCACATCCCGAACGTCTCCTTGCCGTCGACGACGATCGGCTGCGTCTCCTTGAACCGGCTATGACTGTCCAATGAAATGGGCATTAGTACCACTCCGGAGCGATAGATGGCGTAAGTGCAAGGCTAGTAAACTTCGCAAGCTTCTGCCCCGCCCCACCCATCATTCCAAGCAATCCAGCCATTACACCCGGTTCGATGCGCGACGCGGCTTCCAAGCTCAGAGTGTGCTCGGTTATCAGACTGAATATGACCCGATTCCCGCTGCTGTCGTCGGTCATCAAGGCTCCCTTATACGACGTGCTAACACTCATCAAGCGGCACGTTAGTATGCCGGACGTTGCTATCGGAATCACTCCATACGCGTAGATCTTTACGACCGGATATCCCTTGTATCCGAGATAGGTGCTATTATAGAAGTAGGACCTAAGATCGCGCCCTATCTGTGCGATGCGACTCGCCGTCCACTTCCCGCCTACAACGACGTACTTCAGCTTAACGTTGAACGTCCTGGAATCTGACCCGTTGTACGTCTTGAGGGGCTCATAAGCGCCCTGATCGGACCCGTCCCACTTCGCAACCTTACCATCGCTTTCAATGGCTGGCGGGAACTGAAGCGGGATGTCCTTCGTACCCGCCTGCGCGACGACGATAATACCGACGCTACCGAGGGCCTTACCATCGGCAATGGACAGTTCCTTGAACTCGCCGTTAGCCATGAGTCACCCTACGTTTTCCACCTGTTAATGTCATCAACGAGTCCGCCGCCACGCCCTTCAGCAATTTGTGGCAGGAACGTTTCAAGCGCGCTTATGATCTTCTTGAGCTCGTCACTCCCGGCCGTTACCATTATCTTTTCTAGCGTCTCTTTTATGGCAGTCAGAGCATCGAGCGTCTGCCGATTGGATTCTGAGGTCCTCCTAGCCATGTCGCTCGTGATCTGGACCGTCGTGACGGTCTCGGCCTTGGCCGTTGATTCCGCGGAGAACGGACCAGCGACGGCCTTCTCAGAAACCTTATCGAACGCGACGGACATCTTGTTGCCGAACCTCTCGACGATACCAGCGGCCCTATCGAAGTCCTTCTCCTTAGCAATGACCTCATCCACGACACCTGTAATGGTCGTTCCGGCACCGGCAAGCGCTTGAATGCCACTGGCAGCTTGCGTAGAAGCATCGCCAAGAGCACCAAGCCCAGCCGCCACCATGAACATACCGACGACGGCAAACGGATTGACCTTCACGCTCATGAGCGCGTTTATGCCGCCGGCGATCTCCCTCATCTTCTCACCCGGGCTTCCCATCGCCACGATAGCGTCGGAAATGTTTTTGAGGGCCAGGCCGAACGACGTCAGCCACTCGACGGCCGCCGTCCCAAAGAACATGGCAATGGACAGCAAGATCATAGAACCAAGCAGTCCTGCGCCGAATGCGATGAGCCCAGCAATAATGACCGGCATCATGAGGATGCTCGGTAGAAGCAGAGCTAATGCAGCACCAAGCCCAAGGGCGAATCCAACGATTGCAACACCGAATGCACCGACGGCAGTCGTGATGTTCGTCAGCGCCCCACCAAGATTACCTACCGACGCCGTGAAGGCAGATATTCCTGCCCCAAGAGCAGTAATCGCCGCGGCAAACACGGCCACGCCACCCGCTATGATCGTCATCGTCAAGGCGAAGAACACAGCCGGACCGAGTAAGGCTGCGCCAATGGCCACTGCGGCTGCAATCGGAATCATCGAAGCGAGCAACATTACACTGAACCCGAGAATGGCAACACCAAGCCCGAGCAGCGCAGGAATTAGCGCATACATGAACCCGACGAAGGCGAAGCCTGCCGTGATATTCTCGGAGAATGCCTTGAAGAGATTCGTAATGGCATTGACAAACGCGGTTATGGCAACTACGGATAGGGCGAGGACGCCAATCACAAGCGCGAGCGTCAGAAGGACCGGAATGGCCGCGGCACCTCCCACTGCCAGCGCGGGTAACGCAGCGGCCAACAGGCCGACGGCGTAAGCAAAACCGATCGCAGCGCCAGTCAGCGCTATAAGCGCGACGACCCCCATAACGCCGGAAGATGCAAGCCAGCCTGCCAGCGCGACCATGGCCGTCAGCATCCCCGTAATGATGACCCCGATGACGGCAAGCTTGGCGATGGCAATCCAGGGGATCGCCATCACCGTAGCCGTGAATATCCCAATCCCGGCAGAGATGTTGGTCATCATCGCCCTAAAGCCTTCGCCGGCTGCTGGTTCCGGCTTCGGAACCGCGCTCTTGGCGACCGCCTCGGCGGCATTCCCAACCTTCTTTTCCTGTCCAAGCAACGTCGAGGCCATGTCGCCGACAAGCAACTTCAGAAGCTGCTTCGGCACGTCCGACTCATTGTTGATGCCTTTCCCCATTGCCTTCGCAATGGATTCTCCACTCTTGATAAACGGCTCCGTACCCGGATTCGTTGGTATTAACTTGCGGAATTTACCAACCATCCAGGTCAGCGCATTGAAAGGTGCCATCATCGTCGCGCGAAGCCCCTTCGCTATGGCAGCCGGCACAGCCTTACCGGACCTCTGAGCATTCTCGGCAAACCTGTTCAGATCCATGGACCAGGCAACCACACTCTTTTCAATCCACCCACCAACCGCAGTAAAGCCGGTCTTTATCGAGCCACTCAACGACAGTGACTTTCCACCAACATAATCCATCGCCCTGCCGATGAGGTTCGAATCGACAACATACTTCTGAATAAGGAACGCGCCGAAGCCCTCCTCGACCATGGCGTTCAGTTGCTCCTGATGCTTCCTCTGCGTCCTCTGATGCTTCTCTCGCATCTGCTGAGTGCTGAGCTCTTTCTCCCAGTGCTTTGTGTCAAAGGCTCCAACAGCCTTGCGGAGTTCTAGCTCCTTCTCCATCAGATCAGGGCCGATGATATTAGCATCACGCAGGCTTTGTATGGTAGCCAGTTGTTTCTCGGCCAGCTTATTGCTCACAAGCGCATTCTTTATCGTGTAGACATCCGCCTCAACATATTCCTCCTGTAGAGACGTTATCTCATCATACGCATCCTCAAATCCCTTGCCATAGGACTTGACGTCCTTTAGCTGATCCCTTATTCCTTTCTTGACCTCGTCGTTATACTTCTCCCACTTCTCCATGGGGAACTTAAGAGCTTCTAGCTGCGGCTTGATGTCCTTAAGGATTCTCTCAGCTTCTTGGAAGTAGGTAATAGCGCTGAGCGGTATTTCCTCGCTCTTCGCCTTATCCAACGCGCCTGTGATTTTGTTGCTGAACTCCATGCCCTCGGCGGTCAAGCTGTCAAAGCTCGGACCAGCGCCTTTGATGGCAGCAGCCAGGGCAGGACCCACAGCGCTGGCAATCTCTTCCGCCATCTTGCCTGCGAGCGCGGCCATCTCGGCGGCGATGTCTGCTCCCGGGACCGGCACCGGCGGTGCTGGTGGTGGCATCGGCGGTACCGCAGGTGGCGCAGGTAGTGCTCCTACGGGCGGAAGATCCTTGAACCCAGCAGCGACGGATTCCCTGATCGCCGTCGTCAAACTGACTCTGACCTTCTCGCTGAACCTCGTCATCGAGTCCTTGTCTACGTCGATCATCCCGATAACTGGCGTAGTGACTGTCGCTATCTCTGGGACGATCTTGATGGCGGTGGACATCTTCTCCTGGAAGATCTGGACGAACTTATCGCCGATGCGCTGGATCTGCTGTTCAACCGTCTCCAGTTTCTTGGTGAGGCTCGCGATGGTCTTTAAGGCAGGTCCGGCCGAGAGGGCCAGCTCCATCGACAGAGCATATTCGTTGATGTCGCCTGGCATAAGATATATTTGGAGTTAGATCTTCTTGGCCTCTGCGTCGTAATCTAGGCGATAGAGGTAGAGATCCGTCCACCACTGCCGCCTCGTGACGATGTGATGAAACCCGTAGATGATCCACTTCCCGGATAGGAAATAGGGCGTCTCGAAGCAGGCATCCTTCCACGACAGGGTCAGCGTCGACGCCCCCAGGATCGTGCTGTCATCAAACCGCCTGTCGCCGTTGACCCTGATCTTGATCCGCATGACCATGTTCAGCATATCCATGAACATGGTTCTGGCTCGCCCGTCCAGATAGTCAACATACTGGATACCGAGGTCACCAGCGCTGAACTCTGGGATCGCCCGGATCGACGTCGACCACTTGATGTCGCTCTCCGGCTTCTTGAAGGCTCGGTCAGGACCCAGGTTCGAGACATTGAGCTTCGCAGACGTATTCTCGTCATCGACGGTTGACTTCTTTTCCTCCGTAATCTTGTCAATGAACTGTCCAGACACGGCGGATATACCCTGCGTTATAAGCTTAGTTTGGAAGACGGAGATGACGTTGTTGGCCAGGATCTCAAAATGCTTGACGTCTGAGGAACCCGGAATGCTTGTGTTGACGTTGAAGATGCCAAAATCCTTCTTGTCGACCGGCAGGCTATCCGGCATGGATGCCTGTTCCTTTATGACAATCTTCCTATCGACGCTAGCGACGACCCAAGCCGATTTCTGCGGCGTGATGGACGAAGACCATTCTAGAAGAGAAGCGATGAATGTCTTCGGATCCATCTTCATCATCCACCACGTATTCTCCTCCGAGTCGTTCGTCTGCGTCACGTCAACTTCAATCTTTTGGGGATTCTTGTCTCGCTGGGTATACTTCTTGATCACGGACTTTATGACATCGCTCACGCGGCCTGACTCCGTACCGTTCCCGTCGTCCCTACCCCAGGCACTACCATCCGAGTCGCCCGCGTTCAACCACCAACTCGGTGGGTCGATGCCGAGAAACTCTACCTTGCCCCTCTCGAGGGTACCTTGACCATTCAGATATGCCAGATAGCAGATCCTTTTCTGCGTCGGGTCATTGTCGGGCCATGCGATCTGGAACTCAAGAGGGGTGGGTTCCTTCCTAGCGCCTTCAAGATACTCCCCAAGACGGTCGCGAAGGATGCTGAAGAACGGGTCGACTACCCTGGCCCTGACGATGTAACCGCTGTTTATAAAGGAAGCCCATTCGAGACTCTCGAAGTTCTTGCTAAAGTCCTCGCCCCCCTCTATTTTGAGGGAGACCGTCGGAGCCAGGCCAACTGCTTTGTCTGCCATACCTTATATACTTGACCGTGTGCCGTCCGCTTGGTACCATAAATGTGGAAGGAGAACCACGATGGAAACCCCTCAGGCCGTAGAGAAGGTCACGGAAAGGCTCCGGGTCGGCGGCATCCTGAAGATCCTGGTGCCAGCCATGCTCGCAGCCAACCTTATCTTCGGCTTGAAGTTCTCGTACACGATCCTGACCATCGCTGGTGTCTCCATCCTGCCGTTCGTCCTACCCAAACTCTCGTTCCTCGCGAAGGGTCTTATCCCCAGCGCTGGGGTTGTTGGGCTGATCGCCGCCTGGCTCGCCATCTGCATGGGCCTGGAGTTCATGCGCGTCGACCTCAAGATCGACATCCTGACCGCGATCGCCGAAACCGGAGACATGGCCTGGACAGATGCCATGCATCCCGGCGGCTATGTCCAGCCGACCAACCATTACGTATTCACCCCGAAGTACGCGCTTTATTACGCCGTCTGGTTCCCTGGGGTGGTTCTGATGCTCGTCTGGAGCCTTGCGAAGGAAGTCGCCAAGAAGGCGGGCCCGCCCATCCTGGCTGGGGTCGCCGCCGGGGCTACCGCAGCCTACGTGAACCGAAAAATGTCCCCTCTGCGGAAGATGTGACACCAAAGCCACCTTTTTCTTAACCCGTTGTCACTAATGTGGCAACATTTATTGGGGTGCCGAAGTCCGTCGCGGAGAATCGGGAGAGGGCTCTGATCGGCAAGGTCATCCGGGCGATGACCAAGAAGCGCTGGGGGACGGGGGTGGCAGCCTCACCCAAGGCGCAGAGGCTCGCCGCGCTCTGCCAGCCCTTCGGCTGTCAGGCGACTGCCGTGAGGGCGCTGATCGAAGAGCTGTCCGGGGAGAAGATCCCTGAGCAGAAGCAGCCGTGGGTCATCGGCTCGCTGTCCGTACCCACGGGGAAGGCCGGCGGCCACAACTACACCCTGGGCTTCCCGTTCATGTGCGTCAACGCCGACGCGCGCCACCTGGACAGCCACGGCGACCTCGGCAACACGATGGGCATCGAAGTGCGTATGCCCACGGCGGCCGAGGTCGAGAAGTTCATCCGCGACCTGGACGTGGCGAAGACGACCCAGTACCTCTGCGGCATGCTCAACATCCTGCGCGATGTCGAGGCGTAAAGCCCCCTCCAGGCCTCCTCTCCTCGCTGGAGAGGAGGCACGAAGAGGACTGAGAGACCTTATGGACAAAGACGCAAAGAAAGTATATAATCTGATGCAGGATATCCTGAAGAAGTTGCCAGAGGGGCAAAAGGTCGTCGAAACGTATAACCGCTTCGCACTCCAGTGGCTTGCCCGCGTCAAGTTCGACGAGAGCGTCACGTCCACTTTCGATACCAAAGAGATCGAGAAGAATCCCGGCCCTGGCCTATATCAGAGTCTCAGGCTCATGATAGGGGCCAGCTTGGCTGGGACAGGCAACAAAAAGATGAACCTTGACGACTTAGCCAAGGACGGATGGTTCAAGGGAGTTGTCGCTACCGTACGTGAACGAAACTTCTTCGACACGTTCGATGGGGAAAAGATGCGGATGCCATTCGAGTTCCTCGGCGGGTGGATCGCCTCCATCTTCATCGACGTCCTACAAGTGCCCGTGCGGGCTTTCGACGTGAGGATCGTCTCACAGATGTCAGTCCCGAAGCTCTGGGGCAAGGCCAAGATGGGCGACTTCATATCTGACGATAACCGCGTCGAAGAATTGAGAATCCTCGAGATAGGAGCCGTCGCAACGGACCTTGACGGAATCTGCGAATTCGTACCTGACGTTGCCATTCGCGAGCTCCAAAAATATATCGAGGAGCACTGGACAAAGAAGAACCTCACCAAGCCGCATGTCACCGCTATCGTGGACAGCATGCGGCATCTTCGCGAAATGATAGCTCCGCATCAGGCGAAGTGACATGGATCTTGCCTGGGTACGCTACCAGAACGAAGATAAGCGGCAATACGTCCACCTACTCATGTTGGGCGAGACCGTCGACAAGCACGTCGGCATGCTGGTGTCGGGCATCACGCCGATCGAAGCCAACAGGGTCCTCATCGCCACCGATGCCCTGAATAAGATGAACCTCCCGGAACGCGTGAACTGGATAAAGCAGAACGTGGCGGCGGCCAAGAGCGGGATCAAGACCATCAGGAAGGATAGGTCAACAATCGTCAGCAAGCACGAACTTAAAAAGCGCGGACAGATCCAAGCATCAACTCCGTCTGGTTAAGCGCCTTCAAGCCAGCCTCATACACCTTCCTCGGCTTGTCCCACCCGATCTTCTCGCCGATCTCCGACCAATCCTTGGCACCGCTCAAGATACCACAGGCCGCGGACGTCTTCGGTGGCACGCTATAGAAGATCTTACTGGAGAAGAACGGCTCGAGCTTGAAGAAGTTGTCAAACAGCGATTTCTTACCGGCGTCGTCGTTGTCAGGCGCCAGGATGACCCGCTCCGGCCTCAGCGCCTTGATCTTTCTCACCTGCATATCACCCATGGACGCGCCGCCCGTCGCGACAGCATTCTCGCCGAGCGCAAGCGCGCAGAAGATGGATTCGGTGACAATGACATCGGTACACGGCTCGACGTCGTCAAACCCATAGATGAAGTGGTCCTTGGTCGTATTCTCCGGGAAGTCAAACACCTTCCGAAGGGTCTCCCGCGACTGCCAGTAGACCAGTTCCCCATACTCGAAATAGGGGAACACGATCTTCGACGGGGTGAATGTGAGCTTCCTGCTGGAAGCCATCTCCTCTGACACGCCACGCGACTTGAGGTAGTTCAGGGCTATCTGCCTGATCTTACCTCCCTCCCCGCTTGCGAATGGCGTCGAATCGGGCAGCTTGATCAACGACGGGGCTGCTTCGGGGGCTGTCTCCTCCGTCCTGAGAAGGCTACGGAGGTCTACCTCTATGCCGCAGACCTCGCGGATTGCCTCGTGGAAGGATATGCCGCGGTACTTCGACACGAGCTTGAGGAACGACCCGTCGGCGCTGTGATGACCCGGTCGCCAATCGTGACAGACGCCCTTCTTGGTGTTGACCCCGAGATGCATCCCGCCGTCGCCATCTAGGGGATTGGGTACGTCATACTCTTCGCCGTTCTTTCGGCGCTTGAACTTCGGGAAGTGCGCCTGAATCCAGGATTCTATTTGTTCTTGTTTTGGTTTGAATAGCAATGAGCTTCCCTTCAAAGTTTAGGATCATTCTCTTGCCGCACCTGCAGACGTAGATTGGAGCGCCGTAAGACATAGGCTGCGAAGAGAGTACGTTGGTGATCTGCGCCTTTCGTTCGCAATACCTACAAGGGAGGATGGCGGGGCCGAATTCGACAAAGACGACTTTCACTTCTTTCTTCTTCATAGTTATTAAATACATAACACAGAATGTCACTCAGGGAAAGTATCTCATGACCATGACAACCTGCATCAACATGTACGGTGGTCCCGGAAGCGGCAAGTCAACGCTCGCGGCTATGCTGTTCAACGAGCTCAAGGTGCGCGGCATACGATGCGAGATGGCCAGAGAATACGTGAAGAACTGGGCCTACGAAAAGCGGCAGATCATAGACTATGACCAGATCTACATCATGGCCAAGCAAGTCCAGGAGGAATTCCGGCTCATAAAGGCCGGCGTGAAGATCGTCGTCACCGACTCACCCGTCGTCCTGTCAGCCGTCTACGGTCGCATCTATTTCCCAAAGAAGCCGCATATGGTCCGCGGCATCGACGAGATCGTCGGCGGATTCATCAAGGAGCGGAGTAACATCAACATCGTACTCAAGCGCAAGGGTTCCTATGACAGGCACGGTCGCTACGAATCGTTGAGGACAGCGAAGCGGATCGACAAGGAGATCATGATACAAGTCAAGCGATTCCACGGACAAGACTTTAGAGAATTCCACCGCAATGAGGTGTCGGATATGCTGTCTTATGTGATGTCGAGTCTAGAACCTAAGCTTATCCGGCGTCGGTAGCCCGTCCATCCTGGTGGCTTGGAACTTGCCCTGCGTAGCGGGAATGACGATATTGTGTGAGATTTTCTTCGCCTCCTTATCCGCCAACTTCTGCTTCCTTCTGCCGAGCTTCCTCCCGAGACGTGCCTCGAAATCCTCCATGACGCAGCCTGACAGAAATCGTCTGTCGAAGTCGCTCTGGATGCATTTCTTGATGACCGCCTTATTGAGGTTTATCTTGTTCTTTTCCAGACTTACCTCACCCACCCCGCCTGTCATGATGGTGATCGTATCCGGTTGGATGTCCGTGATGACGCCCTGAATCCTGCCATACTCCTCATGACCTGCATCCGCGCCGCGAATGCCGATAGCGTCGCCAACCATCAGGTCGCTTATCTTAGGCATGTCAGCTTACTGTAAAGGTAAACTTCTCGCTGATGCGACTCTGTCCGTTCGGGAGATCCACCCTGATCTGATAGCGATATGTCCCGATTATGAACCGAGACGTATCGAGCAGGAACTGCACGACGAACGGGCTGTGCCTGTAAGAGCCTTGCCTCAACCCGATCGCGCAAGGTTCGTCATCCACCAATAATTCACAGTTTTCCGTCTCTACTTTAACATATGCCTTCAATTGCGGAATGATTGGCATCGTCAGATTGAAGTCGAAGTCGTACAGCGGAAGAGGCGTAATGCCTACCTCGAGAACCCTCTTCTCCGGCTTTCTGAACTTCAGGTCAAGTGGTTCAAAGCCGAATCGAATCGTCTGGAGCCCATCATCCATGAACCAAGCGTCCGGCGAAACCCAGAACCTACTCGCCTGACACAGCCAGATGCTCTCATCGTTGACGTCCGTATTGGAATCGACATCCGGAATGAACCTCCAGACGTCGAAATAGATGTCCTGCACGAACTCCTTCGGGATGAGGAACGGCAAGCAGTACTGTCCCGGCATGGGGTTTCCGAACGAATCTAGGACCTGTTCGATCGGAGCGGGATAGCCTGTGCCAGGCGGGATTGGGATTTGTGCAACGAGATTCTCTTCGCAGACAGCTGACCGGTAGATGTCGATCCTCGTGAAGAGGCATGGATCTGTCGTGATCCCATTCCTATAGAACGTTACGCACAGGTTGACCGGTAAGCCCTGCCTCGCAGACACGCGGGCAGCATAACCTGGATCTGGACAAGCCATATGAGCTCCAAGATGATCACGTTATCTTTGAGGCAGCTATGCGTGAGGTGGTCTGGGGACGTGAGGTGAGGTGGCTCCGCGCTGGGATTGCTTATTCTCCTCCTTAATCTGCCTATCAAGCCTCTTGAGATTCCAGTTGCGTTCCTCCGCCGTCATAAGGTCCTGCTCGAACAGCGAATACCTCCCAAAATACTTCAGCTGGAAGCTTTGCTCCATAATGTGGAACCACTCATTGTCCAGTTCTTCGCTTCCGCGATGGACGAAAAAAGGATTCCGTTATCGGCATATCGACCGTCGTCTCGATGCCGCAATGCGGGCACGTGATCACGAGCTGCGTGTCGATTCCAGGCGAATTCTCACGCAGGAATTCCCGCACCGTCGCCGTGTCCTCAGAGTGCATCTGCTCCACGAACTTCTCGATCTTGCTCCTGTCCGGAATGCCCATGACGTGCACGATGACGAGCTGCAGGTTCTTGGAGACGGTCTCGTCGAGGGTCTCGTTAACGCCGCCGATGTTGAGCTGGTCGACGTCCGACTTGGGCCTGGCCACCCGGGGCTTGATCATGTTCTGGAAGTTTCTGCGCGTGATGATATCCTGCGTGTCCTTGCCGCGCAGCAACCTGACGCCAACATAGAACTCTTGCTTCGTCACCTTGGACATGTACGGCAGCGGGACCTTGAACGGCTCCTGGCCCAGCGACTCGTTCGGCGGCACGACGGTCCGGATCAGATCTGACAGGTTGTAGAACTGCTCGGACGACTTGCCGCAGTCTGCATTGCTGCACTTCACGATGAATTCATACTCCGGACCGTGCGTGATACCGCGCAGGTAATACAACAGGAAAATGCGGTCGCCAATGATGAGATCGAGGGGGTCGAATCCCTCCGGCAGCTTCACGCACTTTCTGAACAGCCAATCCAGCGACTTGCCGCTCTGGGCGAGCCTGGCGGTCGCCAGCGCCTTATCCGCGAAGATACCCATCGGCCTCACCTGCACCATCCCGTCCGGCATAAGCGGCTCGCCCTTTTCGCCCTTGTAGTAGGCGCCCTGGCTCGGAAGGGCCACGGGCTCCCACGGGATGATGTCCCTGGAATTTAGGACGGCATCCAGGAGGTCTTCCGCCTTCATCCCCGGCCTCAGGACGCTGCTGATGTCGGCAACCGGCTGCTGAAGGTCCTTCTGCTTCTCGTCCACAGGGTATCTCCTTATGATCCGGCGTTATGTACTACGGAGGGTGCGCAGACTACTCGATGACAGCGTAGTCGTAGCTGAGGGTGAGGCTAATGATCTTGGCGTCACTGTCCGTGTAGGTGAGCTGACCGTAGCCTATGGTCTTCGGCCAGCTATTATTGAGTGTGAACATCACGAGGGTGCTACCGCTTGCGTCGCGGTCAATGAGCCTGAACTTGCTCGTCTGCTTGTAGTCAGATGCGAGGCCGATTCCGTTCTCGTCAGAGTAGACGAGCTTGCGCCAGGATTCTATCTGCGCGGCAAGACCTTCCGTGTCGTAGAACGTGACGTTCACGTCCTCCCACTTGGCCATCGAAGCGAACTTGTAGATGAGGGCAGCGCCGCGGACCTGCTCCTCTTCGAATGAGATCTTAGGCAGCTCGACTTCCTTAGCATATCTCGCGGGGGACGTGTCGTTGATCTGGATAGGACCTAGCTTGACGATCTCCCATTGGTGCTTGAGCAGCACGTTTGGGACCGCGACGCCCTGTTCCGTGCCGAAGACTTTGAATCCGGGCATTATTCAACTGATTCTGAATGGGACATGTCGGCCTTATCATAGCTCACGGTCATCGTCGTCTTGGCAATTTCCGAGGACGAGTAGTCCAGCGACTCCATACTTATCTGAACGGGCCAGGCATTCTTTAGCGTGGCGACCCATGTCGAGTTGCCACCGCCGTCCAGCATGTCGATCCTAGCCTCGGACCGGAACTCCTTCTTGAGCACTGACAGGTTGAAGTTCACGACGGTCCAAAGCCAGCTGTAGAGCGCCTTCGTCGCATCGGGATTTTCCGTTTCGTAGAATGTTACCTCAACGGGCTCCCACTTGCTCTTGCCCGGGATGTAGATGACATCCTGTCCATGATGGACCAGGATCTTGTCGATGACGGCCTTAGGCCTGTCAACCTTCAGGGCATAAACCGTAATGTCCCTGAGGTAGGAATTCATGCCCAGTGGAGCACTGGTGACGGAAAACGCCCAACGGTGTCGACGGCGCGTCTCTATGGACGCGTTCGCGGAAGGACTGACCTCTCTACCTATGATATTGAAACCAGGCATAAGGTTCCAAATACAAAGAGGACCCTGTCACCAGGGTCCTCATTACCGGCTAGCTCACGACGCATCTACTGATCCAATCTTGTCGCCCGGTCATAACGGATGGTGACAGCGATTGTCTGTATTTCCGAGGAGGTGTAATCGAGCGTATTCCAATTGACCTTCGACGGCCACACGTTGTGAATGGTCCACTTCTCCGTGGAGCTGCCCTGGCCATCCGTCATGTGGAGCTCGCCCCTGGATTTGTAGCCGGACGGGAACTTACTGGGCTTCGAGACCTTGACGTTTCGCAGATCGGTAACGGCGTTCAGCCAGTCGTAGATGCCGCCGGAAACCTCCGGATCCTGCTCGGCGTCGTACCACTCGAGCTCGATCGCGTCCCACTTCTGCTTACCAGCAAACCAGGAGACTTCCTGGTCGTGGTGCATCTCGACTTCGTCGAAGTTGAAGCTGGGTCGCGCAGCCTTCTTCAGGATGACGAGAGACGCGTCCGTCATGGGCTGAAGGAGCGCAAAGACCCACCGATGCGTCCTTCTGGTCTCGATGTTAGCAGACGGCACCTTGAGACCCTGGTGGTCCACTTCGCTGCCGATAATGTTGAAACCAGGCATCGCATTCCTCCTGAGTTATTTACTATATGCCTCAGGTTATCTTTGCTCAAATCCCATCTGTGAAAGGATGAGCTTCGCCCTGTTCTCCCAGCTGTGCTCGGCGAGGATATACTTCCTGGCGCTGGTCGCCAGACCCTCCCGCTCCGAATCATGAGCGAGGTAGTATAATATCTTATCCTTGAGGTCCTGCTCGTCCTTCCAGAACATCTCCTGCATGTCTTTGTGTAGGATCGATTGCAGCTCTTCATGCGCTTTAGCCAGCATAAACGTACCAGAAGCGGGTATTTCGAAGTATTTGGCGTTGATGTCGTAGCTTATGGGGAGGTTCAAACAAATCCTGGACTTACGCATTTCCCGAAGATAGTCGTCGCCAAAGGCAGATATCGTCGTAACACCACCAAGGCTATCGAACAGTTCTGTCCTCTCCTTGTTCGGCCCGCCAATGAAGGCGACGTCGCGCTCCCGTTGAACAACGCTATCGCCGCCGAAATTCCTCGAGGCGGCGTATGGAAGCCAAAACGTCTTCCGACCGGGGAAGAGCGACGAATCTCGGGGATTGTTCAGGGCCACAACGTCCATCTTCGTCATCTCGACAAACCCGGGTACCCAGGCACGGAACTCCTTTACGTGGGTATCGATAGCATAGAACAGCTTCGGAATCTTGATAGCCGCCCAATCCCACCACGTCCAAGCACCCTGTGGGTAATTATCAACGATGATGACAAAATCGTACAGGCTGGCGACGTCTGGTATGTCCTTCTCTGGCATCGGACAGCCCGGACCAGCGATGGATGCGCTTATGCCCAGGTTTCTGAAGGCATAATATAACTCCCACCCTTCCTTCCAATCCGCGTGAGGGCGTCCCGTTAGAAGCCGGTCCGCAATCAGAATTCTCATAGACGGACTGCTTTAACGAAGCCTACGCTTTCCGGAGGACCAATGACCTTCAAGATCTTCCAGACCTTGGAACTTTCGAGAATGGGTCGGAGCGACCGCATCTTCTCCGTGTTCCAGTCATGAGCCATGAGAATAGATTCCGGGTGCGTGAAAGGCTCGAACATCAAGAATTGACGCACGGATTCCTCGGCGTTCTCGGCTCCGTCCAGGAAGATGACGTCTATGGATTTGCCTACCAAGACCGGAGGAAAGACTTCCAGGCTGTTGCCCAGATGGAACTTCACGAAGGGAAGCAGCTCCGGGAATTCGGCCTGATAATTCGCCAAAGCCTGCTGGTGGATGGCTGCATCGATTTCAGATGTGTGAAGTTCGCCAAACCCGTTCTTTTGAAGGCCTTTGGCTAGATACATCGTACTTCCGCCGCCGAGCCAAGTACCAACCTCGAAGATTAACTTTGGCTTGGCCTCGAGAACCGTCTCATATAAGCAAGTCCGATCGGCATTCCAGCACATGCCAATCCAGCCTGCCGAGCTTGGTGTCGTACGCATGACGCCGATCGGGTGGATTTCTACGGTCATATCCCCACCTTTGCAAGGGCTCTCATCCAAGCCTTCCGGATGATCGCCTTCCTGGACTGGTTGAAAACCTGCATCTTCTTGCTGACGTCGGCGAGATCCGTGCTCAAGAGCTTCTGCTTCAGGTCGCAGAATGACGAGAACTGGATGATGTAGGGCAACTGGTAGAAGTCATTGAGGTCCATCCAGATCCTGACAGTCTCCGGATTGACATAATCGTTCGGATCTGGCATGTCCGTCCTGACACCCTCGATACAGGACTTGGGTTGTAATCCAAAGGTGCCGTTCCATGAGATCTCGTTCAGGACGCTATGCCTCTTGTGGAGATCCAGTAAGAAATCTTTTGAGGGCACGAAGATGGGGATGTTCATATAATAGTGTTCCGAGAACGACATGGACCCGCTGTTGAAAGGGATATGGATGAGGGCCTTGTGCTTTGTCAGGTCCGACCACTGGAACCGGCCATAGACGGCGCGAACAGGCCTTGCCTGCGGAACCGCCTCGACGCATTCATTAACCGCGGCGTTGGACCTGGTGTCCATGATAAGCGCCGTGTCGTACTCGGGCGCGTAGTTGACTCCGACGTACTCGCACAGGCTCTGGATGAGTAAGGGCTTAATGCCGGTAAAATGGTGAAAATACTCGCTGTCGTACATGCCATTGGCCACGAAAACTATCTTTCTGTACGCGTGCATCCTCAGGAAGAACGCATTCAGGGCCCGCCACGCGTCCGGGTTGCCGTGGTAAGGATACTCGTACCGGATCGGAATCACGCAGATGATGGGCTTGCCAAACCGCTCGTAGATCTGGCTCAGGGACGGCGGATAGGTTGCGATGAAGCCGCCGAATTCCTTGAGCTGATTATATGTCGCACCGAAAAACTGATCCGGGGTGACTGACTGCCACGTCTGTGTATTCACGGGTCCGAAGCCGGTCGCCGGCTGCCGACCGAAGACCCAATTGTGACCGGACATGTTAATGCTGGTCACCTCGTGCCCGAGCTCCTGGAGCATCCTGGCGACGTCTTCGATGACCGCCACGTGCAGGTCGATGTTGAAGAACTTCACGCTTTCAGCCTTTCTACAATCGGCAGGCTTTTCCGATTTAGATATTTTTCTTTATCGGCCCAGAATAGCACCTTCACGCGGTCGTCATGCTCGTCAGTCGCACGCTTGCCGGCAGCCCAGTGAACATGTTCGAAGATCGGCTGGTCTGGCCCTCTCAAATTCTTGAGCAGGCCAAGCCCGGAACACACGTCGTAAAGCTCGCTGTCAACGAAATTGTGTGAATAAGCCGGATGAAAAATGATCTTGTTCAGACGGAGCAGGCAGCTATACGTCATGATGGGCAAGGTCACACACTCGCCCGTCTGGTATCCGTCGTTCACCATGAGACACCCGTCGAACCCTTCGAATTGCTCCAGGACCCAGGCGTCCCAGGACTTGGGTGGCTGCATGTCATCAGTTGCAAGAATGACGACATCCGTTGCGGCAAGACCCCAGACAGATTGCGTAAGACAATATGAGGGGTAGGCAGCGCCTGGCCTGTCATCCCCTGTAACCATGACGTCGCCAAATTCGCCCAAAATCTCTCGCTGAGCCTGCGTATTCACGGCGATCTTGATTTTAACATTCTGCGGGTGTACTGCAAGACTCACCCATTTGCAAAACATCTCCCTGCATTGCTGTGGCCTTACTGTCGGCCATAGTAGCATTATCTTACGTTCCATGATCCATGATCTCCAGGAGTCCAGGCAGGTCCGTCTTGTGGCGCCATCCGAGCTTATCCATGACCCTAGTGTCGGAGATCAGCGTTGAAAAATCAGGAGCATAGCCTGGGACAGGGTCCCAATAATCCTCCCAGTTCAGCCCGAAACGAGAAAAGCACAATGACATCCAGTCTTTAATGGAGTGCGCCACCCCAGTTCCAATCGTGGCCTCAAATACCTGGCTCTGACATAGGAGGGTCATTATCCCGTCAGCTATGTCGCCGGCAAAACCCCATTCCTTCTTCACGTCGACGTCGCCGATAGAGAACCGCTCGCGTTTCTTCGCGGCATTCAATGTCATTTGGCTAACGCAGGACTTATTCCTTAGTGGACTCTCATGGTGGAAGAGATACCCCACGTAGACCTGCATACCAAGCGACCGGTAATAGCGAGCCTGGTAAACCGAGGCAATCCTCGCCACGGAATAAGGATCTCTGCCCTCAAATGGATCGCTCCAGGCAACAGGATTGCCGTTATTCTTGAATTGGAGACCGCTACCCGTGACAAAGACCCGAACGTCCTTGTCATGTTCATAGGCAGCCTCCAGGATATTGAGATTCCCGGTTACTATCGTCCTATTATTCTCGAGGACCGCCCGGTGCTGTATGCTGCTGTTGGCCGCCAAGTTTATGATAGCATCCGGGTTTGTCTGCGAGATGGCTGTCCGCACGACTCTCATATCAGAGACGTCGCCAGTTACAAACCCGCTCTTGCGCGACACCCCATAAAATCCCCATTCCCTCTGCCTACACAGCCTCTCCAGATAATACCCATCTTGACCATCGTGTCCGAATGTGAGAATGCGCATGTAAGTATGTACTAAAAGATAAACAACATGAACTTCTTCATCCACAATAGCTTACACAGCGGCGACGTATTGCTGACAAGGGTCGCCATAGACGCGGTCATTAAGAAGTTTCCGGGCGCCAACATTCTACTCCAGTGCCCTACCCCTATGATGTACCTCTGGCAGGACTATGGAGTGAAGATCTTCGGCTGCGAACGCTATCCCCTGGGGTATGGGTCTCCGACGCCAACACCCGAATGCCCCAAAGATTTCGAATTTTTCAACATGTGGTTCGGCATTTTCCCAGACATCCTAAATGTCTATGGATTGACGCATGTGAATCAGGTCCACACCTTCAATAGACAGATTCACATGCATAATACGAACACGTTCCTGGATCTTCCAACTGAGCCACCAGTACTACAACTGCGCGATCTCAGCACGCTCTGTGCCCCAGGCACCATATATGTTGAAAATGGCCCCGCCCTGTCCGGACAGTGTAATCACGGCGTTGGTGCCTATATTCATAACTTGGCAACTACGTTTCCGCAGTATAACTTCTTATGTTCCGCGAACCCGCAGGTCAAACTACCAAACGTGTACGATGGCTCTTCTTACAACCTTTTGATAATGTCCGATTTGAGCAACAAGTGCATCGCTTTCATTACTCAGGCCAGCGGCGCGAATGCCTGCACCTACACGAGACACAATCTTGGAAAGCCTCGCATTTTCATGGGGTATATCTATCCGTGGACGATCTGGGACAATTCGGCAGTCGTCGTTCATACCTATGAAAATCTGGTAGCGGTGTTGAGAGAGAAACTATGCATAAAATAAAATGGACTCCTTCACCGGAGAATTCTAAATTAACGATCATCGTCGTTGCTCATAATCTCATGTCACTCTATTATCCGTTTCTCGAGTCTTTTGTTTCCGCGCTACCTCTGGGATGCAATTTTCTCGTAGGAAATTATGGATGCACCGATAATACGATGGAGGCATTTCAAACGCTAGTTAAGTACGCCAAGGTCGATGTCGTGCCTGGAAGATGGCGACCCGAGACCGGAGGTACTGCTATTGGAATCGCCACTCAGGAACTGATTTCCCAATGCACCACGCCGTTTGTCCTCAACCTGCAGGCATGCGAAATTCTTTGCGAGGACTGTTATAATCTCAGCGCGCGTCCGCTCGCCTTCAAAATGAGGCATTTCTGGGGGAATTTTAACTTCGACGGTGGCCAGGGGTACGGATATGGCGAGGCTCCCCGAATTTATTCAAATCAGCAAAAAGGCCTTGATCAGGGTGATGGTTGCTGGCCTCCTGGTGGCAACAATTTCGCCCTATGGCCTCTGGAAGGCGGAACGATACATCGCTATAGTTATTGCTTTGACAATCAGGTTGCGGTCAAAGCCGTGAATCACCACAAGCTTTATCTAGGCCACGCCCAGACGCCGGAACAGAGATTCGCATCTATTGAATGGTGCAAGAAGAGCCCCAACTATCATGGGCCGCATCCACCTTGCGTCCAACACCTGATTGGCCAGCGTAACTATGACGCCGCCCGGAGCTGGAGTATCTTGTCTCCATTTTTAGAACAATACAGGTGATAACACAAATCGTCTGCTACCATTTGCCACCAACCCCAGCGCGTCTCGCAGAGTTCTGTGCAGTTTTATACCAAAACGTCATAAATAAATTCATAACCAAGATCGATTTGTTCGTGGAGGATGCCCGCCTTGAGACTTGCCCATGGGCAGAAGCGGTACGACTAAGGGAGTTATGGGGTGATCCCAAAGTAGAAGTGCTTCATACACATAAGAGGCACACGTATCAGGAATTGATAGACTATGCCAACCAGAACATTAAGAACTTAGCGATGGTCTCTAATTGTGATATCCATTACGATGGCACGCTGGAATTGCTCCAGAAAATAGATTTCACAAAATATGCAGTATGTCTAAGCAAGATAGAAATACTAGACGGGCATGGTGGGTTATTTCATCTAACACCGGCAATGCACGGCTACTCGCAGGATACATGGATCTTCCAACCGCCGATAAAGAAAATGAGCAATGCGAATTTCTTTATGGGTATTCAGAGGTGTGATAATAGAATAGCTTATGAATTTCAGAACATAAACTTAAGACCGATCAATCCCGCTAACGACATATATTCTTATCATTGTCATCTGACTGGCGTAAGGACTTACAGGCGAGATATTGATTGCGTTCCGGGTCCCACACTGTTTGTAAGTCCGCCCTATGATTTAATCTCTGAATTCATGAAATGATCCAGAGAATCCTATTAGATGTCTGTAGCCCGTGTCAACTCACCTGCGAGCTATGTGTGTGTCAAGGCGCTCGAGACATCGACCCAAAATACGCCGCCACGCTAAGAGATATGGAGGCGTTAATCAACCGCCTGAAAGTTCTGAACTCCAGGGTAAACATCCTGCATATCCATGGACCAGGCGAACCACTGCTGTGGAAGCTTTTTAATCAAGCGATTAGGTTATTTGTGAAAAGCGGCTTGTTTAATAAAATTGAACTAGTCACAAACGGAATCGCGTTGAAAGCGATCGAAGAAGATGTGTGGCCATATCTTTCCGTGTTTTGGAGCCGTTACCCCGGCGTAGTTATTAATGAAGAGATAGTAAAGAAGTTTAAGGAACGCATCATAGTATTGCCCAGAGAGATAGTCTATAAGATTGACAAATACCCGCGTACCGTAACTGGCAGTTGCTCATGCTGCGGGCCGTGCTATTTCAAAAGGAAAATATTCCCGCGTTGTGGACCTCCGGTGTTTGACGCGGCCAAGAGGATAGGAGTGGATCCGTTCTTGTTCGCAGTTGACATCGAAAAATGGGACCCAGGGGTAGCCTACGCATTAAATCCGCCGTGTGAATGGTGCTGGTCTAACGACACTTTTTCTACCGCGACAGAAACGGTACTGCATAAATTCAGGTGAAGAATGAAATTCGATGTCTATGTCTTCAACATTCAGTACAATGCTTGGACTTATACGAATGGTTATATCAACGCATTCCGAAAGATGGACTACCTTGGGAAGAGTGGCGACATAAAGTTATGGCATGATCCAGCCAACTATGCGTCGCTGTTTGACGGTCCATCTGAATATGTCTTCATGATAGCCCCCGAACATCACAGGACTGAAATTTTCGGGACACCAGAAAAAAGAGAGGCAATCCTTAGACTTAAGCAGCAGACTGGCAAGAAGCTCATCGGCTTAATTTTCGAGACGTTAGTTGACCCGTTCGGTGCAAAGGCATGGGCAAAGGCGGGGAGCACATGGTTGTTGGATAATTACGGGAAGCACCCCCACCAACAAGCGCAATGGCAGACGACCACGAATCTGGCTGAACAATTCAAATGCCTCGATTATGTCTTCGCGCAAGATGAGGTTGATGCGGATTGGCTGAAAAGCAATGGAGTAAATGCATTCTGGATTCCGGCGTGTGTCGATCCTGATATGTTCAAGCCGATGGTAGAAAAGCCGCAAAATAAAGCGGTTTTTATCGGCATGCTATACTGGCCACGAGGCGACTTGATTGCTGCTTATCCTTTTGGCTTTGATCTTGTCTCAGTGCCAAGGGCTTCGTTCGACGACCCGGACAGCAGTAATACCACAGCTGCCCTGGTAAAAGCGTTCAGCTCCTACCTAATAGGCGTGAATATGAAATCGCCTTTCGCCGGAATTACCATGAGAACCTTCGAGTTAATGGCCTGCGGCGTCCTTCCTATCGTTACCCTACCCGCTCCGGACAGAATTCAAAGCAGGAACCTCCTCGCGAGTTGGGGCAACGTCTTTACGTTTAATGAATGGTCGCTAGAAGATAGGGCCAAGATACAAGGATATCATTGCCACATAATCGGTCATTATGACCAATCCAGGCAGCGGGGCCTGGAGAATAACAAATTGATCTTGAAGAAGCATACTCCAGCCCATCGGATTCAGGAGATCATCTCCCATTTCTGAGAGTGTGATATGAAGTTCGACGTTTATGTTTGGAATACTCCTTTCAACGCCTGGACCTACACGTGGGGTTATGTTAACGCATTCCGAAAGATGGGTTACTTGGGGAAAAACGGCGATCTAGAAAGTTGGTACAATCCAGCAAACTACCAGGCGCTATTCGACGGCCCGTCCGAATACGTTGTAATGCTGGCCCCAGAACACCACAGGACCCAAATCTTTGGGACGCCGGAAAAGAGAGAAGCGATAGCGAAACTTAAACAACAGACCGGGAAGCGATTCCTCGCATTCATCATGGAATCGCTAGACGACCCGTTCGGTGCAAGGGCATGGGCAAAGGCGGGGAGCACATGGCTATTAGATAATTATCCGAAGTATCTTCATAAAGGTGCACAAAGTAATTCGACTACGAGTCTGGCTGAGCATTTCAAATGCTTCGACCACGTCTTCGCGCAAGATGAAGTAGATGTCAAATGGCTCAATGATAACGAAATAAAATCCTCCTGGCTCCCTTCTTGCGTTGATACTGACATGTTTAAACCCATGGTCGAAAGGCCATTGAATGGGGCAGCCTTCGTCGGTCAACCGCACTGGCCGCGATATGAGTTTATAAAGCTTTACCCTTTCGCGTTTGAACTAGTTTCAATGCAGAGAGCGCCATATAACGACTCTACCTGCGAAAGCACCACAGCTGCCCTGGCAAAAGCGTTCAGTTCTTATGCAATAGGCGTGAACATGAGATCGCCCTTTGCTGGGATCAGCACTAGGACTTTTGAGATTATGGCTTGCGGATCTCTTCCGATCGTGGCCCTACCCGCTCCAGATAGGGTTCTCAGCAGGAAACTCCTCGCAGAATGGGGTAATGTCTTTACGTTCTTTGAATGGTCTCCCGAGGATGCCCAGAAAATTCGTTCCTATCATTGCCACATACTCGCCAACTATGACCAGTCCAGGCAGCGGGGCTTAGAGAATAGTAAGATAGCTCGGGATAAGCACACCCCAACCTGCCGGATCCAAGAAATAATTTCTCGCCTTTAGGAAGCGGAAAATGTTTAAGTCTTGTCGTATGTGCGCCGGGCTCTTCCTAAAAGCGTCAGGGAAATTAGCCTGCGAATGTAACATCGGCTATCATTCAGAAATTGGCGACGCCAATACGCAGCACGTCGGGGAATTCATGCGGGGGCCGTTATTACAGTATGTTCGCGCAAGCTTCGCGGCAGGCCGAGAACCTTTCCCCCACTGCACCAAGTGTTTTGTGCGACTAACTTCTGAACTTCAAATGGAGCAAGGCATCGACATACACATAGAGCCAGTCAACTTCTGCCAGCTCTCCTGCCCCTATTGCACATCTACTATTGAACAACCAACCAAGACTAGACGTGTACTCCCAATCGACATCTTCCGAAAAATGCTTTCCGAACTGTCTACCTCGAACATCAAGGTAAACGATGCGATCTTCGTTGGTTATGGAGAACCTCTACTAAATCCAGAGTTGCCGCTCATGATACGGCTCGTCAGAGACTTATATCCGTCGTGCTATGTCATAATCGACACAAACGCCAATTTCCCACCGAGCAAGGCAGCCGATATTGCAAACTGCGGTGCCAGTCTTATAAAAATGTCCATCGACGGCGTTGATCAAGCATCGTATGCCTCATATCGCAGAGGCGGCAGTTTTGAAAAAGCCATTGATTTTGCCAAGGCGTTAACTGCGTGTTGTCGTTCAAGCGGTAGCGCAACCAAGCTGCTATGGAAATATATTCTGTTTAGTCACAACGATAGCGACGCGCAAGTTCGCGAGGCAATGCGCAAGTCCACAGAGCTTGGTGTGGACATTGCGTTCGATATCACGTGTAGTCCCAACTATTCACAAAGACCCTTGTCGGAAATCCTGGCCGTAGCCGGCCCACAGGCTAAATTCACTTGCACGCTGGACAAAGGTATAATACACTGGTACTCAACAACGCAGTGCGGCATTAAAAACGTCTTTGACATCGACTCGAGTCTCATTCGGTATGCTCTTAAATAGCGGAGGCGTTAGATGATAGGACTGCGCCAGATCTTAATAGAGTCATGCAACATGTGCCAGAATAAGTGTGAGCATTGTGCCCACCAAGGTATGCGAGATGATGACCCGACTTATCAGATGAGCCTAGAAGATATTCAGACCATGATAGACCACTTCCGCAGGATCGACTGCAAAATAGGAAATGTTGCCTTCCACGGTTCAGCTGAACCGCTTCTGTGGCGCCACTTCAACGATGCCGTTCGTCTGGTCGCCGATAGTAAACTCACAGACAGCGATGCCGTAAACGGCGTAATGCTTAGAAATGCCTCGGAAAGATTCGGAATTCAGTCAGTCACCAACGGTAAGCTATTACGTATCATCGCCGATGATGTCTGGGATAAAATAACTCTATTATTCATCAGCATGTACGGGTATCCAATAGACGAGTCCATCCTATTAAAACATCCCGGAAAGTATGGGTACTTACCCAAACCAACGTTCGACGTCATAAGGCCAGAACATTTCCCGTATCCATCCTTCGGAGTCTGCGGTTGTGCCGGTCCGATGTACTACAAAGGAGTAGTCTACCCATATTGCGGCCCGCCACTCTTCGATGCCTGCGTCCGTGCTAAGGTTGACCATAAGAAATATAGCATTCCACTGTCCCAGTACGATCCAAGCCGGCCTGTTCGAATGCCCTACCAGACCTATTTGCCCTGCGCGTGGTGTTGGGCAAACTCAGCCATTCCAAAATACCAGGTTGCGCAAACCTATTCGGCTGGAGGAAAGTCATGAAAATGTGCGAATTTCTGAAGTCGCGCGCGGACGTCAACGAATCGACGCAGTACCTTATTGAGCACAAGCTGCTACCACACATCTTGGAGTGTAAAAACTGGGATCTCGCACACGTCATGTCCGATTTATCCGATGGCGATTTCTTGGACATGGGCAGTAGCGAGTCGTATATCCTACACAACGTAATCCAAAAAGGTGTAGTGGGGAACAAGTTCGGTATCGACTTGAGAGGACCAGACCACCCAGTTCCCGGGGTCAATTATGCAGTCGGGAACATCATGAAGACTACCTTTGGAGACAATTCATTCCAGAATATCACATGTCTGTCAGTCATAGAACACAATGTTGATGCGAGGCTTCTGGCGCCAGAGGTAAGACGGATACTGAAGATGGGCGGTAAGCTATATGTGACGTTCGATTACTGGGATCCCAAGATATCAACCGCAGCCATTGGCAATCAGTTGTATGGGTTACCCTGGAACATCCTGAGCAAGGCCGATGTCTACACCATGATCGCCATATTCAACCAGAGCGGATTAATGCTAACCGAAGAGCCAGATTGGGCAGCGCCAGAGCCCGTCATCCAGGAAGGGTATTTTACTCCGTTCCCAGGCTTCAGATATACATTTGGCATTCTGACGTTTAAGAAGTTCTAAGATAGAAATAGTTATAGACCTGATGGGTTACGAATTTGTAACCTAGCGAATTCATCAAAGCCATATCTTGGCCGATTCTGTCTTCAAACAGACACTCGATTATAAACAAATGCGGATATAGACGCCTCTGCGTGAACCCACCCAGCACATCCAGCTCACCACCCTCGACATCAATGGTCACGACATCGGTTGATTTTATGTCTGGCATTTCAGCCAATATTGCGTCCAGAGTCCTAACCTTCACCTTTATGATTTCACCGCTCGTCACGGCCCCGGCCTTCTGATACCTCACGGTCGATTTTAACGCGGAAGCCGCCTCCATCGTTACAATACCACCCAAGCCATGCAAGTGAGTCTTGCAAACCGTGAAATCGACGCTGTCGGCGTTATAATTAGAAGCAGCGCATTCTACGATCCTGTTGCCTGCGTCTCGGTGGAGCTTCGCGAATGCGGGATTTGCCTCAATGCAGACCACTGTCCATCCTGATTCCTTGAAATGCCTCGATAATGACAAGAAGTCTGGTTTGCCAGCTCCCACATCAATGAACGTCCCCTTATGTGATAAATCCGGGAAGAATGATCTAATGACCTGATCGGTGCTATGTTCTCCGTAGAATGGCATTCCTTACCCTCCCATTCCAACATTTATTTGAGCTGAAAATCGTGACAGTGCTGATACGGGCCAGGAACCGGAGCAACGCTATCGTGCGTCCTATATAAGCTAGCGTGTACGTGGTAGCTCTTGATCGCAGTCACTGGATTGATGACCCTGTGACCTGCTGTCCTAGCTTCGAAGATAAGCCTATTGTCGCAACCCTTAACGCCCAGATAGAAGTCGCAATTCTTGATGGTTGCTGGCGTCTTGACTATCCAGGTATCCTGACAGTCACACCACCTGCGCGGATCACACTCGACCATGGGCCCGTTCGTAACGTCAAACGCCCTACCAAGGGCGATGAACACGCCGTCCATATTGAAACCAGAAAGGTTACTTATTGAGGCATCGAGATACATATCTGAATTACAGATGGCTACCAACGTACCGCTCTCGAGAGTGTTGGCAAATGTGAAGAGTTCTAAGAAAGTGACTCTCTTCTGATGCTTGATAATTTTCAGCTTCCCATGCTTAAGTAGGTCCGGGTTAATCTGCCTCATATATCCGTCGAAATCATCCTCGACGAATAAGTACACTCTCTGAATCAGCAGATTCTCTAGATTCTTCTGTAGGCAATGTTCATATTCCTTCTGCCGAGCTAGCAGTTTAGGAATATGCCCACCAACAAGTAATATCATATGATCTCAAACCTGGGTAGAGGCACAACGAGCTTCGTGCCGGAATCTATCAGCTGCTTCTCCCTGTCCTTGAATTCCGGCAGGAAGTGCCAGGGGAAGATCACGAGGAAATCCGGTTTCGCAGCCCTCATCTCGTCCTCCGAACAGATGCGGACGTTGGTGCCTGGAGTGTACAAACCATACTTCTCCGGATTCCGCTCGGCGACGGCCTCCATGAGGTCCGGGGTAATCCCGCAATACTGCATAGTGACTTGGCCTTTCGTAGAGGCGCCGTAGCCGTAGACCTTCTTGCCAGTCAGCTTCTGCTCGTAAAGAAATTTCTGCAGCTGCTCCTTGGAATCGCTTACGCGCTGAATGAAATCGACATATGGCCTATCCGAGTCAAGGAACAGGTATTTCTCCCATTCCCTCGTGTTATGGACTTCGTTGTCGACTTTGTAAGCTCCCTTACGGGAGACATAAATTCTGAAGGAGCCGCCATTGATCTTGTTAAACTCGACCTTGAAGACCTCAAG